AGTATCTATCTGTTAATTGTTGTTTACTTCTCAGAATAAATCTCTTTCATGCGCTCATTGAAGTTAAAGTTATTATCCTCAATAACCTTCTTCATAAGAGCAAACATTCTCCAACCTTCACCCTTATACTCGTCAAGCTTATTCTTCAGATGGTTTACAGCATCGGCGCCACTCAGATTTGCGCTCTTGTCGTAATTAAACACACCATACTTACCAGTATAAATCACACAGCCATGGAACATAACCAGGTTCTTAAGAGTATAGTAGGCACCCTCTCCCTTGTATACATCAATCCATACCTTGCTCTTAGGAGTGTCGTAAGGAAGCTTAATAATATCTTCCATGAATTCTTTCATATAAATGTAAATTACATCATAGCTTTGGGCGCTACGAACACGGTTAAGTTTTCTTCTCAAAGGAGAATACAGTTTCTTTTCAAGGTCTGCATTGAAAATGTTCTCTCCCTTAACTCTCTTATAAGGAACACCTTTACACTTGCGGTCAGGAAGGTTATTCACATATTTCTCCAGCTTATCCACATAGTCCTCAAGGACAGAGATAATAACTTTCTTAGTAAAGAAATTACTTCTTTCATCAAAGCTTTCTTTGTCTCTTGCTTCAAGCTTAGACAGAACTCTCACTTCTTCAAGCATCATAGTAAGAGTATAGTGATAACCATATCTCTTCAGGTATGCATTAAAGCCAGACTCTTTTCCATTATAGGATACGTAGTCGAGCATATGGAACATCTGTGCCATAACGAAACGTCTGAAGAGTTTGGTGTTGCGCACATAGCCATCTTCAATAATTTGATTTGCAATAGGATCATTCTTTAACTGCTTACAGTTTCCGTTTTCGTCAACAATAAGATGAATCTTGGTACCATTGTCGAGATCTACTGTGAAGTATTTGCTAGTGTTAATACCTGCGTTATTTAACTTTTCCATTCTTTCTTTGTACATCATAATATCATTCTCCTTTTCTATTAATTAATTATTTTCAATCCAGTTTCTCAGAATAACTAAGTCTGGATCTCTATCAGACTGATAAAACCACTTGCCTAGTTCATCCTCGTTCCATACGAAGAATCCATCAACAATCATACAGAGCAAAAACCCTTCAAGTTTAGCACGTGCCACTTCACGTCTTTCGCCAGTTGCCATTTGCTTATCAGTAAGCTTGTCTACTGGTAGCGCCTTAAAATATTGTCTTCGCTTGCTATCGCTTCTTTCGCTTGGTAAAGAATACTTGTAGTTTTCATATAGCGTTTCAATAATAGATAAAATTTCAGACATTTCCAGCTCAGAATCCGTATAAAGAATTCTATCATCATCATAAAAACCATCAGCAACTAAAAATTTCTTTCCAATTTTTAATGCTTGATTCTTAAAGTTGATATAAAATGATTCGCCCTCTTCAGCCCGTTTAATCAACTCTTCGTAAATAGTCATTGGTTTACCTCCCTTTCAAAAATATAAGATGCTCAACAGTTTTGGTATATAACTTTAGATGTTTCATATAACCTGAAGCGGTGAGCTTCAAGATGACGCAGCCTCGGGGGATACCCAGAGGAAGCGTCATATTAAGCTTATTAAAGCTTCAGGTTGATTGAATTTAACTGCCTTGCATCTCTTTTGGTATACTCCAAATTTAGATTACTCATAATAATGGTGTATTGCTTTACTGGTTTCATATATGCAGCAAGTGCCAGAACATTATGATCTGAAATCATAGTGATAGCGAGACTTTCAGATCATAATTTCTGGATTAATTGCTGCGTCATTGAATTTTTATTACCTTGTAATCCATGGCTACACTGCCACTTAAATTGCTCACAACCATGATGCATTTCTTTATTTGCTTCATATAGTGACGCATTAAGTATCGAATATGATCGACTCGCCTGGGATCAGATGAGCTAGTATATGGTGATAACCTGGTATTAGCTCATCTGAGCCTGGTGAGTCTGAAATATTCGAGAGTTTAAGGCGTCAGTTTTGAATTTAGTTGCCTTGCAATTTACTGCTGCATTACATAATTACTCACAACATTGGCGCATTACTTTAATTGTTTCATATAAGAGGCGAGTGCCTGCGAGTACAGCGGCATGATGGCATGATAAGGCTGTTAATGCCGCTGTACTTGCCGGTCAAGTCTCGCCTTCTATTGAAATCTGTTGCCTTGTAATTTATTGTTGCGCTACATAATTACTCACAACGTCGGTACATTTCTATAACTGCCTCATATATGAAGGTGGAATGCCTGTAATTATGCTGGGGATACCCAGAATAATTCAGGACATTCTCCTTCTTATTGAATTTTTGTTGTCTTGTAATTCGCTGCTGTACTACAGATATCATCACATACTTCTAACTAATGTTTCATACACAGCTCTCCTTGTCAAAAGTGCATTCTGCATACATCTTATACTCAAATATCCGTCAATTTTCTCTTCGGTCTTACTTCTATTAGCGCTTACATTCTTTCCCGTACCTCTCAAAATTGTACAATCTTCTTTATCATTTACACTTCCAAGACCTCCAATCTTTTTCTTACCAGTAGCGCAAGCTCTGATAGCGTCCATGATAAATTCATTCAAAGCGTCAATATCCTTATCTACATTAATAATAGGCAATACGGAAGTAGCCCAAGAATAAGTTCCATCTCCTTTATAGAGATAAGAATTAACTTGATTAATTGCCTTTGTCATAGAGATTTTGCGCTGCTTAATAGTTCGTGCCTCAATTTCTTTTTGAAAAGACTTAACACGCTGTTTAGAAAGTGTAATCTGGTCTCCCTTGATGTTAAACCCAAGGAACTTAATCCATCTATCCTTACAAACAGTTTCAACTTTCTTAGGATTCAAAGTCATTTCCATTTCTTTCAACATTGCCTTAATAATCTGAAAAGCTTCATCCCAACATCTTCCCACAACAAGCAAATCATCAGAATATCTTACATAGTAAACATCCATGTCACTAATTTCCTTATCAATGGGATATAACACCGCATCAGCCAAGAAACTTGCAACAGCACACCCTTGCTTCAATGATTGATAATGCTCAATCAGCTCTCCATCGTAGTCAAAACACAAATCGGCATGATAATACTTGCGAACCACATCAATAATTTTAGACTTACCAACTTTGCTTTCCATTCGGTCAAAGATTTCATCAATGTACTTGATTGGAACAGTATCAAAGTATTTAGTAAGATCCATCTTGACTCCAACAATCTTACTTTTAACCTTAACCATTTCTCTTGAAACTTCCTGCACAATTTTTCCACAGCCGATACCAGACTGATACGACTTGCAGCTTTTGTGTACAAATTCAGGAAACATTTCAAAGAAAAGATTGTTTGCAATAGACAAGAAGATACGGTCAACATTTTCATTGACATATACAATTCTCATGTCTCCGTTATCTTTGGGAATCTGTACCTGATGTGGCGGGGCAATCTCATAGTTGTCGCTCGCAATTGCGTTATACAAAGCAAGCCTAACTTCGGGAGATGTAAGCTTTCTCAATTCTCCCTTGTCGATGTGTTTATCTACACCAATTTCAAGAGCCTGTTCCCAGCGCTCTTTTTCAAAGAATTTCTTCAATAGAATATCCATGTTTGCACCTCCCGTTAATTTTGTATTGTTAAATCTCTTCTAGCACATCTTCAATAGTCAGCCAGTAGCTCTCCCACAAACTTTCGTTGTTGTCAAGTCCATGTTCAACCTTATCTATAATGCGCTCAAGATCTTTGCCTTCTAAGTTAACATCCATTTCCCATGCTTTGTTCTGAATGTCATCACTTAACGATTCTCTCTTACACTTCTGATGGATTACATGTGTCTCACTACCAAGCTCAATCTCTTCGACTGTAACGCTGAACAATTCATAATCTTCTTCGCTACCAAAATTGAACTCATATCTACCTTTCTCATCGTCAATATAGAACTCTACTTCGCCATCTTCGTCAAATTCTTCGTAATCTTCATCCCAATCTTCATCATCTTCGTCAAAGCTCGTATCTTCCTTGCGTGTGTATCTGTCAATCTCATCCGCATATTTCTGTTTCAGTGATTCAAATACACTTTTTGCCTTTGCAATTGCTTCATCTCGATTTACATATGCCCCATAATGCTTGATGTCAGTAGAAAAATCATAGTCTGCCCTGCTAAATTCTTGTACTATATATATTTCCATTTATACATACCCCCAACTAATGAATTTGTACACATTTTCCGTTTTTGATAACGAGTTTGTCATAATCTTCATCAGGATAAATTAACATCTGAGATCCATTTGCAAGGAAAGGTGCAAGGACTTCAAACCAATCCATCATTACACATTCCCATCCATAAGAAGCATCAAAGTCATTTTCGTAAATTGTAAATTTACCTTTCTGAGAAATTAAAGTTTTTCTCTGACATTCTGCCAACAGAATTCTCATAAGGTCATCAAAAGTTTCTGTTGTGACTCCTTCTGCTGCATATTTATCTAACGCATAGTTGACACCAGTGTCATTAACAATGTGCTCATTTAATGCCTTAACTGCTCCCGGCACATCAGTAACATTTACTTTTACTACTACACTATAGCATGCTCCCATGCTTACTCCCTCCTTGCATTCTCAATTATTTCCATTATCTCTTCAAATGGATCTCTGAAACGAGAAGTATCATCAAGCCTGTCACAATACTTATCAACACCATAATAAAAATCTTCTCGAAGAAGCTGAATTTGCTTATAATCTTTTTCTGAAATTGTTATCATCGATTAATTCTCCTTTACTATTAAAGTTTTAAGGCAAGAAATTCTGCAGCTATCTCTTCCCTTATATTTCTATCAATCACCTCTCTTTTAATATCTGTTGCCATTCTTGGCAATCAATCGAACAAACTTGTCAAAGCATTCGTTGTAACTATTGTCATCCATTGCGATATAAAGGAAATCATCTTCGCTAGGACAGTCAGGCATAAGATAAATCCAAGACATATAGATACTCTCATCGTTTGCTTCACACATCAGTGCATGCATTGCCTTGAGCTGCTTAACTCTTGCATCTCTTGTATAGCCTGCAATGGTATCTTTTCGCTCAATTTCCTTGTCGCAAACGGGGCAATATCCAGTAATTTTTCCATATTGAAATTCAATGTGATGTCCACATTCTTTACAATAGTGATTGAAATCCATTTATATACCTCCTTTAGCGCTCAAACTTCAGCGCCATATCATAGCATTTTTTCCAACTCCATGTGTGCTTACGACTAATCTTATACAGCTCTTGTGCAGTTTTAAAAGCCTTAATTCTCTTTTTAAATCTCCACTTGATGCAGTAGATCTTATTTTTCAGCACACATTTCCAGCATTCTGTATAAGTGTGAGAATCCCAACCGTCCCAGCAATAGAAGTAATGTGTTGCTCTGAAAAGCAAATAGCTTTCCTTTCCACAGCTATCACATCTACTTGTGTATCTCTGCAAGTCCCAACCACAGTGATCTTTAGGTAGTTCTTCGACTAAGTAGTCATAGTCGCCATAATCATTTTCTGGTCCTTGAAGCAATGGATTCTTCCACCAATCACTCATTCTTATCACCCTTTCTTGATTATATTATAGGTTTGCGTTTGTGTCCATTAATTTTGTGTTGTTTAAGACCTTGTCTGCATATTCTTCATCTTGCATTTTAATGTATGCATCTACCAAAGGCTTATATAAAATCCTTTGACATTCTGCATAAAGTTGTCGTTCCCACTCACGTTTACTCATTCCCTTAGGCTTGGGAGGAAGTTCACCGTTCTTGGCGGCTATAGCTGTGGGGTTATGTTTATGTTGGCCCATTTGGGTTACCTCCGTAATTCCATCTTAAAAGCACATCGATCTGCCCAAGCATCTTCTTTGGTGAGAACACGAATTCTGTATGTGTCATCATCATCGTTGTCATACTTACGAACTGTTACCTGTACAAAATCGAGATTAGATTGGAGCAAACAATCTAAGAATTCTTCGCTCTGTGTTGTAACAATAATGATGCCAGTCTCATTTGTCAAATGCTCTTGGAATTTGTTGATAATATTAGGATAATCCTCAAAATAATCTTCTTCGCTAGGCAAAATATAAAGCTTTGCTTTCAGATGCTTTGCTATTTTTCTTACATTATTGGGTCGTCCAGTAAGAACGATTGTTTTATTTACATCTAGCTTTTCGATGTTAATAATGTTCATGGCTACCTCCTAATAAAATCACTCTTTTATGTGATTGTCTGCATCATTTTTATCAACATACATTTCACAGTGTTCCGCTATACAATCATTGCACCAGATATTATCTTCTGTACATCCGATTATGACTCTTCCCAACGGGATTGTAGGATACTCTTCACCAAATAAACAGTTGCAAGCCAACTTCTTTTCCGTACAGCTATCCATTGTTTTCCACCTCATAAAATCGTCATTTTAGAACCAATATTCGTCACCGTCGTAATATCTATAAGTATCATACTCACAACTAAATGAATAAGGACAATGATAGTAACAGTAATCATCAAAGCAATCAAACCATCCATAACAGTCAAACATATTACTTTACCTCCGTCCATCCGTTCCGTCGAATAATCGCCCTCATGTTTTCCCTTCCAACTGGGTTCATGCTGTGAATTCTGATAGGATAATTGCGCCCAGTTTCTTCGAGCCAGTCAAGAAGCTTGATATAGTCGCCACCATCAGAAGCAAAGTCGCCTGCGTCATGGTCGATATCAATAAGCTCAATTTGATAACGTACTTTTCCTCCGCTCGCTTTGAGCATTATTTCATAGTCACGAATAATAACTTTCGCTTCATAAACGCTTCTGGCCCATCTATATCCGTATGGCGCTTCACGCACATCATCAATCCAAAGTTTCATTTGCTTTCACCTCTATTTATTGTGATATCTATCCTGAACTCTCTTAATATGATGCTCAGCTTCCTCACGAGTTAAATACACTCCATGACCAAACAAGCTTGCAGACATGAAACCGATGATGCGTTTTACATCTATGTTCTCTTCTTTCTTGATTGTAATACAATCAGGATAGCATTCATCTTCTGTGAACTTATTCCTGCCACACTCGGATATAACGTCAAATTCATCTTGCTTAAAATACTCACATCCCTTGCATATATCATTACAAGGCCAGTCTTTAATAATATATACTGTGTCGCCTACTTCGCAAGGAAGTTTCACATATCCATTCTTATTTTTGAAATGTCTACAAATGTGATTTCCTCCATGGACATTGACAACAACTTCGCCAAGTTCCAAGCATTTCTCGAAAGATAAACAGTTTTTACATGTTAGCATTTCTGTCACTCCTTAAATAAAGTCGCTTACTCTCATACCAGGAGCGTTCCAAGGGGGCGCTAGGACTATAATCCTCACAATCATTGATTCCATAGTGAGATCTAAATGCTCTCTCAAAATCTTCATCAGTGTAACCAGTGCATTCTTCTTCGTCGTGTTCGAACTCATCTTCATCACATGCCACATCTACACCAAGTCCACAATAATTTCTGCAGTCATAACCACCCTCTGCACCGAAAGGGCATTCACCATAATCACAAGGGGTCGTTTTAGACATTGTTTTCATCTCCTTTTTTAATTAATAATGAGCTCACACTCAACAGGAATTACTTTCCTAGAACCGTCAATTTTTACCCAATTTCCAATTCGTAATTCAACTGCGTTTGCAAGTAAATCATCATTCACATCTCCAATTTCTTGCATTTTGATATACACATTAGTAGAATTGGGCAAAGTAAAAACATCACCAGATTCTAAGTTTTTAAATGACTTTTGCTCTTGCCTATAAGTGATCTTCATAATGTATTTCCTTTCCATTAAAATTTAGCTTAGTGCTCATCCTTGCCCACCAAGTTAATTGATGGGCAAGATCAGAACTAAACTTTTGAAATAAAAGGTATGCTTTATTTTATGTTATTCAGATATTCAGAAAATACTTCAAAGAATTGCATTTCGGGAACCAGTGCCCACTTTGTGACATCAAACACTTCTTCAAGCGCATTCACTCCAAAAAGTACAATACAAACAATTCCAATAATTGTTACAAGAATAGTTATAAATGCATCAGTTGACCAGTGTATGTCATACCATATGTTGTCATGGTCTTGAGTTGCAATTCCCTTGTACATTTTCTTGAGCACAATCACACAAGCAATAATAAGAGAAATATATACGACAAACCATACAACACAATTGACAATTGAGAAAATCTGATATCTGCCCAGAAATTCCATTACCTGAGGCATAACATTCTCAGCAGTCCAATCAATGGCAATGCCAAGCTTTTCGCCCATGTAATCAAAAACTTCAATTACCTTATTTTCCATATTTTAGTCTCCTTATTTAGCCCCAAGTGTAATCAATGATATCATTGAAGCACAGATTTGGATTCTCAATAAACAGGTTTTTCCAGCATTCTGCCTTGGTTTCACCAGTTACAATCAGGCTGTTTTCTTTCAAGTCTCTTCCATAAATAGTCACTTCAAGCTCCAATTCATTGTCACTCATTGCAACCTTTGCAAGAGGCTCATCGTGATACTCAGAGGGACCATCAAGCAAATTCTGATAGTATTCTTCTTCCTCGTCCCAATAGTTCTGCACACTGCCATAATCACGCTTGTGGTTGTTATTGAAACTCTGCCAGCTTTTAGATGTGCTGTAAGTCTTTCTTACATATACAAAAGGCTCATCGCATTTCTCTTTGATGAGCACCTTTGCTGCATCTACGGTGTCCATCATTTCATCATAGACAACATACTCACTGGTAGTATGTGCATTATAATAGCCAGAGGACAGATTGACTGCGCACAGCTTTGCTTCAGGCATAAGCACAGAGATGTCAGAAAAGGAACCGATTGCAAACTTGAAATTTGTTGCATCTTCAACAAAATCAACGAAGTCTTCATTACCGCAGCTATAAAAGACTGCATCATTGTTTCCCTTTCTGTCAAATTCAATCATATAATTGACACCGAGATCTTCAATATATCTGACCTCGATAGACTTGCCATCTGCGCCCGGGATTGTTTTCTTTGCCTTTATAAACTTGTTGGCACCAACGCCGCCCTTTTCTTCCTCTTCACAAAGAAGCACAGAGCAATGCAGTTCTTTTACGATGTTCATGATGATAAAGATACCACATCTATCATCACCACCGATGCCCTGGGGAGAGCTCAGTCTGCCATTGAAGTTGCGAATTTCTGTGCACTGCTGATGATGCACAGTATCCATATGAGCTACAAGAAGCACGGGCACATCGCCCTTAGCGTACAGAAAACCATCCTTATCAACCACACTATACTTGTGATTTGCAAGATACCCTTTCATGTACTGCTTGACTTCATGCTGAGTCATTTTGCAGATATCTTCAAAAGTTTTCATATTGTACCTCCGTTATTAAATGTGGCATTCACTTGCATAGTAGTGATTCAGTCTGCCATGGTCATCATATGCCTTGCCGCAATTAACACAAAGATTCATGTGACCAATAGTCATGACATGATTCTTAATGCTAGGCTCATTATTCACAGGATAGAAGACAGACACACCTCTGTTATGAGTGTAGTCGGCATAATGCTGAGAACCTTGAGCGCTCTTTGCATGATTTCTGCAATATTCAGGACCAACCTTGAAAGTCCAATCTCCACCTGCTTCAAGCATGCTATCAAATTCTTCGATAACGTGCTCTCTGAACTTGTCATACAGATTTGTTGCACCATCATTTCCCTGAGGATACAATCTGTTCTGAATAAACAGATTCTTATCATAATGATACATCTGCCGATATACCTTAGGAATCTTGTGAATATCTCCCTCAATCTTTTCCACTACAAAAGTGATGATGGAAACATGGTCGAGCATATAAGAAATTGTGCCACCCATGCAGCCACCACTTTGGATGTTCTGACAGCTACGCCAGTTGATACCGAAAGACATTGTAAGATAATCCAGAGGGTTCAGACTGATAATAAACGGCATTTTTCTTGTGAGGTTGGACATCAGGTCAGAGTATTCTGCAAAGAATTTATCATAAGGATAAACAGTCTTTTCTTGATCATTTACCACCTTAGTTTCGGGATGCAGCTTATCTACACCATAATATGCACACACCTTATTAAAGGCTCTGTTTGCCTTGGTACCCTTTTTGATTGAAACAACAACGTTATCTCCATCTTTAACATACACATCTCTTCCAACAATAGAGCCTGTATTATAAAAGAAGTTGATACAGTTATTGAACGCATCAAGCTTTTTATGAGACTGTACAGTTGCAAAGTCATCAAAATTAAACTTTTCAGTTTTCTTTTTCTTTTCTTTCTGCTGATTTTCATCGGGAAGTTCGGCAATGCTAAGCATCTTTTTGCCAGTGTTTAAGAAATCAAACAGTGTTTTTCCGTTTTCATCCTCAAACTGCAAGATATCTCTGAGATACAGTCTTTGGAAGGCTGTATTCAAAAGATTTCGAATTGCATATATGTCGGTGTTTCTTTCAAACTCCTTTTCAACAGAAATCCGCATATCACCGATGTAATTCTTGGAAGTCATAAACAACTTGATAAGCGGTTCTTTGTTTGTGAAATACTTGTCAAGCACAGTGCACACACCATGCTCAGAATTACGATGATTATACTGCTTTAACAGCGCCATCATATCATCAACAAGCTTATCAGTGTTGCAATACTTGCTCCACTTGGCGCTCAGTTCCTGCTTATTCATTTGCCTTTTTCCTCCTTGTAGAGTGCTGCGATTTTTGCCTTTGCTGCGCTGTATTTACTCTCAGACATATCATGAGGCATATCTTCCGCATAAGTAGAATTAAAATTGAAAAACAGCTTGTCATATTTGGCAGAGTAGTATGCCTTATATCTGTGATTTCTTACTTTGATACAGAAGTGGTCAATAATACCAAGCTCATTGACATAAGCCTTTACAGTATTACGAACCTTTAAGTCATACTCAAAGAAATCATTTCTTTTTCCTTCGCATACGATCCCCTTTTCAGACAGCACATCAACAGTTGCATGCTTGTCAAAGGGGTCGGGATACTCTGTAAAAATATCTTTGATTTTCTTGACACCACTATTGCGACATCTATAAAACTTACAGATACTCTTGGCTGCTTCAGAGTCAATGGATGTAGAGTTATACCACTGACGACCACATGTTAACTTTGCAACATAAGTTTCTGTTACCACATAATCATTGTTTTGATTTTTGTCATATTCTACTTTAGTAGTGACAATTTTGCCTCTTCTCATATCGCCACATTTAAAGCAATCTCTCTTCGCCTCTTCTGCGGCAAAATGTGCTTCGATGCTCTCAGGGTCGTCTTTAATAACTGCGCCACAATAGCTGCAAATCACGCTTCCAGCTCTGTTGTCATCCTTGACTGCTAAGATGTCTGTTTCATCCATACAGAGCTCGCCATATAAGGAATGGTCTATATAGAATTTATTATTCTTATATTTTGCATCCATCCAAACGTAATATTTGCCGTCCCAGTTTCTGAGTAGGATCTTCATTTGTTTTCCTTTCTGTCATAGACCTTGATGTTATACATTCAACTTATGTTTTACTGCATAATCTCTGATTTCATTGTCAGCTTCTTTCCAAGTGTCAGCTGAACAGTAAAACTTTCCATTGATATGCACTTCAAAGTGCCCATGAATGGGCACAATTCTGTAACTCATGCTACCTCCTTTCCTTCATCATCCAGAGCTTCACGCTCAATTTCTGCCGCCATCAGATTCTTTTCTGCTTCTGCCAGCTGTGCAGCAATGCGGTCACGAATTGCCTTGCAGCGCTCAACCTTTGCGTCTGCCTTAGCAACGGCTGCATCATGCTTTTCCTTTGCGATGCGAATCTTTTCCTGTTCTGCCTGATATGCCTGCCACTTCTTTGCATCTTCTTCGATTGCTGCGGTTTCACGCAGACGAGTAACGATTGCATCCAGACTTTCGTTTACACGAGAGAGATAGCAGTAATGCTTTCCGCCAACTGTTCTACGCAAGCCTCTCAGATGCATAGAAAGGTTATTATAATGTACACCTTTCTTTTCTGCTGCATCCATCAAACTGGCAAACACCTCACCAGTTTCAAGACAAATAACGGGCTTGTTGTTTTTCTGAGTATGAATTCCTTCTGCCTTGATGTTTGCTTCGTGCTGCATGTTAATAGTAGTCTTTTTCATAATATATATCTCCATTTCTAGCCTGTGGCTGTAATGTATTATTGTCAAATTTAGATAATGGAATGGGAGCCCCTTATTCAGAGGCTCCCGATGCGAAGATTACTGCATGGAATTGCGCTTAGCGGTGATGGTTGCGGCATCATTGGTGATTTCGGTTACGAACTTAACTGCCTTGGCAACCAGAACAGTGTTGTTGGGATTGCGGTGCTGATAGTCAGTTGCCTTGACCAGTGCCTTGACCTTAAAGAAGCGATTCTTGAAGTCATAGTCATATTCCTTGAAGCAATGCTTCAGGTCAGTGCACACATGGAAGCCCTTCTTACCCAGGACAAGCTTGCCATTGTAATTCTCTTCAACGTTCATGCGATAGATCTTGCCCTTGCAGGTCATGTTGGCATCGGTTGCCTTGTAAGCATCAACCCAGATGTATTCCTGCTCGACTGCTTCAAAGAAGCGGTCATCAACCTGATACTTCTTACCGACCTTGCTGGGGTCTGCGTGCTCAACCACTTCGATGGTGATGTTGTTGCCGTTTGCCTTACGAGGGAAGGTCTTAACAACCTTTGCCTTGCGCAGAACGGAATTGCCACATACGGAGTACTCGGAATCGGCGGTGGGCAGAGGACGGACGACAGTATTGATAGTAAACATAATTAAATCTCCTTTTAATAAATAAGTTTTGTCATTTGTTTTTTTTCACTCGGCAGGTTGTACATTAGATATGATTGATGGTTACTACTTCATTGGACTCATTCCTTTCTGTTTAGTTTTGAGTTTAGCACTCATTCTTACCCACCAGACTAGCTGATGGGCAAGGTCAGAGCTAAACTTTATACATCCAGTGCACTCAGCATTGCCTGCAGTTCCTCAACGGATTTACCCTGCAGTGCCTCATCCTGCTTATTAGCAATCAGCTCCTGCAGTCGGCGCTTATACTCTCGCTTGTCAGCGTCCTTCTTGCGCTGCACAGCCTCTTCCTGCTTGGTCTTTACGATATGCTTGACGATTTCAATCTTTGCATCCAGAATGGTTTCCTCAGCAGACTTAGTAGCCAGCAGACTCTCTTCCTTTGCCTGCTTAACTTCTGCGTTCAGAGCCTTGAACACAACATCAAGATTCTGCACACTCAAGTCCCACAGGTCTTCGACAGAAATCATGCCCCTAAAGGGGAAGCGAAACTTCTTACGGGTTGCCATCTCGAACAGGTTAATAGTCTTTTCCATAATGGTTGTCTCCTTTTTTATTATTAAAATTTGATTCTCATGATTCGTTCGGTCTGACCCTTGACCTTAACGACCAAATCATTTCTCTTTGTAGAGCTAAAGCCCAGACCAGACAGCTGATCTTCAACAGATTCAACAGCCATCTTGCCGCCAAGAGCTTCGAAAACTCTCTTGTGCTGAGCCAGTTCATTCTTCAGGAATTCGTTATAGAATCCGTTGGGATTTTCATTGTTGACGCAATCCTTCAGCATGAACATATAATGCTTATGCCCGATACCCTGCTGTTCATCCCAGTAGTTGGGAGAGTACATGACTACGGACACAGGCACAAACTGATTGGTCTTCAGATTCCATACATCTCTGGAAGATACGTTAGAGGGAAGCAGTTCCTTGATAGAGAAGTTTCCGTTTGCATCCAGAGTTACTTCTGCAACATTGACTACGTTGCCAGTGTGCATTGCCTTGCTGTAATCAAAGGCATATACAGTTCCATCAAATTCAATTTCTGCTCTGAATCCATTCTTTGCGCTGCCAGAGAACTGATGCACAAAGAACCGATATGTGCCAGGATGCATTGTCTTTCTGTTGGCCCATGTGATATTTTCGACTGCAACATTTCCATGGGGATTGATAATGTCAACGTCAAGCTGACCCTTTGTGGGAGAGAGACTAGGCTTTCTTGCAGAGCCATAATAGATTTCATATCCATTGGCTTCCTTACAATGTGCATCAAGGTCACAGTTGTCCTTACCATCTTCATTCCACTGGATAGAGAATCTCAAATCTCCATCTACCTTACCGCCTGCGCTCTTGACACGCTCCTTCATATCACTGTCAGTGATGTTGCCACTATATGCCCAAGAGAATCCATTGTTCCACTTGAACATAGTCTGTGCATCTGCGTTCTTGGGCGCAATCAGAGAAACCATGCTGGGAGCATGTCTGTTTTCCAGATATGCCTCAATAGACTTTGCGGTAGGCAGTACATCAGAGATAAACTTCTCAATAGCAATCTCTTCCACCCTGGAGAATCTCTTAGGAGAGTTGGTTGCTTCTGCCATCATTGCACCGAATACGTCTGTTGCGTCGGCAATTCGCTTTGCTGCGTCTCTGTTAGAGAACAGAATGTTGTTCACACTGATATCATCCAGAGTTGCAAAGCGACGGGGCAGAGACTCCATGTAGCCCAGCTCTGTGATAGTCTTCTGTGCATCTTCCAGCATCTTCTTGGTAAAGATTGCCTTGGGGCGCTTATAGTTTGCAGGTGCGGTCATGACTTCATACTTCTTAACTGCAACCTCAAGGTCAGTTCCCTCACTCACATCAACCAGCAGAGTGCCAATGCTGTGATTGCGAATACGACCAACGGTCATGCCTGCTTCCTTTGCGTGTTCCCATGCAAAGTTTACCTTTTCATCGTGAGAAAGAGTGTCATAAATTCGCTTGTACTGAAGGAACTGCTGAAGCACTGCCTTCCATTCAGTTCCCTTATACAGAGTATTGGAAGCAATAAGTTCCAAAATAGTTAGAACTGCTTCTTCACTGATTTCATCCAGAGAACGCTTGAACACATTTCTGGTGTCTCTGAAAGAGCCCTGGATATCTCCGATGGAGCGAGCAGAGCGGTCAACAAACTTCTGAGGCAGATCCAGATAGAAATGGTCCCAGGTAATTACCTTGCCACCCTCAACAGTTTCATGGTTTCTGTTAGTGCCGATAGAATTGAACTTGCTGACATATATATTGGTGACTGCCTTTGCCTTGAGATAGGCATCCAGCGCATTGATAACAGTCTGCCAAGTGGTGTCACCAACAGTGAACTCCCACATGGTACGAATCTTGTTATTCTTGATAGTAACTGCGTTACCAATTGCCTTGATGAAGTGACGACAACAGCTACAATCAAACTCTCTGCGCTCTCTGTAGATTTCGTTTGTGCCTGCGGGGAAGCTGTCAAGGTACAGATTCCAGAATTCATCCTTGTCGATTTCGATTTCAAACAAGGTGTCTGCATCCTTTACCATGTCAGCAAAGTTCTGTTGGAAAAACCTCTTGAATTCAGTAAATTCCATGGTGTTTTTTGTCCTTTCTTTTGTTGATTTGAGCTTAACACTCACTGTTGCCCACCATATAGATGGGCAACTATCAATGTTAAACTTACATTATAACTTGAAGTCAGGATGTGCTTCCATGAAAGGCTTGATGATTTCTTTGATTGCGTTTTCAGCAATTTGCTGAGAGATAAAGAAAACTCTGCCTAGGCTATGAAGATTATATGTCCAGGATGTTTCCAATCGGTCATCACTGACGATGTAATATTTCCGTTGCACTTCGTTGTTCCAGTCCAACTTATCTCCGTCATGCTCCATGGAATAACGCCACAGCAAACGATTCAAGATTTCATGATATGCTCTTTGTTGCATGAGGTTGCGGTCAGTGCAGTAATTTGCAACGGAATAAATCATATTACTATGAGTTGAATTTGCATTGCAATTCATTCCTAGGTCTCCACATTCGGAAATGTAATAAATTACCTCTCCTTCATGTAATTGCCTTGTAAACGGATTAGGTTTTTTAACTTCAATTCCGAGTGCTTTAAGCTGTTCAGGAGTTAAGTCAGCTTTCTTTCCGTTGATGACAATGTAATTTTCCATAGCTGCATCTCCTTATTTGTCCCAATGCCGTGCAATGATGCTGAGGATTGCGTTGTCGATGGTTACTTGCGTTGTCAGAGTATTGAGATGTGCAACCTCTTCTTCCGTTGGCTCAATGCAAAAATCACGTCTCAGAATTTTCAACTTTGCCTTGAGATATTGTTCAGGAGTTTTGAAAACTGGAGAGTGAGAGTTGATGTATGGGTCGTAGCTCATATGTTTATCCTCCCTTACATAGGCTCAGCCAAGCACTTGGCCATATTTCTACACTCGACAACGCTTACCATGAACTTATCGAACTTGCCATCCAGCGCCATCTGCACATAGCTCAGAATTTTGCGTTTCTCTTCGTTGGTGAGCAGATTGTAAAGCTCATAAACTTCGTTTTCTTCGTTGCAATGCTCAATCTTGCAGAGCACATTGAAAGCGCCACCAAGGATTTTGTCATTTACCTTGCCGCTACGGATGATGTAACCTGCGAGGGCTCGCTGTGCATCGGTTACTGCTTTCTTGTACAGGGTGAGGGTATCATAGGTGTGGTGATTGATTTTAATAGTCATGGTTATGTTTCCTTTCTGTTAGAATTCAATAGCATTGAGTTTTTCCATCAGTTCTGCCTTGGTGCCACCCAGTTCCAGTTCTACAATAATGTCGAGAACTGTCTGTCTTGCCTTGTTGTGGATTTCTTCATACACTTTGCGGTATTCCTTGCACTCAGGCAAAGTGTGTTCGTGACAGCGTTCAAAATACGCACGAGGTCTGGTTCCCTTGATGTCCAACTGATATTTGTTGACAAACTGGTCCACATAGACCTGGCACATATCCTCTGCATTTTTCTTGTCTTTCTGGAAGTCCTCGATTGCCTTAATTTTCTTCTGTTCCAACTCTGCAAGCTTGGGAGACTGCTTTGCTTTTGCGAATACCTGTTCCTCAATGTATTCACGAATATTCTTAGTAACTCTCATTTTGTCATTTCCTTTCTGCTGTATTGCATTGTGTAAGCTTCTGATGTGAAATAACAGTCGCCAGTTATTTTGAAACCAACCTTTTCATAAAGCTTGATTGCAATTTCATTTGTCTTGTAGACATATAGCACAAGAGGCTTGTCAGGCTTGAACTGCGAGAGGAATTCTGTTAACATCTGTGTGCCATATCCCTTGTTACGGTATCGTCTAATTACTTTAAGTGACCAGATTTCAAACTTATCACTTCTCTCTTTGAGGTCAAATTGTCCTGTGTAAGTTTTTCCCTTTGGGTTTCGCTTATAACCAAAACACTGGGTGCATCCTCCGCTCCAATAACATTCTGTCATAATGTACCTCCATTAAAGTGTGCGTCCTTCAAGAAGTTCAGAACGCTTCAACGGACAGTTCTCTTCTGTGCAGCTAGGATAGTGTGCCCAATGCCTCCACTTATTTGTGCTGGATGGCTTTGACTCAGAATATGCCTTACAGCATACACCTACATTAGGAAGCGGAAAGAAATATTCACATACTTCAATTTCCTTTTTTACATACCAACCATCCTGCCATTCCTTACCATCTCTTAATCTGATTCCGTTATGACCAATCCACTTATTGGTTGTAGATTCCCAATCTTCAAAGAGATATCCATTTTCGTCATAAACATATCCCTCATATCCATAGTAGATATATTCATCATCAGCAAAGAGTGAATGAGAGATTTGGTGATAGGGATTTGCTTTGATGTAAGCAATCATTTCGCTTAGTGTCATATACAGTTCACCCTATCTTTTCGTTTAAGATTATAGTAGACGTTTGCACTTCCCCAAATTTAGTTTCCGTTACAATTTCCACAGTTACAACATCTCCAACATTAAGTTGGGCATATTCTTTCTCTTCTACCTTAATGATGTGTTTGCTGTTTACTGTTATATAGCAATCATATTGCTCATCATTTGAATTGGCGTTCGTAATTTCGCATTTGGTTATTTTCATTTGCACAACATCTGTTGTGATTGTCGTGTTTGCCTTTTCTATTTCTGTTGCACCACATCCAAATGCAATGGAAATAATCAATGCAACGAATGTTATTATCAACAATTCTTGTATGTTGCATTCCGACAAAATAAATAGGACAAAGCTTACAAACGCAGCCAGTCCAAACAATACATTCAGCACGAAAAACACAATATACCAAAACATTTTATTTCCCTCCATTTGAAATTATGTTTCCGTTACATCAGCCAATTTCTTCAATGTAACGTCTACAGCAAGGGCATTTTAGTGCATTCTCATTTGCGTCATACCCTTCTTCCATAAAGAAGTTGAATCCACAGTATTCACATTCATAGTCAAACATAAAGATTTCCCTTTCTAGCCTTACATTCACAGAACACTTGCATTCCACGAATGAAATGATTTCCGTTGTTTGCCTTGCAGTGCTTTTGCAACCACTTAACTGCTTCCGTTGTGGTCATGCGTTTGCGCAGATAGATTTTGAGGTTGCCTACCATGATGTAGGTGTTCCATTTTTTATTGTTGTACATTTGCCTTACCCCTTACGGCCCAATTCCCATTCAGCTCTCCACAAAAAATCCCTTACGGAGCGCTTGATGTTTTTGAAAGAATGGTTGAGTTCTGCCGCAATGTAGCGTGCCGCAGATATGATGATTGCCAGGGCAAAGAATGCAGTAGGCAAAACTGCAAGAATTAAGAGAAGTGTTTTCATTTGCCTTACCTCCTGTTGTCAATTAGGGCAAAGCCCATAATGAAACGCCTAAGTTTTATTTCCCTTAGGCGCTTGATATAGGTTTCGCTTAGTGAACAAACATTTCTGTTACAAGTTGGTTGACATATGCAATTGCACATTTGTCACAGCTTATAAATTTCCCTTGAGTTGCGCAGATTTCACAGCTTCTTTCTAATGATCTATGTGCCTCCCTTGCGCTCCTTGAACTATATTGTCTGTCAATACCTCTCTGTTCAAACATTGTCATATTGATTACCTCCCTTTCTTGGCTACCTTACAGCCAACTAATCCAATAAACATTATGACTAAACCTAAGATGACAAAAAGTATTGTTTGCGTTAGACTTATAGTATTTAAGTCAGTGCTTCCTGCAGCGCCAATGATGATGAAAAGCCCAACGGAAACAATACATTCAAATAATGTTTTCATTTCCCTTGCTCCTTTCTATGGGATAAAGCCCATAAGAAAACACCCAAAGGTTTTGCCTTTCGGCTCCCTTGGGTGCTTTATTGTGAGTTTTATTTGACAAGCTTCAGTGCTCCACAGAATACTGCGGCGAGTCTGATATTTCCGTTGAATTCATAGAATTCAAAATTATCTGCTGCTGAAACCATTTCATTGAAAAGTTCAATTTCCCTTTCATCACTGAGAATGATGGATGCTTCAATGTTAGTACAGTCAACGTGCAGAATGAGTGCCCCAGTTTGTAATGGATCATCTACAATTTCCGTTATGTGGTCAGGAAAAAGTTCTTGTGCAATTTCCAATGAGCGATAGACTTCTCTTATTCGCTTAGGATTTTGTACAAAAATCTTTTCCCTTTTGAGATGTGCACCGATTGCGTCAAGGATGTCATTAAATTCTTTATCCAATAATAATCTCCTTTCCCTTATTTGGTGATAATAAGAAAGGGAGCACACCGAAGCGTACTCCCCAACCAAAACCAGAAAACCACCACCACGAGGTTTCCCTTACTTATTGTAGCAGATTTACTTCTGCTCGTCAAACTGGATTTCGTCGACTGCGTGCTTTGCGTCAACCAAATCGCAAGGGTGTACATAGCGATACAGGCAAATTGCCTTAATCTTCATGCCTGCGTTGCACAGGTCACGAATGGTTGTATTGAAAGCCCTTTGGCCCTCTCTGAGAACATTGTCGGGGACGAAGCACTTCTCCTTTTCAATAGGATTTTCATTTCCCTTACTAGGTTCAGGCAGTTCATAGACAGTTGCCTTACCAGTGCACATTTCTACACGGGAACGCAGAGCCCAGCCATTTCCCTTAAGCCAGTCAAGCATGATGTTCTCAGGGAATCCGTTGAACCAGGTGTCAGAGCGAACGGGCATAGGAATCTTGGAGCCAATAAAGCTCCAACGGAAGCCTCTATCGGCACAAATATAGCTGTCATGTCCCTTAATTCGACCCATGCGCAACTGAAGCTTAGTTCCGTTGCTGTTCACCAGATTAAAGACAACACAGATGTCAATATTTTCTTTCATTGAATTTTCCTCCTTAGTTTTTATTTCCCTTCTGAGAGCAAATGTTTTATTTCCCTTACGGGCCAAAATCATTCATTTCCCTTCTGAGAAAGAGTATTGTTTTAACACTCCATTGAGCCTACCATGCACCACACATGATAGACTCTCACAATGTTAAACTCAAAACCAGAATGTCACCACCACATGACACTCCATGATGCCCACGAAATTATTCATGGACATGAGCAGCGTCATCATTGCGAACAAGACTTACAACTTCATCGTCATAGATGTAGTTAGGTGTGTGATTGTCGTACATGAGCACAAAGACAGGCTCATTGTCATAGCTTGGCTCATCGCTGATGATATCCTGAGAATAGCCCCAAACATTGCCATCCAGCGTGATAACCTCACCAGATGTGTAATAATGCCCAGGCGCAATGTACATCTCGGCCTCAACCTCAGGGGCAGGGCTACATCCAGACAGACATAAAGCTGCAAGTATTGTAATTAAAAGCTTCTTCATTGTTCATTCCTCCTTATATAACACTCCATGGCGCCCACAACAGCCTTAAGCCGTTGTGGACACGAGCAATGTTATATGCTTGGCTCAAGTTTCAAAAATCCAAAAGCATTTGCCAGTGACCGTGTGCACCCAGTCCCGCATCTAATGCCCTCTTTCCAGTCAGCACTGTTGGCGCAGTGCCGTGTGAGCCGTTTTAGCCATGGGACGCCAATCCCATGGGGCATACTTATTCTGGTATGCCAGAGCCTAAGAGCCTAAGCCGCTCTCACTCTTTGCTGCATGGCTCAAGTTGTCATGCTAACTACACTCAAATCGTGCGGATATTGCGTCCAATTCTCAGACCATGCGAGCAACGCAATCTGCTTCATGGAATGTCTGGAGCTTATCCCAGACTAAGCAACTCATGGTGGGAGATGATAGCTTCCCATTAGCATACCCCTCACTAGGAGGGGCAGCGGCTTTCGGCGGGGCGCTACCCAGCACTCATCAGATGGGATAAACCCAGGCTTATTCAGCCTGGGCTTCGGGCTTGGGCTCCTCAGTAGCGGGAGCTTCAGCGGTAGTTTCCTCAGATTCCTCAGCAGAATCTTCAGCGATAGTTTCTTCCTTGAATACAGCAGTGCCGCCATAGGTGTTCTCGAACACGGCACCAGTTGCGAGACCGTTCAGCAGGGTCATCAGCAGGTCATCCCAGGTCTTGGAGTCCAGAGTCTTACCAGACTGTACGCCAGTCTTTTTATTGGCATACTTAATCATAGGATTGATATGCTCATTCTTGACAACAAGGGCATTACCGCCCTTTTCGCCCTCGATGAAGCCCATATCATTGACCATGGCCTGAGTGAGTCTTCTCATCTGCTTCTTGTTGAAGCTGTGCTCATCGCCAGACTTGTCGAATGCCTGCCACTGGTCGATGATTTCAGCCTTGACAGCAGACATACGAGCCTGCCAGCCCTTGGGCATCTTGAAGTTACGCTCTTCCAGCCACTTGATGAACTTGAGGATATTCAGGCTGGTATCTTTCTCATTGATAGAGAAGATGTCAACCTTTTTAACAGCACCGTCAACAACTTCATCCCCCAGGGACTTCTTCTTGCTGATGGTGTTGTAGGTGCAAGCCTTTGCAAGCGCCATGATGGGCAGAGATTCAGCCTTTGCAGCCGCATAAGCGGTCAGTAGGGACAGGCTGTTGTACTCCTTGAGCAGACCATCCAGCTCAGCCTCCATGGTGATACGCTTGCTCAGATCTCTCTCCTTATTCATCTCGTCAACCTTGGCATTGGCCTCAGCCATGATAACTTCCAGAGTGCGACCCTTAACTTCATTGTTCTTCATAATAAATACTCCTTTCGCCAGATAGGCGTGTAATAGATTTGTGGTGCTTTTCAAGCCCACATTAAAAGGCTGTGCAGATTGATTTAGAATTTACGACGTTCAGAGCGAATACGCTCAATGTCGTTAATAGTTAAGCGAATCAGTACACCAGTTTCAACCAGTATGTCCCGCTCTTTCCTGTCAACATCTCTCAGCATTTTTCTGATGCAATGAAATTCTTCTTCAGTCGTTGCGTGCGTGCACAGATAGTCCCATAAGTAAGTTCGGATGGTTTGCAATTCTTCAAGACCCATTACAGTCCCTCCTTGTTACGCACAGCCCTTTAATGTAGGCTTGCCCGGTTACCCAGACAAGCCCACTATAGGAAACCCTAGCCAGTTGCCCAGCTAGGGCGGAGTATTCAATAAAGCATTCACGACTCTCCTCAACCTTTCTACACTTGCTCAGCATCCATGCCATCCATAAAAACTTCAGGCTCCAGCTAGAATCCTCCATAAAAACTTCAGACTCATACACAAGGGTTGCCAAGCGTCGGCAGTCCAGTTAGGATCACCGCATAGGTCAGTCATTCTCGCCCAGTCCATTGCTTTGGACAAGGGTAGCACTAAGACCATGACCAGTATAGTCTTGCCTAGGATAGTTTGAGAGTGAGTCCTAAGCCCTCCCCATCCCGCTGATGGGTCACTTCTCGCCCTCCGGGGCAGACTGCCCCAAAGATTCCCGCTTTTGTCTGGTGCCGGTTCACCGTTCCACCCTCTCCCCGGCGGGGTGTCCGCCTTTACTGTTGTTTTCCGCCTTTGGTGCGGTGGCGGTGTTCGTCCGCCTTTGCGGGGGCTTTCGCTCCCGCTGTCCCGGGTTGGTTACCGGGCACACCTATATACACGAAAATAATAGGATTATAAGCGGTCAAAACAAAAAAAATTTATGAAATTTTTCCTGCAATATAGGGATCTCATTTTGCAAGGTTTCTTGCATTTTGTCTAGCCTATAAAAATAGTTGAAAATGGTAAATTTTCGTCGTATCGGTGGGTCTGGCCTCCGCTCCGGGGCGGGTCTGGTTGTGTTGTTTTTGGTATGTGCTTTTGTGGGGCTTCTGGTGGCCTTTTAACGGCCTTGTTTTCTGGTGGTGTGTTTATATGTCCGCTTTCGTCTGGCGGTTTAGGTACAAAAATAAAGCCCTCCCGGATTTCTCCGGGGGGGCTTTTGTGGGTTGGGGTTTATGCAAATACTGTGCGCTTTCCCGCTTCTGCGGTGTTGCGAATATGGGTTAAACGTTGGGCGGGTGTCCATGCGTTCCATACTTTGGCGGTGATGGTCACGGCTTCACGGCTTGCCCATTGTTCCCGGTGGGTCTGGCTTGCTGTCTTGGCTTCTTCGGCTATGGTCTGCAACTTATCCCGGCGGGCTTTCTGCTCCGCTTCTTTAGCCCGCATGATTTCGGCTTGTTCCTCGGCGGTTAGTCTGTCCATGAATACCAATGCTGAACGGGTAGCGTTTAGGGCGTTCCATGCGGTACGGGGCTTTTCTGCCCTGAGTTCCCGTCTATATTCCAGATAGGCTATGTTTGCCCCGTATCGGTTTAGATGTTCTGTCTGCTTGCGCTTCTTCTCGGCTTCGATGGCTTCAACCTCTGCCGGGGTTAGGGCTTCCGGGGCTTCTCCGTCATTCCATTTAATAACGGGCTTGTGGTTGGTGGTCTGCTGTGCAAAAGTCTGCCATACTGCCACCATGTCAACGGCTTTCCCGGTGTGCTGTGCGTGTCCTCTGTGGGTCTGCTTCATCAGCTTATCAAAGTCTATCTTTCCGGGGGTCAAGCTGTCCGGGGCTTCAAAGTATGCCTTGGTCATTCTTTTTATTATCTTCTTTTTTGCTTCGGCTTGGGCGGTGTCCTTATATCTCGCATAGGTCAAGGCATATTTCCATAGTGCGGTATCGTATGCACGCTCGGCGGTCTGCTCATATTGTTTTTTCATTTGGCGAATACTGCCGGGGCGGTACGGCTTTTTTCCCGCCTTGGCTCGGTCTGCTTGGAGTTTTGCAAGGGCTTCTTTGCCCTTGGTCAATGCTTCATTTCTGGCGGTTCTGGCGGTCTGTACGGCTTCCAAATGGAATAGTGCGCTGATAGCTTTTCGGGCTTGTTCGCCTAGATTGGCACGTTCTGCAAGGGCTATGACGTCAACCTTGTTCAATGTGGATTCTGTCACGGCTTCGGCGGTTCTTGGGTCACGTTCGCCCATTTCGTCAACGCTGTGGTGGGTGCGGATTGTGGGAACGTGTAACACTAAATACAGAATTGGATTTTCTGCGGGGTCTAGTCCTAAAGCGGTAGCTTTCTGGGCGGGTGTCTGCTCATTCCAAAAACGGATAGCGTGGGCTTTTGCGCTTAATGCCGGGTATGCTGTGCGGTATCCGCTGTGGGTGGTGGGAATGGTTACATTCTCATAGTACCAGATACAAGAATCATTATAGCGGGCATAGTTGGCAATAATAGCCGGGTCAACCTTGGCGGGGTCTGTGTCCCGCTTGCGCTCGTGGGCTTCAAGTGTATAGAATCCTGTACAGCCTTTAGCGGTCTGTAACCATTTCTGACGGGGCCTTGCTCCGGGGTCAACGTTGTACCGGGTCATATAATAGCGGGCTTCTGAGGTGCTTAGGGGCTTATAAATACAGTGCATACCGTCCACGGTTGTTACTGCGGTCATATTCTGAATATATTCTCGTCCCGCCTTGCACAACTCACCGAAAGCCTTTGCGGTCTGGCGGTCTGGGTTTTCTTTGATGGCTTGGAGTTCAATCCAAATTTCGTCCCTCATGTCTGTGGCTAGACTTGTCAATAACTCGTTGTTTTTGGCTTCGGCTTCTTGGGCTTCTGCTAGGTCATTATCTGCTAGGATGGTGTAATAGTTTAGATTCTCCTCGGCTTCTGCCCGGTCTGCTTCGGATATGCGTACACGCTTCAAAAGTTGGCGGGCGGTGTTAGCCTTGGCTCGTTCTTTCTTGGAAATGGTGCGCAGTTCGTCTGCCCGTTCTTGCCTGGCGGTTCTTGCTTCGCCCTCGATTAGGGTATCAAGATAACATCCTTTGATAATGTCCGCTAGTGCGTCACTATGTCCAGTACTGCGTAACATAGCGTTTAGGTCAATGTGTCGAACGGCTTCACATAGTGCAAGTTCTTCTTCGATGGTGGGCAGTTCCCAAACGTTAACATACTGGGCTTTCTTGGTGGTGGTGGTGGTTTTCTGGTTTAACATGGTTTTTTCCTCCTTAATTGAATAGAACAAAAATAGCGGTGAAAATGGCGGTTGCTGTGGCGGTCAATGCGATGGTTGCTAGTTGTGTCAATGCCCGCCGGGTTAACTGTGCCGGGGTCATAGCTCCGGGATTAACTGGGATTCTGAATTGCATTTTTTATTCCTCCTTTTGTTCGATTATTGCCGGGGCGGTTGCCCTCATGGATATTTTATCATAGCTGTAAATGGTTTGCAAGTATCAGTTTTCCGGAATAGGCGGGAAAATACATATTTTTTCGCCGCTTTTCTGGTGTGCCGGGGGTGCTTAAAACTGCGGACATACCAACATTTTTCCCCGGGTGGCCTAAGTGGTTTATTTTCAAACTGACTCAAAAATATTCGGTTTTTTTATTTTGAGCCAAATCTACATCATAACATCAACAAACACAAAAAACAACCTCAAAACACACTAAAAAACCATCGCAAAACCACAGCAATCCATTATAAAAAAACCACATTTTTATACCCAAAATTACCACCTAAAAACCACAATCAACAAACCACCCTAACCATAACAACATATCAAAATCACCAATAAATCACTATTCATTTCCAGTAAAACCTTAACGGCACCTAAATAACATAATCCCATTCGCACCTAAAAAACCACACACATACCAACCAAAACAATTAAAACCCTCCAAAAACACCAGGCATCCATTACTAAAATATCCGCACCCAATAGGGGGGTACTTTCAACTATTTCATAATCACTCATATATATAACCTATACCCTAGACTCAAGCGCCGTAAGGCTTATAAGCAGGCTGCGCCGCATCAACTTTTCTCAATTGCACCATACACTTGACAAAATCAAATTTATAGTATATACTAACAGCACAAAATTAATGCCAAGGAGGTGCACAATGTTCAACTTTCAAATTCACTCATCAATAATGTACGCTTTAAACAATCACAACAATCTACTCCCAAGCCCCCGCTTAACATTCCTAGATGGCGCAATACTATGTCTCGCCAAATCATTCTATGAAACAGATCGCAAGCTCTACATGTCCAATAAAGAGCTCAGCAAACTATTCCTCTCAGACCCATGCACAATTCAGCGCTCAATAGATCGCCTAGTTGCAGCAGGGCTAATCTCCAAAGAAAAAGAATACATTGCCTCAAAACAACGCCGCTATCTCACCTATAAACCAGACGCCGTAGGCAACCTTTTAAACCTAGTGTGAATTGCAGTGTCAATTGCATTTTGCAACTCAGTGTCAGTTGCAATTTGCAACTATATAATACTAATATATATTTATAATACTAAGTTAAATACTCGTAATGCTTCGCATTACTCGTATTATATAGATTTACTTTAAATTATATATAATATATATAAATATAATAATTAATATAAATAATAATACTTATTAATAATCATAATAATAATTATATTAATATATATAATAACACTTCAAATCAACTACTACTTGACAAATGGAAAATATATGCTATAATATACGCAGTAACAGTACAAAATTAATGATTATAAAGGAGAAAATTACATGCTTGATATTTTGCTAGTATTCATTGCGCTCAAATGGACTGGCGCAGTAGATTGGTCCTGGGGCATCGTCTTTATCCCCGTTTGGGTCTCATTGATCGAAATCATTGCAGGTCTAATGTGGGCATGGTGGTCAGACTTAGATCTATAATAAACAATACAAAATTAATTGTGAGCTATGCAGCGCCTCTCTGCGCCAAGATAAATATTTTCTTGATTACTTTTTTCGTTTAAAATAAAAGGCTCTCAGAAAGGCTTCTATGGGCTCACACAAGAAAGGATAAAATAACATGTTAATACTTGGTGGCGGCGCAAATTACGAAGAGTATGTACAACATCCAGTTCTGGCAAAACATTTTGATCTAATAGAAAACATTACATACGACAGAGTTTTTGGTGTTTTCCATGATGAAGAAAATGGATTTTGGATCGAGGAATGTTGTGATAACTACTTTACGCATTCTCTAACAAAAGAAGAATGTTTAGAACTATCTGAGATGTTTAAAGAGATTGCAGGCGTGTTGAGCGAATAAAATACGAATTTTATGAGGTAGTATATGGATTGTCCTAATTGTGAAAAGATAATGATAGATAAATCATATTGGCACTATGGCATTGGCAGTTGGGATATGGATTATCCAGATGTGTTACACGAAGAACACTATTGCAAATGTTGCCGTATTAAATATGTAAATGGCGAATGGTTTATTCCAGATGAAATTGGACGAGCTACATATAAACAAATTAGGTGTGCAAATTTTATTTGTAGAGAGCTGGGAATAAGTTTTGAACCAATACTAAAAACAAAAACTTGGGAGTTTATAAATACTTATCTTGATGCAGCAAAACAGAATAACAAACAAAGAAGAGATAATGATTTTCGAGATTGGTGTGAAGATAATGCTTATTGGCTTCCAGAGTATTTTTAACATAATAAAAAATAGAGTTTTAAGAGGTACAAAAAAATGAGTGTAGTAGTATGTAAGATTTACAAAGATAAAATTGAAATGGCTTCCGACTCCATTGTTGTTAAAGGATGGACAAAGGTTAACAATGCACAAAATAAAATTGTAAAGATGATGAAGTATAATGACATGATTATTGGTGGATGTGGCAATGCAGATGAAATTAGTTTGTTCTTTCACTATATGAAGACTCACACCATCGAAAATATGGACGAGAAAAGCGTGCTGGATTTTGTCATCGAATTTAAAAGATGGAAGAGTGATTTAACTGGCGACAATAGTTTTGTTAATCCATATATTATTGCGTATAAGGGAAAGGTATTTGGAATTGAAGGTATGCTAGTATTTCCTATTGATGACTATTATACAATTGGTGCAGGCCAAGATTATGCAAGTGGCGCATTGTATATGGGAGCAACTCCAAAAGAAGCTGTTAAGGCTGCATGTGAATTGTGTGCAATGGTATGTGAGCCAATTATATGTGAGTCAATCCCTAGGTAATAAAAATAGAGTTTTAAGAGGTAGTGCATGGAGAGAGTATACTTAGCAAAGCCCTATAACATAAAAGATTGTAACGACTGTAAATGGTTAAACATAACAGAAAATGAACAGCAACTGGGGATTAAAAAGGGTTATCATGTCTGCAAATATTACCAACAAAGACTAAAACATAGGACAAGTAGAATTGAACATGATTGGTTTATCTATCCGTGTGACGAATGTTCTAAAGATAATTTTGCTAATTACAGTGTAAAGGTGTGGTAAAAATATGAGCATGTGTGATATTTTCAGTTATTGGCGCTGCCCCAATTGTGACCACGAAAATGTGTACAATTTAACTTGGCAGCATTTTTACAAGTTTAAAGAGTTACCAGATGATGAGTATTCTAAAGAAACATGTAAGAACTGTGGTAAAGCATACTATGTAGATTCAACAGAGCCAAATCCATTTGTTTTCAGAATGAATAGGGGCAGATGCAAAAATGATTATATCAAGGATATGGTGATTGATGTAAATGAAAAACTAACAATAGTTGGCGAATGCTTTACAACATAAAAATAGAGTTTTAAGAGGTAGTTATGAGAGTAGAAAATACAAAAGTAAAATTCACAATCCCAATTCCTATTGACAAGCCAGATGCCAATGGAATTATCTACACAGAAGAAGCCGTAGAAAACGCAGTCAACAATCTTAATAAGCACCTCCCAATCGTCTACAAGAAAAGCGCCGAAACTGATGAAGTAGTTATTGGATCCACAACTGGAGACTCACATATTGTAACTTGGGACTCCGAAAATCAAGTTTGCAAGTTGACAGTAGATGGTGTCATTTTTTACAGTGGCGCAGAAATCATTGTAAATGAAATGACGAAAGATGGTAAGATAACTGACTTTAAAATTGCAAGTATTGGACTGACAATATAAAAATAAATTTTAATAAAGGGGTATAAAATATGAGAAGACTAAAAAATGTAGAGTATGTTGTAGAAAATATTCTCAACACAATGGAAGAAACTAGATCAAGCGATGATATTCTTTATTTGAATGTTTGCGAGCATTTTAACAACGAAGCACCATCAATGACTTTGAAAGATTTTTTGAGTGAAAGAAAGAGTACTGGTTGCCCCACTTTTGAAACTGTCAGAAGAACAAGACAAAAAGTTTTTGAGAAAAGACCTGATCTTAAGCCAAATAGAATCACGGAACTTAGAGAAGATATGATTCCTGTTTTTGTTGATTATGCAATCAATGGTTAACACGTAAAAATATAGTTTTAAGAGGTAGAAAAACATGTTAAGTGCAGCACTAACAGGTCATAGACCTGAAAGACTAGGATATGCCAAAGACACATATGCAACAGAATCCTGGGGTCGTGTAATTGACTGGCTCAAGGCTCAAATCAAAGAAAACAAAATAACAGATGTTTATTGCGGCATGGCAAGTGGTTGTGACATCGCATACGGAATAGCCGCATTAGAGCTAAAAGATGAAGACTACCAAGTAAGCTTACATTGTGTTCTTCCGTGTAAAGATTACAACTTATCTAATCCATGGTATAAGCAGCTCAAAGAAGGTGCAGATGAATGTATTGAACTTTCTAAAGAATTTTATAAGGGCTGTGATGATGCCCGTGATCAGTATATGGTAGATCATAGCGACAAACTATTTGCTATTTTTGACGGTAATAAGTCTGGTGGCGTTTGGTCTACTATTAGAAAGGCACAAAAGAAAGGTATTGATATTATCTATTATCCAAAAGAAAATTTTTAAGAGGTATAAAATATGGCAAGAAGATTTGAAGTTAACAGTATTAATTTGGACGCATACGACATCCACCCATTCGTAAATGATAAGTTTACTGGCTTTGTTGTTAAATGGGATTCTGACATTGGATTTGGAGAATACACAATTTATAAGGCTTCGGACTCTAATAAGTGGTGCGCCCAGTCTGAGCACATGGACAACAATGAAGATAAAGACTTCATCAAAGAGTTAATGAAGCTGTTTATTGAGAAGCTAGACATTGTGGAGTGAGGTTACTCAATGGAAGAACTTAAACAAGGAACCTGGGAGCGCATAGTAAAGCAGCACGGCAATGCCACAGATGGTTTCTGGACAGAACAATTCTGGAAGTGCTCAGAATGTAACTATGAGCGCCGTGATACTTTCATTCCCAAGCACAAGCCACCCTATTGTGAAGAGTGTGGTGCATACATGAAAGGTGATAAACAAAATGAATAATACAACTATGATTATGGAGGTAGCGGGTAATCCTCATAAGCCTGGTGATATTCTTCACATAAATTATGAACGGTGGGTTGTTACTAAAGCGGTTTTTAATCATACATATTCAACTGTTTATCTTGAACCCTTAACAAACGTTCTTGCTAGAAATACGCTAATCCCAGTTGATGGATATGAGAAATATTCTATTGCAGACTATCTTAAGATTCTTTGTGATGAATATGAGTATGATTGTCAAGGTTGAGGTAATTAATAATGGAAAAAATGAAACCAATGGCCAAATGTAAAACCTGTATGCATGAACGAGCTTGCGCCGCATGGATTCGTCATGGAGAAATTTTATATAATGATTTCGAATATTCCGTAGATGACTGTCCGTATTATAATGAAGAAATGGGCTTTGCCGAGAAAACAATACATCTTTATTGGAAAACATTTTTGGGTGGAGCTGCGGCATTTATGAAATATATCCAGGAACATTCTGATAATAGTGTAGAAGATTTGCTAGTTAGATTTTGTGAGCAATATGGCGAAGTAAGAAAGGTGCAATCGAATGAATAAATTTAAAATGGAACTAACTTGGCACAATTGCAAAACGTGTCAGCCAGAAGAAGATTCAAATGGATGTCTCATTATTACAAATGGTAAGTTAATTTACGAAGTTGCGTGGTCTAGATTTTGGCAAGGTTTTGGTAGCCACAACATAGAAATTAAAGATGAAGACCTTATTAACTGGTGGTGGGCAGATATTGTGCAGACTGTGCACAAGGCACCAGAGTTCAAGGAGGGACTAAAATGATTTTATTTTATTGTCGTATGATGGCACCTGAAAGGAGACGAAGCAATGCAAGTTCTAACAAAAGAAACTTTAGACGCAGCCGTCAAAAAGTGCAAAGAGAGTGAACGCTATAGAGTTTTAATCATGACTAAATATGCAGGAGATCATGCCAGAATACTTGATTATTTATCACAAGTTGGCGCAGATGTTGTACGTTGTTTTGGACATCCATGGGCAAGATTTTTAAATGGAAGTGTCATTAATATGCTATCGAGCGCATCTAATGCAAGAGGCTACAAGGCAAATTTGGTTTTATATCAAGAAGATGTTGTTAATGGAAACCCAGAAATAATGAATATTCTATGGTCTATGGAAATTAAAAATATGGGGTTTAAACTTTTTAAAAACGAGGTATAACTATGTACGAAGAATTTGACAAGTTAGAAATGGAACTGAAACTCCTATATGCCAAAGATGCAATCTTTAGAATGATTTCGCAATTTCATCATGCAAGTACAATTGATGATAGTGAAGATCTATACATCTTCAACTATTGTGAATCTGCGCTAGAGTTAGCATTTGAGGTTCTTGGCATCGAAGAAAACTACATTCCATTAATGCAGTTTTGCATAATGTGGGAAAATAACAACCGTGCGCTTTGGGGCTATAACATTCCAGATAAACCGTTTGGCGGCTTAACTGCAGATATTTATTATCAATGTTTTAAGGATGATTATGAACTCTGGCAAAGAACCTTGGAGGAAATCGCAAATGAAGATTATTAAGAGTGGAGACCGACGACCAAGGCGCTTTACTTGCAGATATTGTGGTTGTGTGTTCGTTGCAGAACTTGGTGAATATACTGTTGCAGCAAGTGGTGATAATTTTTTTGTACAGTGCCCTGAATGTAACAGCAATTTTGATATGAAAGCACCATTATATACAGATGAATTTGTGATAATAGATAAAACTGAATCTACTAATTATAATGATTGGACCCATAGTATGTATTGTGATTGGATGCAAAGGCAAGGTATGTAAAATGAATTATAATTTTCGAGGGAAACGTGCCGAGTTAGGTGTATATGATGATGCTATGGGTTTTACGCCAGAAGAAAGAGAAACGTATCATAATATGTTGGTCAATCATAGTTTTGATACTGGATTAAATATATTCGATGACAAACTATGGATTTGTGGTGATGATGTTGTTGAATCTGTCGTGCCATCTCCAAAAATATTGCATGATAAGATAACTGCGGAAAGACATGCAGAGATGCTAGTTGCAGTTGAAGAATTTCTCGAAAACCATCCATTAGATAAGATTATAAAGATAAATGGTAGTAAGTTCGACAATACAGAATTAATGGAGGAGCAAAATGGAAACTAGATGCGTGCCTTTTAAATTTACAATTGAAGGACAAGAAATTGAGGCTTATCTAACAGAAAAGAACTGGGAATTGGTTCTCAAAGCAATAAATAAAAAGAAAACTGGATATGAGCGTGCAGACTACAATAAAATATATTTTACTGAAGGCTGCGGATATGTTCAGAGCTATGCTGATTGGGGTAAAGATATTGACGAATCATATTATAAGTGTGCCAACTATTATTCTGACAAAACTGTAGCTGAAAATAATACTCGTGCAGACAACCTTATGCGCCAGTTGAGACGGTTTGCGGTTGAGCATAGAACAAAGGATGACCCAGATGAAAAATTTTATATTTTTGATATGAAGCAAGTTGGGTTGCAAATAGCACGAAACACTGATAAGTATATTGGTCCATGGTTTGATACTTTACATGCAGCTTCTCAGGCAATTGAAACTTTCCGTGACGAACTAATTTGGTACTTTACTGAATATAAAGACAGCCTATGAGGTGACATATGGAATATTTAAAACTAATTGTACTTATATGCTTTGTTATACCAGTAGTAATATCAGCCATTGTTCTTATTGTTCTAACGGCGGCTTATATAAAAGCCATGATCAGAAGAAGAAAAATAAATAATATTTAAGAGGTGTTTTAAATGTCACATGGAATTATCGGTGGCATCCTAGGTATTGCCATCGCATTTGTTTTAGACTTTATTGGTGTGGACACTTATGTAATTGAATTTTTGCAGCCCTATCTAACATTTGCACTTAATATTTATCATTTTTATGGGCTATTTGGAATTTTAGGTGCTGTTGCAGGCATTCTACCGTGGTAATTAGGAGGGTTAAAAATGAGCGGACGTTATATTAGACAAGAACCTTATGTTGATGATCATGGTATTTATGTTCCAGAAAAGGAATATGTGCCTGAAGACTGTGTTAGTACATATCGCTGCATTATGACAAAAGAAATGTTTGTTGAGGCATACAACAAATGGATTAATGGATATACTAGCATCCATCATTATGGCGAAGATGATGCTGATTGTTGGAGTGATGATTAATGGGTGGCCCAATTGAAATTCGTAAAGACGGTGTGCCTATTTGTGAGTGCGCAAATGAAGATTGTCTTTATCCTTATGAAATTATGAAAGATATGATGAAGTATGGATATAAGTTTTATCAAGATGGAAAGATTTATAAACCAGAAAAGAAGAAGCAAGAAAAATAAAATATAAAGGCGGTGATGTTTGTTGGCGAAGCAAAAGAAATTACAACAATATGTATTTAAGATAAACTCTACTCTATTGCGTAAAAATGATTGGAATTTAACTTTGCCGCTAAACAGAGCTAGAAATACAACAGGGCTTGTCGTTGCCCTAGCAGATTCACAGATCCTATCTTGGATCAATGAATTGAATGGAACTGAAGATTATGATATTCAGGCAAAAGAAATTAAGCGACAAATTAAAGAGATTAAGAAGCAGCCAGTGAGCCGTAGTAATAAAACTAAAATCTCAAATTTGTATAAGCAGCTATATAGACTTCAGTTCAAAGAAGATTATCTGTGTGTCATAATGGATAGAAAATCAGACTATGACCGTGCTAATCAAGGTTTTTATGTCAATGGAATTAAATATCTGCGTCTTTTGTGCACTACAGGAGGCGTAAAAACATCAACAGTTGTGTATGTTAGCGAGAAGTTGCACCCTGAATTGAAGAAGCGCATCGAGAATGGCAAGAATAATGAAGTAAAACTTGTCCCCGCAAAATTGGGAGCCTATGAAGCCTTAGCAGCCAGCGGATCTCTTGAAGTTAGTTGGCCAAAGGACAAATATGCGCCAATTCCTGGCGGAGTTATAGTTATTCGTGACGCCTTTACTGAATTTTATGCAGATTTGATTAACATTGATGATAGTGATAGAACTCAGGAGCCAATTGTGCAGTTTGCGCCAAATCAATTAGTTAGAAATGACTGTTCAGACGGATGCTCTATGATGCTCCCTTCCCTATCTAGGCGCTGGAATGGCGAGCTTAATGATGATTATGAGCACACAATGAGTGGATGCAATCTTCGTTGCGCATGGACCAAGGGTATGACATTCACTTTTGATTATATAAAATTTGCAGAAGAAGTCGTAGGTGCCTCAGATGATTGCCCTGAAAAGTATTTGATAAAAGATATTTGGGGCCAAGAAAGAGATATTAGAGACTCTGAATTAATTATAACTGAGAGTCAGTTAAAGCTTTGGAGCTGCTATGATTCTTGGGAGGATTATTATTCTAAGTGCTTAGAAAACAAGTATACTATCAGAGTTGCAAAGACTGCGCCGCATGAAGTTGATACAGTTAGACAGTTAAACTATCAGTTTATTCAGTCGTTAAACCTATCTGATGAAGATATTCAAGAACTTATTGCTCCTACTGTTAATGAAATTAAAGACACTATTGGTTTAGATCATAGAAAAAGCCTTGTGTATCTTTGTGGTAAAAACTTAAAAGCAGAGAATATTCAATACACAGACGCCGCAGCAAGGGCACTAATGGCAAATGCAGACACTATAAAAGACCCATATATACGCAATAGAATCAAAAAAATGATTAATAAGCGTATCAGAGAGGCAAAGATCGGTGTTCTTGATGTTAGTGGCAACTTCCAAATCATCTCTGGTGACATATATGCACTATGCGAGAGTATGTTCGGTTTAGAGGTGCATGGATTGCTCAAAGCAGGTGAACTTTACAGCAAATACTGGAAAGATAGTGGTGTTAAGCGTGTAATGTGTGCAAGAGCGCCAATGTCAAATGAGCATTCTCTTGTTTCTCAGGACATTTGTTATGATGATAAAGTTGAGTATTGGTTTGAATATATGGACACAGTTGCTGTTGTAAATGCATGGGATACTATGCCAATGGCTCTTAATGGTTTTGATTTTGATGGAGATTTGTTATTTACAACAGATAGCCCTCCCCTGCTTAAGAATCAAAAGAATCTTCCAGCGCTAAATTGTATTCAGTACAATGCCTCAAAAATAGTTGTTACAGAGGCAGATGTTATTAAGGCAAATAAGAATGGATTCGGTAGTAAGATTGGCAGTATCACTAATAGAATCACTGCAATTACATCTTTGATGGCAAATTATGAGCCTGGAAGCGTTGAATATGAGACTTTAAGGTACAGAACTCAGTGTGGACAAGCTCTGCAGCAAGAGGAAATCGATAAGGCCAAGGGCATTTTACCCAATCCAATGCCTAAAAATTGGTACATTTTTAGTGAAAATATCATAAAAAATGACGATTCTGATGAAATTAAGGCCAAAAAAATGCTAAATCAGAGGCTTTGTGCAGAGAAAAAACCATACTTTTTCGGTTATAATTACACTACTTTAAAGCAAGAATATGACATTTTTGTGCGTGATACGGATGAGCATATTCAGAGTGTAACGGGCAAAAATGTACTAGATTTGCTTAAAAATGATGGAAATTTGCCAGAAAATGAGCAAAAAATCTTGGAATTTTATAAAAAACGGCTACCTTTAGACGTTTCTCCGTCTACTATGAACCGTATTTGCTGGGCGATTGAGGATGAATTTGATGGTGTTGATCTATTTGAGAATGTGAAGTTTGACTACTCTATTTACAAAAGTGGGTTTGAATACTCGTTAGAGGAATATGAGCTTATAAAATTGAAGTGCGAAGCTTATAAACAGAAAAAACGTGATATAAATAAGAAAAAGTTTGTTGAACATGAGGATATGGAAGAGAGCGCAACAGACCAAATTGTAAAACTCAATGCAGACTTAGAAGAAAGTTGCTTCTCAATATGCACCAATGAACAAGTGTTGTGTGAGATTTTGCTTGATATTTGTTATCGAGATGGTATTGATGTAAATATTGTATGGAACTTGTGTGGGGACGTTATTGTTGACAAACTTGTCAAAAAGTCTGGCACATATAGCTATCCAGAACAGGACGACAATGGAGAGTTTAGTTATGGTGGAGTAAAATTTACTATGAAGAATATTGCAGCTGGAGGTGAAGTTAATGATTAATTTTAAATTTGATGATAGAAAAGATATTGAAAACAAGATATCTTGTAATTATGTAAATCAAGATAATCCTGAAGATACAATTAGAGATCTTGCAAGATATAATCATCACATTTTAGAAATGAAAAAAGAAGATAATTATGATTCTATTTTAACGTATATGGCTCAGAATTGTCCTGACTTTTATGAAGAGAAGTATTTCAAAATCATTTATAGAAATATTGCAAGTGCAAAGAAGTATAAGTTTAGAAGTGTTAATCCAGTTGTAATTACTAAGTCTGAAATTGATAAAATCACCAGTTTAAATGACATTAGGAAAGAAAAAATTGCTTTTGTGCTTTTGGCAATTGCGAAATATTATAATAATGTGTCTCCTGACAACAATAATAGGATGTATATATCTATTAGTGATTTGTTCAAACTTGCAAGGGTGTCAATTCCATGTAAGGAAAGAGCGAGCTACTTACACTTTGCTTATCAAGAAGGAATCTTGGTTGAGCATACATTTGTTGGAACAAATTTAAAAGTTGTATCTTTCGTTGATAATGATAGTGATTCAGTAATGAAGCTTGGTGAAGATGATTACAAAGAGCTTGCATATGCTTATTTGAATTATAAGAGTGGTGGATATAAACATTGTAAGGGCTGTGGAAAGTTATTTAAAATGCATAAGAATTCCCCTGGTAGGTTGTATTGTAAAGAGTGCGGACAGAAGGAAGAAACTAGCGGCTTTAAGGCAATTAAGTGTATTGATTGCGGAGCAGATATTGTTGTTAGTGTGTTAAATACTAAAACTTGCAGGTGCGAAACATGCCAAGACGTACGAAATAAAGAGCTAAAATCAGCAAGAAATGCAAAATACTATGAGCAACATAAAAATTAAGACGCTTGCCTTAAAACTTACAATACAAAATTAATGTTAAAAACACTAGGGATTCTCTAGTGTTTTTGGCATTACAAAAATTATGAATTGAATTTTCATAAAATGATAGAGCTTGTTGTGCAAATTAAACAAGATAACATTAATAAAATTAACAACACGGGGAGGTACAAAATATGGCAAAAGCAGCAATAAATCAAACTTTAAAATTAAATGCTAGTGGCATTTTAGCAATTCAGAGTGACGGCGCTTATATAGAAAATGGCGACACTGGTGAATTGATTAATTTAAAAGACCTATTATCTGAGTTTGCTGACAAATCCGTAAAGATATCAGTTACTTATGATTTTGATTATGGTAATGAAGAATAATTAGTGCAAACAAGGGGGCAAAAAATGGAACGAATAATGAAAAAACAAGAGCTTGCTGAAGAACTTGCGGCGAGAACTGGTTTCTTTAAAAAGAATGCTAGAGAGTTTGTTGAAGCTCTTTCTGATATTGTTATTGAGCACTTTGAGACTGCTGAATTTGGCGCAGATAGTGAATTACATTTAGCGCCAGGAGTTGTGCTCGTAGGAAAAAGAAAGCCGTCTGGTGAGGCAAAAGATCCTCGCACTGGTGAAGTTATTATTAGTCCAGAGAAAGTTATCCCCTCTGCGGTATTTAAACAATCTGTGAGATTGAAATTATATAAAAAGCCAAAGGGCTATAAAAAGAAAAAGAAGGGGTAATGTTATATGGTTGATAGCTTAAAGAGAATGGAAAACGAAAATGACGAGCAGTATTTCTATAGAATTTGCAACATGAAAGAAACTCTTGGATTTACGTGGCCACAGATGGCGGAAATTTTCAATAATGAGTTTGGATGCAATAAAGGCGATACTGCGTATAGAAAGCGTTGGAATGCATTTAAGAGTGTGCTTGATGCAAATACTGATAAGATTGTTGGCGACAATTCATATTCCAATGAACTACAAGATCAGATTGACGAGTTGTATAAAGCGAAGAGATTACTCGCTGATCAAAGACGTGAATATAATAAAATGCTTGTTAGTGATGCCAGAGCAGACAATTTAGCAGAAAAGTTAATTGAGGCCGCAAATCTTGTTCCTCTAAAGGATTATTCCAGTGTTTTTACATTTAAGAATGATACCTCTGTTGAGGAAGCAATTCTTTGCTTGAGCGATTGGCATTATGGACAAGTTTCAAATAATATTTGGAATCAGTATGATACTAATATCTGTTTACAGCGTGTGTCTAAGCTATTTGAGAAAGTTGCGTCTGCTCTGATGGAGCATGAGATTAAAACACTACATGTAGTCCTATTAGGCGATTTTGTGAATGGTTCAATCCACACTGGTTGCAGAGTAGCTTCTGAAGAGAATACATGTGAGCAGTTAATGCATGTTTCAGAAATTCTTGCAAACTTTATTAATGCAATTTCTGCATATGTTGATGAAGTTAATGTTTATTCTACATATGGCAATCATGCACGTACTATTCAAAACAAGAATGATAGTATTCATGCTGACAATATGGAGCGTGTTATTCCATGGTGGTTAAAGCAGCGCCTAAAGGAAAATACCAAGGTTGACATTGTTGATAGTGAATATCATGAGTTTATTTATTTTAATGTTTGTGGATATAATGTGGTCTGTTCCCATGGAGATCTTGACCAGTTCAAGAACCTGGGCATGACCGTTAATAGTTTGTTCTCTAAGAAGTATGGCAAAACAATTGATTACACTTTCTCTGGAGACAAGCATCATCTTGAAGCATTTGAGCAGTTTGGCGTCGAGTCTACTTTAGTAGGTTCTTTGTGCGGAACTGATGAATATGCAAATAACAAGAGATTATATTCCAATCCTATGCAGACTTTGTGTATTTTTACACCAGAGGATGGAAAACTATGCTCTTATAATATAAAGTTATAAATGGTATTCCGTCACCTTTAAGTGCGGAACGTTAGGGCTGGTTGTGTGTGGAAAACACTTCCCTGGTCCACCGAATTGCGTGGAAATTCTGCGCTAAGTCTTGCCTGAGTGACTATAAACTCTGAACGGGCAATTTGTAAGACCCGTCCCTGCGGGGCGAAATCAGGAAGCTAAGCCAGACTTTGGGGCTGGAGCGTCGTTCAAGAGGACAGAAAACTCTTGTCGAGTAGGGGTTCATTCCCCTACTCTTTTTATTTTATAAAATACGAAATTTGAAAGGACAATGAAAAATTATGGAAAACATCAAGAAAGAATTTAAGCTAGTATTTAATAGTGGTGTTGCACGTAGACTACTAAAGATGGGTGTTAACATCGCTGATATTAAGGCAGATAGAGCAAATCCTGACAAGACTGTGTTTGTATTCAAGAGAACCCCCGAGTTCGAGACAGCATTTGCACAGATCAATAAGGAAATCGCAGAAGCTAAGGCTGCAGAAGAAGTCCTATAATGGGCTTCTTTTTTGTTTAGAAAGTAAGAAAGGAGGTAGAGTGAATGGCAAGAAGTGCTGGAAAGAAAACTACTTCCACTAAAAAGACGGTTGATGAACCTATATATCTATGTCACTATTGCTTAAAAGAGAAGAAGAAATCTGAGTTTTATATGAGTACAGACCCTTTGGTTTTAAGCGGCGTTACTTCAATTTGCAAAGAGTGCACTAAGAAGATTGCATTGAATTGGGATGAGCGCAGACAGGAATACGGAACTTGCACTAAGGCTTCAATTCAAGAGGCATTAGAGCGGTTAGATAAACCATATATAGAAAGTCTATATAATTCTAGTTATCTTGAATGGGCAGATCCTAATAATAAAAAACCAAGAACTACGGTGTGGGACGCATACATTAAGAATGTTGGTTTAAAGAATTACAAGGGTATGCGCTGGAGAGACAGTGACATATATGATGTTTATGTCGAAAAGGCAAAGCAAGCAGCAAAGATTGAGCTTGATAAGGAAGACAAACTTCCTGATGCATATCTCCCAGAAGTTAACGATGAGTATAAAATTAATCGTAGAGATGTAATTAGAATGACAGGATATGATCCTTTTGCTAGTTATCCAGTTGAGGAAGATAAGCCAGTGCTATATGCACAGCTAATTAGTTTTATAGATGATGAAACTAAAAATGATGGTATGAAAATGAATGCAGTTATTCAGATTGTTAAATCATTTAATCAGATTCGTAAAATTAATGACGCAATTGATGAGCTCTCCTCCGATACTATGAAACTTAATAATAACAACGGAACCATTAAGCAGCTTGCAGACACTGTATCTAAGCTGTTAGCTGGAGCCAATGCGCTCGCAAAAGATAATGGTATATCTGTAAACTTCAATAACTCTAAAAGTAAAGGTCAAAATACTCTTACTGGAAAAATGAAAGAACTTGATCTTATTGGTTTTAGAGATGCAAAAATCAATATGTATGATGTTGATTATTGCAAAGGTATGCAACAAGTCGCAGAAATCAGTTCAAAGGCACAAGTTGATCAAATTGGATTTGATGAAAATGTAATGGATGAAATTCAGAGCATTAGACGAGAGCTTGTTGACACATTACAAAAAGAAAGAGATAAAGCAGTAGAACGTTCTAGAAGACTACTTGTTGAAAACAAAGACTTAAAAGAGTTCTTAAAAGAAAAAGGACTAATTGATGAGTTTGGGCAGGTGGTCGATAATGAATGATTTTATTTTAACTGAAAAAGACATTATAGAAAGTTGTATTGAAGACTGTTTTGAGGGCTATAAAGAATTAGCTGGCGAACTTGAAGACGCTTTTGGTTATGGTGGAATATTTGTTAGACCAAATTTATATAACATGACAACCAAAAGATATCAAGAAAAAATGGACCTTTCTGAATTTTTACAGTGGGGGCGCAGAAATCCTTCTAGATTTATAGAAGAAGTATTCAATGTTCAGCTAATGGATTATCAAAGATATTTGATTGATAATTCATGGAACAAGCCTTTTGTTGTTTGGGCAATGTCAAGAAACGGAGGAAAATCTGTACTTGCTGCGTTGTTCATAATGGCAAAGATGCTATTGATTCCTGGCTTTAAGGCTTACATATTGGCCGGTGTTGGCTCTCAGTCTATAGAGTTGTTTACCAAGATGGAGCAATTTGCTATGAAGAATATTACTTCATTTACTAATTTAAATGATATTTTCCAGAGTAATGTTGTTAAGTCGCAGGCTAACTCTACTGGTTGGGTGCATAATCCAGCATCATATACTGTTAGAACATATGGTGGTTCTCAGTGTTTTACATTGAACGGTGCGTTTGACAATAACCGTTCAAAGCGTAGTAACCTCAATGTGTATGATGAGGCGATGAATGCCGCTGATGAGTTATTCCATACATCTGAACCATTTACCACTCAGAACTCTGAATTTAAAATGGGTAAAGATTATGATGCAGATGATGTATTGGCAGAGCCAGTACCATTCCCTAACCAATTACTATATTGCTCTTCTGCAGGAAGAACAGACCAATACTTTTTCTCAAAATATAAAGAATTTTCTATACGTATGTTTGCTGGAGATAAACGCTATTTCTGCGCAGACATTTCTTGTGATGTCATCATTAATGCTACTGTTCATAATAAATTGTGGCCAGTTCCCCTTCTAACGCAAGAGAAGGTTGATCAGGCAATGAGACAGGATAAAGAAGCAGCATTAAGAGAATATAAGAACATCTTTACATCTGAGGGCGGAGATGGTCAGATTATTAAAAGAGCTACTATTATTAGAAACTCTGTGTCTAGACCGCCAAAGCTTACAAATGAAGATGGCAAAAGTAAATGGGCTTTATTTTATGACCCAGCAAGAAGTGCGGATAACTCTGTAATTTTGTGCGCAGAGTATTATGAAGATCCAGTTGTTGGATGGAAAATGAAAATACAAAATGTAGTCAATCTTCTTAATGTTATGAAGAAGAAAAAGACTCCAATGACTACACCAAATCAAATTAAAGAACTTAAGAGATTGCTTCTTGAGTACAATGGACAAGGCACAGCAGACTATGAAAATATATTAGGATTATATATTGATGCCGGTTCTGGTGGTGCGGGTGTTAATATTAGCGACTTTTTGTGGGAAGATTGGAAAGATGATAATGGTAATATGCATAGGGGCTTAATTGACAAGGAATATAGCCCTGAAGAAGTTAGATTATATCCAAATGCAATTACGGATAAAATGCGTTTAATACAGCCATCTAAATATAAAGTTGAAATGTTCAGAGCATTAATTGAAATGATGGACATGAATTTAATTGAATGGCCAAATGAATATGATAATCGTGGTTATATCATGGTTATGTATGATTTAGATACCAAGACTGGCGTAAAAACACCAAGATATACCGAACCTACAGAAAAAGACGTTAAGGATTTAAAGAAAAAGGGCATTGAGGTCATAAGAGAACAATATGATCTTGATGTAAATGAAGAAGTTGCTTTAAAACAAATTGATTTGATGAAAACTGAATTAGTTAATATCTATCGTTTTAAGCAATCTTCAGGTAACGATAGATTTGATCTTGCTCCTGATAAGGCAAATAAATTAAATGACGACCGAGCATATGTTTGTGCTATGGCAGCTTTTTTATTGCAAAAACTTCGCAGAGAGCATTTGATAACTAGAAAAGTTGACCAAAGTGCATTAGAAGAATTTTTTGATTTTAAAAAACCAAAAGCTAGACATAGCTATTTTAACTAAGGAAGGAAGGTGAAGAAATGGCTGAAAATAAAAATAAGAAATCAGAGCTTGAAAATGTTAAATTTGTTGAAAGCCTAGAGACGATGAAACAATATGCTAAGGCAGTAGAGGATGCATTAAAACTCGTTGACTTAACATCAAACTCCACAAAAGTATGGACCGTGTTTAGTAAAGAGTCGTTACGGTCATATTTGCAAAACCCATATGCTTCAAGTTCTCAGGCATCTTTAAGAAATTTAGCTAAGTTTTTATATACGCTTTCATTTCCCCTAAGAAGAATTGTTAATTATTTCGCCAGCCTTCCTGACTTTAGTGCATATAAAATCAATTTAGATTTTAGCCTAATTGAGGACAATGACGAAGAGTCTTTGTTACAAGACTATGAGGATGCGTGCAGATTTGTGCGCAAGATGAATCTTGAACTCAATATGTTTAAACTATTGGTGACGGCGTGGCGTGAGGGTATTGTATACTTTCAACCATATCAAGATGATGATGGCACAATGTATTTAATGCCATTAGATTCACAATATTGCAAGGTTGCGTCAGTTGGTTATAATGGACTGCTACATGTTGCGTTCGACTTTTCTTTCTTTAGAGGAACGAATGCATTTTATTTAGATGTGTGGGACAAGGAGTATAAACAGAAATATAACAAATTTGAAAGAGACTCTTCTTTAAAATGGCAAGAGCTTGATACAGCAAGAGCATTTAAGATTGATCTGGCTGATATTGATTTAGTTATTAGCCCATTTGCTTCACTGTTTGAGGGTCTTATTGATCTTATTGACTTACAGGCTTTGGTTGCTGTGAAGGATTCCTTGGATATTTATAAGTTACTAGTTATGAAGATCCCGCTGCTTAATAGTTCTAATCCAGATGACTTGGCATTGAACTTAAATCTTGCAAAAAAATTCTTTGCACTAGCGCAAGATTCTTTGCCAGAAGAAATTGGATTGATTTTGTCTCCTGGTATGGACGTCGATAGTATTTCATTCGATAAGAATGCAACATCTGATACTAATGCTATAGCAGATAGTTATCAGAACCTGATGGAGCAGACTGGTATTTCTCAGATTTTTGACAGTAGCCGTTTAACTGGCGCAAGCTCTGTGAAAATGAGTATGCTTTCTGATGCTTTGATGGCCACTCGTGGTATTATGAAGCAAGTTGAGGCATTTGTCAACGAAAGAATATTGATGCAGTTCCCAAATAGTCTTGCGTATATTAAGTTTATAGATACTACAATTTATACAAAGGAAGATAGAATTAATCAGATTGAAAAAGCTGCATCATTGGGCTTGCCTGTCAAACAGGAATATATGATGCTACTTGGGTATGATCCTCTTGAGACCATTGCATCTGATTGGCTTGAGACAAAACTTGGATTCTCTGTAACTAAATTTATACATCCGCTTGTTAGTGCTCATACACAGGCATCAGGATCTGATACTGGTGGCGCACCTACTAAAGCAGACGGAGAACTTACAGATGAAGGTGCAGAGACAAAAGAGAAAGAAAAAAATAAAAAGTAAAGGGGCGATGTATATGAATAGCGCAAAATTTATTGTTGTACAAGATAAAGAAGTTGCCAATAAAATGATTGAGAACGGATTTAGTCTTGTGTCTAGTATGAGTGGCATATATACATTCATGAACATGGTTCCGAAACATTTTACATTTGAAAATATCGATGTTAAGAAACTAGCGTATACGAACACGCTAGTTTTTTGATATATAAACAGATGTCTGAAATTCTATAAGAAAGGAGGACAAATATGGATAATAAAATGTTAACTGTTGATGATTTGTATAAGTTTTTTGTTGAACAAAATAAGAATGTGAACTTTAGTGTTAAAGAAACTAAATCACCAATTGTTGTGTCTGTACCAGGCACATTCGCAAAAGAAGAAGAAGAAATGCCTGGACTGTTAAAACTTAAGCTCAAAGTTTGTCATACTGATTTAAATCGTAATGGCTCATTTATTTCCAAAGAAAATATGGAAAAAGGTATGCCTACTTTAAAATATAGACCAATTTTGGCATATATTCATGAACTAGAAGATGGCACTAAGGATTTCTATGCACACAATATGGAAATAGTAGAAAATGAAGATGGCGAGTCTGAAATCAATTATATTGAAAAACAGGTTGGCTGTTTTACGGCAGATGAACCATGGCTTGAATATGATGAAAAAATGGATAAGACTTATGTTATGGCATATAGTGTTATTCCAGAATCATATACGGAAGCAGCGGATATTATTCGCAGAAAAAATGGTACAAAAGTGTCATGTGAATTGGTAATAAATGAATTATCATATAATGCAAAGGAAAAATATCTAGATCTTACAGATTTCTATTTTTCTGGTTGCACATTGTTAGGCTGTGACGAAGAAGGAAATGAAATTGGTGAGGGCATGCTTGGCGCACGAGCTGACATAACAGATTTTTGTCACAAAGAACCTATATTTACATATCAAGACAAAATGATTGAAGTGTTGGAAAAGTTAAATGTAACTTTGTCTAATTTCAATACAAATACCACACAGAAAGGAGGAAACGAAATGAAGTTTGAAGAATTACTCTCAAAATATGGTATAACTGCTGAAGAAGTAACTTTTGAAATCGAAGGTCTTTCTGATGAAGAACTTGAAGCAAAGTTTGTTGAAATGTTCGATAGTGATGACAACACTGATGATACCAGCACAAGCGAAGGCGAAGGAGATAATGGCGACGGCGAAGGTGATGATGCTGGCAGTGATGATACTGGAGATGATGATGGTGACGACGACGGAGATGGCGACGGCGATGATAACGATGATGGTGATGTAGAAAAATTCACTAAAATCTTTACTGTTGAGCTAAGCCATGATGATATTCGTTATGCATTATATAATTTAATTTCTCAGTATGATGAGGAAGACGATGAATATTATGGCATCAGATCCGTATATGATAATTACTTTATTATGTATGGTTGGCGCAACAACAAGCTTTATAAGGTTGGCTATTCTGTAGATGGTGAAAATGTATCTTTGGAAGGCGAAAGACAAGAGGTTTTTGAACTGATTGTTACTGAGTCTGAAAAGATCGCTATTGAGAAGATGCGTGAAAATTATGATTCTCTAGTAAAGTATAAGGAAGATACAGAGGCAGCAGCGCTACAGGCACAGAAGGACGCAATCTTTGCTGATGAAAAGTATAAAGATGTTGTTAATACTAAATCTTTCCAAAAACTAATTTCTAATTCTAAGGATTATTCTGTTGAAGAGTGCACTCAGAAGGCAGATGAAATTCTAGACGACTTCAGCTCTTTTGCTGTTAATTTTGCTTCTAATGACGAAGTAAAAACTAATAAAACTATTGGTCTAAACTTTAATGCTAAGCCAAGTAAAAAGAAGTCTGCTTATGGCGGTCTTTTTGAAAAAGATGAATAATTTAAAACATTTGGCGGCTATTGATAGTCGTTTTTTTGTTATATAAAAAACAATTTTTAATTTAAGAAAGGAATGTATTTAATTATGGCTCAGGATATGAATTTAAATGTAAGCCACATCGTGGCAGAATCCACTAACATCCTATCCACCAACTTTGGCGGCGGTCATATTTATAGCATCACTATTGATGAAGATATGGACAATGGCCTACTAGTTTGTAAGGATGAGTACATTGGTGATGAAACTTGGTCCGCTAAGGACTATGTTGCAGGTGAGGAACCCCTATTCCTACTAGCTCCTCCTATCGTTGCTTTTACCCAGCTAAAGGGTTATGCAGACGAGGACAGATTCTACAACAAGCAGGGTGACAGAGTTCGTGCCTACACTCTAAGAGTTGGTGACAGAGTTTCTCTATCTGAGAACGCTTTTGACACTGCTCCTGTTGAGAAGCAGTATGTTACTTATGACGCTTCCGCTAAGCAGTATGTTGTTGCTGACGCTAAGACTGAGGGTCAGTTCTGCGCTCAGGTTCTAACCAAGATTGTTCGTAGCAATCTAATCATGTACAAGCTACAGGTTGTTAGCCTGTAATTCTAGAGAAAAGGAGGATGAAAAATATGGCTAATCTAATGAATTTTGACGCACATGTTCGTGCTATTTTCGAAAATGACGAGACTAAGTTTGTTAACTTCAATAAGCTAATGGTTGATGCTTCCATCAATAATTATGAGGAAGGCATTGACGCTAAGACTGCTAATGAGAAGATTAGAAAGGTTTTCAGAGAGGCTATTGGTGTTTCTGAAAATGCTACTAAGCAGGAAATTCGTAAGGCTATTAAGAAGAGAGCTAATGCTCAGATTCTATTTGACCTAATTGAAGAGCTAGTTCCCAACCTACTAAAGAGCGGCTGGGCAGAGAACCCATTCTTCAGAGAGTTCGTTGAAGAGAGATATCTAGATGAGGGCGATGAGAACATCTTCTATTCTGAGGATAACTCCGTTCTAACTGTTTCTAAGGTTTCTGGCTCTCACTGGGATCTAGACCGTCAGAGACTAGGCAAGGGCTCCAGCTTCTCCATTGAGACTTCTGAATACGGCATTGCTGTTTACAGCGAGTACGAGAAGCTAATCTGTGGTCTAGAAGACTTTGCTACCTTTATCACCAAGATTTACGAGGCTATTGACAGATTCGTTAACGAGGCTATTTATCAGGCTCTAATGGATGCTGCAGAGAAGCTACCTGGCGGCGCTTCTGGTGCAGGTCAGTGGGTTAAGACTGGCGCTCTAGATGAGAACTCCAGAGGCACTCTAATTCAGCTAGTTGAGGATGTTCAGATGGCTACTGGTGCTAATGAGGTTATCATCATGGGTACTAAGTCTGCTCTAACTAAGGTTACTGGTCTACAGAATGTTGACTGGATCTCCAACGAGATGAAGAACGAGCGTCATACTACTGGCAGAATGGGCATTTGGGAAGGCATTAGACTTGTTGAAATCAAGCAGGGCTTTGCTCTAGGTGACACCACCAAGAAGCTAGTTGATGACAAGGTTCTATTCATCATGCCTGTTATGGACAACAAGTTCATCAAGCTAGTTAACCGTGGCGAGGATCAGCTAAGAGAAGTTCAGGACAAGACCCTAAATCAGGACATGACCTATGACTACAGATACATGTTCCAGATGGGTGTTGGTGTTCTAATCAACCTAATCTTTGGCGAGTGGATCCTAGCTTAATTGTATTAGAAACAAAGGAATAAAAGGAGAAAAAAGTTATGGCAAAAAATACAGATATTAATGAAGTTGAAGAAGTTAAGGCTGAAACGAAGAAGGAAAAGGCGACTCAGAAGAGCGCTAGAAAATATGCTCCAACAGACAGAATTCCCTGTCGTAGCCTTACATATGGTGAGCTACTTTTAACTGGTCCCAAGACCAAGCTATTGCATACTTGGGCCAATTATGGTGATGTTACTGAAATGGAGTATCAGGATCTACAGGCTCTAAAGTCTACTAGATCTTCTTACCTATACAAGCCTAGATTTATCATTGAGGACGAGGAACTTGTTGAACAGTGGTCTGGTGATTTTAAGAAGATGTACGACGAAATTGTTGAAATGGACGTCGAGGCTCTTTTTAGACTACCAATTGGTCAGCTAAAGGCTAAGCTAAAGAAGGCTCCTGCGGGAGTTCAGTTAGCTGTTAAGAACATGGCTGGCGAAAAGATTATGAATGGTTCACTAGATAGTATCGCAAAGATTAAGGCGATTGATGAGGTTCTTGATACTCAGTTAATGCTATATATTAAGTAATTTGGAGGTGAACCTATATGGGCACTCCATATGAAAAAGTATATGGTTATTTTCTAAATTCTACTACGGACTTTAATCTTGCGGATTTAGATGATCATACACTAAATGAAATGCTTAAAGGTTGGTTACATAGTGCAATTGTAAAGACACGCACAGCAAGTGATTTCACTCGTGATGATGATAACGAAGTTTTTAGCAATGAGTTGAGTGATTTAGATATTGAACTTCTTGCTATGGGTATGCGCCTAGCTTGGCTAGATCAGCGCATCAATTCCACAGAATATACAAATTTATTTGTTGGTGGAAAAGAAGAAAAGTTCTATTCACCATCTTCCCAGTTGTCTGAACTTCGTGCTCTCCGTGCAGATACACTCCGAGAGATGCAACAACTTTACACATATAGCACATACAACAACAATTCTTTCTTTGACTAAGGAGGCGTTTCCGATGAATATTTATAAAGAAACTACTCCTAGTCAAATTGCTGCAGAGAAGACATATATTCGCTCTGCAATTTTTAAGCTTCTGCCATATAAAGAAGAGTCTTACGAATATTTAAATGAATATTTTGGCTCAGTGCTACAACTACTTCAAGGTTTCAATAAGGTTTCTGGCAACCAGCCGGAGATGGTCAGTATTATTAGTAAGATTGCATATGCACGTGATGTTGAAGATTTTAGTGAATATCGTAAGGCTATTCTTGATGCCTGTGGGCTGGTAGAGCGAATCAAGGAGAGTGATCCTAATGCTTGATTCATTTAGACTTCGCATGGCTGCGCTTGGTGGCTATGAAGGTGAAGCTAGGCGTAGGAATGCTCAAAATATTATGGATGCATCTTGGATGCGAGATCCAGCTACAAAACTCGTTTATGTTAAATGGGTTGATAGTGGTCTTCCTTTAATTGATGATGATGATATTCCAGTTTACGCTAAATATAACGTAAAGTCTTATCACAATATTACAGGAGATGCGGTTTCATATTTATTGCAATTTAGATTAGAAGATATAAGAGCCAATCCTAATATTAGGGTTGGTTCTTATGTTCAAATTATGAATGAAATGGATGAGCCTGAATGGTGGTTGATTGTTCATTATGACGATAGACTACAATTCAGACAATTTTCAATTTTGAAATGTACATGGACTTATAAATGGGTTTCTAGAGTTAGTGGCAAGCGTATTGTGTATCAGTGTCTTGGTGCACCTCGTAAACAGAACTCTTACAACAGTGGTGTTTGGTTAGACTATGTAACTCAGACTGTTGAAAACCAGGAAGTTTTATGGCTACCAACAAATAATGATACTAAAACTATTGTTTATGATACTAAATTTTTGAAGTCTTCAGAAGGTAGATATCCTCCTATTAAGTGGACAATCACTAAAATAGAAGATACTGCAATTGATGGAATTTCAAAATTTACTTTGGCGCAGGATTTCTTTGATCCAGCCAAGGATAATGTTGAATTGATGATAGCTAATTATTATGATTCTTATGTTGAGCCAGAGGTTCCCGAACTTGAAGAAACTCCAACTGTAAATGCTTTAGATATTGTCTATTCTGGTTCTCCTGCTGTTCGTGCAGGCGGTGGATATAAAAAATTCACTCTTAAGGAACGTGTAAATGGAGAATTGGTTAATGTAACAGATGACGTTGAGTGGAGTATAGAGTTTCCTGATGGAGATCTAGAAAAGCTTGAATACTCTGTAAAAGATAATATATTTAAAGTAAAATGTTTGCCATTTTATGATTTAGTAGGTAAAACATTTACCATTATTGCGGAAAGTAAACATAGCTCAAAATCCCTGGTTGTGGAGGTGATTAGTCTATGATGCGAGATATTCAAAATATCGATGATGACATTAGCGGAATGAAGAGAAAGATTAAACAAACGTTAATAGCCGACACGGACATTCTTGAAGTATTACATAATCCTGCTATTGATATTGATAGTCCAGATGAATTTCTGGATACTAACATCTTTGGATTTATTAGAATTCCAAATACTCAAGACACTGTTCGAAATTTCATTTGTGTAACTGTTGATGACATTGAAGATCATAAGTTTAATGAAGTTATGAAAATTCAACATATTACATTTACTGTTATATGTCATTTGAGTGATATAAAGACTGAATATGGTATTGATAGACATGACCTACTTGGTTATCTGATTAGAGATACTTTTAATTGGACAAATATGTTTGGTTTACAATATCATCTAGTCTACAACAAGGAGAGTACCATTGACGGTGATTATTATTGTAGAACACTAAAATTTGAGTCAACAAAAACAAATGCGCTAAATAATGCAAGGATGGCGAATCCTCATGACAGGCTTAGACGTTGATGATTTAAAACTTTATATTGGTGATGATTATGTCATCAATGATAATATTAAAGTTTTACAACCAACTATAAGAAAAATAGCGGAATTTGGTGAGCGTGACTTTTTTTCTGTTGTTCATACAGTAACAGCCATACCGTCTGATATGAAGTCTCAGCTTTGGGACATGGGTCTTGACTGGATGGAAGTAGATGATTTTGAGTTATTTGTAATGCTTGCACAGACTTTAACTCCAGATAGAACTAAGCTTTTATTTGGAGATTTAGATTTTTCAAAATTGAGACCATTTAATCACCCGCATATTGAGGGTGAAATCATTTTGGCAGATAAAGAATCTGGAATTCTTATTGACAAGATGATATATCTAAAAATTGTATCCTATCTTCGCAAGGCATTTAATATTACGCCGAAGGTTGAAAAGGCGATGAATAAAATGACCAAGAAAATTTTAATTGAAGATGATAGGATGAAACTTAAACTTAATAAAGATAAGCCTTTTAAGTCTTTTTTGTTGCCACTTATTTCATCTGTTAAGGTTAAGCAAGGTTATACTAAAGAATATGTACTCAACATGGGGTATGTAGAATTTATGAATGATGTTGCTAGACTGCAGGTAATTCATAATGCAGACCATTTATTGAGTGGTGTGTATGCTGGCACTATTGATATGAAGAAAATTAATAAGGCTGAATTGAATTGGATGAAAGAGCTGTAACAATTTGTTGCTCTTTTTATATTTAAAAATTATTTTATGGAGGAAATTATCATGGCTGATAAAAAATTTGATATGAATAACTTTGTTATTGATAGAATTATCCGTGGCGTTGCTCTAAGCCAGAAGGATGATTCCGTTCTATTCTCTATTAACCAGATCCAGAATGCTTCTCTAAACTGTGCTTCTGAGTCTACTGATGCTGTTGACGCAATGGGTACTCCTATTGCTACTTTCTACAGAGCTAAGTCCGCAGAATTCTCTGCAGAAAACGCTCTATTCGACATGAACCTAATGGCTACCCAGCTAGGTACTGCTAAGAAGGTTGCTGACGATAAGAATAAGATTGTCATTCCTGCTATGGAGAGCTTTACTGTTACTGAGGGCAGAAAGCATGAGCTAAAGCACACTCCTGTTAAGGCTCCTAAGGAGATGTATGCTCTAAATGATGATAGCACTTTTGGCAAGCCCTATAGCCTAGGCACTGCTGCTTCCGCTGATGAGTTCTCTATTGCTGACAGAACTGTTTCTCTACCTACCGATGCAGAGCTAGTTGTTGGTACTGAAATGTTTGTTATGTACGAGTATGAGACTGACAAGGCTGTTGAAGTTGTCAACTCTGCAAAGAACTTCCCTGTCGGCTGCAAGTTTGTTATGGAAGTCCTAGGCTGCGACGTTTGTGACCAGACCAACCTAGTTTACGCTTATGTTATCTTCAACAACGCTAAGCTAAGCCCCGACTTCGACTGGTCCATCGCTACTGATGGTACTCACCCCTTCTCTATGAAGGCTCAGCAGGATTACTGCGACAAGGAAAAGAGACTATTCTCCATCGTCATTCCTGGCGACGCTGAGTAATTTGTTAAAGTAATATTTAACAATACAAGATTGATGTATTAGGTGTTGGCTAGTGGCGTAAGTCACTAGCCAATACTATAATTATAATGCATGAAAGGAGCGTGAGCCCTATGGCCCGTAAATCTAGAGAATGCTATCTATGTGGCACAGAATACCGCTATTGTGGCACCTGCGCAAATGATAGACTAAAACCCGCTTGGATGTCCGAGTTCCATAGCGAATCCTGCAAAAACATCTTTGACATTTGCACCCGATTTAATCTAGGCATGATGTCCAAGATCGAGGCCCAGGATGCACTAAAATCCTGCGACCTATCCAATAAGGCAAATTTCAAATCCTATGTCATCCGTGACCTAGATGTAATCTTTGCCGAAGAACCCAAGAAGAAGACCAAGAAGGTCGAACCCGTGGCAATTGAGCCCGAATCACATGAAGTAGTTATTGAAAAAGAAAATTAATAAGGCACTATAACTTCATGCGAAACGGAGGTTTTAGTGCCTTATTTTTTTATGCAAAAAGGAGGAGAAGGAATTGATCAAATCTATGATCACAGGACGAGAATATGCCGAGAATAACTGTGTCTACGTAACCAATATGTTACAAGCCCAAAAATATCTCGCATACCTTGGTCCAGAGTACCTTCTAGATATTTTATATACAGGTACATATAGAAAAGACTCCCTAGTCTTTGTCTTTCAAAAGTGTCCAGAAACACGCAAGGCAAAAGAACTATGGGATGCACACGAATTGAATTGAGGTGTTATATATGGAAAACACCATACTAACTCTTATCGGAGATGTTCCAGTATCTGAACAAATTGCCGCAGCCCTTGAGCGCATGTCCCCAAAAAACCACACTCACGACTACGCAACTCTTGATGAGGTTGAAGACTTAAAACGAAAAATAGATATGCTTATAGGTCTTGTTGGAGATACATCTGTTGCTGACCAGATTGCTATGGCACTTAAAAATAAATAAAACATTACATTTTTTATAAAAGGATGTGATTTAATTGAGCACAAAAAAGATTCAAATTATAGGCACACTTTCTAAGCCAACTGCGAGAATTGCATACGTAGACTTACTAGCCGCAAACTGGATTGGCGATTCAAGCCCCTATTCTCATGTTGTTGAAATTGATGGTGTAACCGAAAATAGCCAAGTTGATCTCACTCCTAGTATTGAACAATTAGTTATTTTCTATGAGAAAGACCTTGGCTTTGTGACCGAAAACGAAGGTGGCATTGTAACAGTATATGCTATCGGGCAAAAGCCTGAAAATGACTATACTATCCAAGTAACCATCACGGAGGTGGATGTATGAGCAGAAAAATTATTGGCGTAACTGTTGGTACTACACTTCCAAAACCGAACTTTAAACAAACTGACCCTACTAAGGGTGACTATATTAAGAACAAGCCTGACTTTGAAGGTTTGAAATCTAAGGTAGATATTGTTAGTGGTTTGGTAGGAGACATTCCTGTTGCAACACAAATTAGTGACGCTTTAGATAAAAAAGCTCAAGTACAAATTATCACTTGGGAGGCGAATGATTAATGGCTTTATATTTAGGCAGCAGTGAAAAACTGCAAATTAATTTAAACGGCACTGCATGTGATTTAAAGTTATATTCTGAAACTCCTGTCGTAAATGGTGATTTGCCAATATCATCAGACGGTTATGTATTAAGAGACTTGAGTCTATTATATTTAACGGCAAAGGATGGTGGATAATTATGGCAACAGAATATAAATTACCTTATACCGCACTTGATATAAATAGAAGACTAGGAAAAATTGACGAAATAGATTCATTAAAAGATCTTGTCGGAGCAGAACCCGTACAAAAACAAATTTCTGATGCGGTTAAAAATATCGGAGAAGCTATCAAAACGGATACAACTCTTAAAGTGCGTGGCAAAGCCGCAGATGCTAAAGCTGTTGGTGATGCAATTGCAAATTCCAAAGTAGAAATTGATAAAACTCTGAAAGTTAGTGGTAAGGCTGCGGATGCAAAAGTAACTGGTGATGAAATTACCAAATTAAATAACCTTGTTGGTGATACACCCGTTGCAGATCGAATTGCTACAGCCGTTGAAGAGTTAGCAGGGAACGTTTATACTCACCCTGACACCCACCCCGCTAGTATGATAACTGGATTATCTGGTGTCGCTACTAGTGGAGATTATAATGATTTAAGTAATTTGCCAGAACAGTATGTTCATCCTGAGAGTCATCCTGTAAGCATGATCACTGGTCTTGCTGACGTTGCCACAAGTGGCAATTACGAGGATTTAAGTAATAAACCAATTATTCCCGAAGAATATACACATCCAGAAACTCATCCTGTGGATATGATTACAGGTTTATCTGATATTGCAGTTTCTGGCGATTACGCAGATTTAAAGAATAAACCTACTATTCCAGATGAATATGTGCACCCATCTACTCACTCTGTAGATATGATTACTGGTCTTTCTGGTGTAGCTGTGAGCGGTGACTATAATGATTTGATTAATAAGCCAGACATTTCAGGTGAATATATTCACCCAGAAAGTCACCCTGCAAGCATGATTACAGGACTTGCCAATGTTGCGGTTTCTGGTAATTATGAAGATTTGAGTAATAAACCCACTATCCCAACTCAATATATACATCCTGATAATCATCCAGCAAGTATGATTACTGGGTTGTCTGGTGTTGCGACTAGTGGTAGCTATAACGATTTGACGGATAAGCCGACAATTCCTAGTATTGATGGTTTGGCAACAGTAGCTTATGTAGATGAAAAGTTTGCTAATGTTGGGGAAAGCGGAGGAAGTGGAACATCTACTGGTCTACCTGAGTTCACCACCGAAGACGAAGGTAAAGTCCTGAGCATCAAAGACGGTACTCCCAGCTGGGAGAGTGTTAACGCCGGCTTCGGTAGTGTAAGCGAAGTTGATCTGTTCCCAGAGCGTGTAGCGGACGATTTCCGTCCTTTAAGTTCCTATGGCGGATTGTATGGTACTGGTTATAATTTCCCCGAGAGCGGACTAACCAATGACCTTACCGACAGTTTCGAACTAGCATTGGGCGAAATTTATTATGTTGAGTGGGATGGAGTCGAATACGAGGTTACCCCAAGCGATGCTAGCGCTGTACAGTCCGGTGCTTTGTTCCTTGGTAACGGAGCTCCTATGGGTCTGCCCGGTAATGGGGAACCGTTTGCGGTTGGATGGACTCATGCACAAGGAGTAACATTCATCAGCATCGATCAGCTTGAATCTCACACCATCCGCATCTACCAGAAAGTCGAAACTACCTCCGCTATCAGCTGGAACGACCTCGCAGATAAGCCGTTTGGCGAAGAGAGAGGTCTTGTGGATCTCCTGCCCGAGACGACTTATAGCGAATTCTTTTTCGAAAACAATTATGGTGCGTACGTAGCTAACGAATCCGTTACCTATAAGCTGACTGTTGGCGAAACATATACCGTATTCTGGGACGGCCAGGAACATACCTGCATTGCACAAGACAGCAGTTCCTTAATGCCTAATACTGTGTGTATTGGTAATGCCTCAGCTTTTGGATTGGCTGGTAACAACGAACCCTTCGTAATTGCATGGGAGACAACCGATGAATACGGAGATTTCGGTATGTATATCCCGCTGGTTAACGCTGGTGAGTCTATTCCTCATACTATTCGTATTGCTCAAGAAGCCGATATTGTTAACCGGCTCGATAACAAATATCTGGATTTCATGAACGTCTATGAAGCGAAAGATATTATGATAAATCCGAGGTTTCCATTCGATCTTGTCAGTGAAAATTACGAATCGTCGGGTAAGTCCTTATATATGGCCGAACTGATGGACACTTCTGAGTATGGGCATTTCGATAAGCTGACTCCTGGAGCTAAGTACGAGGTAATCATAAATGATAATGTGCAAATAGTTACCGCAAGTGAGATGGTTATCCCCGGAGTAGAAGGCGATTTCGTATTTTGCGGTAACAAGACTCTTGATAAACAAATTTTTGGAGACGACGCCGAGAATACATATGAAGATTTCTTGATTTGTGTTGTAAAGCAGGTAGTCGATGGTGCTCAGAGATGCGCCGCCGCCATATATATTACTACTACGGATACACATAGCGGAATAGGTGCTCCCGTTAGTATTAAACAGCTAGCATGCAGTATCATCAAGAAGGAATATCTTCCTGATGATATCGGTGGAGGTAATGATTCCAATGTCGGTCCTGCTCTCCCCGAAGTCAGCACGTCCGACGCCGGTAAATTCCTGAGAGTCGGCGCCGATGGTAACTGGATTGTCGAAGCTCTACAGGACGTATCGGAGGTGGGCTTATGAGCGAATATGTAATTATGCCCACTGCTGATTATAAAGCCGCTTGTGATGCTATCCGTAATGCATCTGGCAAGAGCGATCTTATTAAATCTGGCGAACTTGAGGGTGAGATTAAGGCTATTGCGAATAAGATAGGCAATATTTCTGGCGGTGAGGTTGCAAAGAGCAAGGCAATCAATTTCTATGATATCTACGGAAACATTATCTATTCTTACACAAGAGCAGAAATGGCGGCACTAGAAGAACTGCCAGAAGCACCAGAAGTACCCGGCTATAATTTTGTTTCGTGGTCATGGACGTTAGAAAAATTGAAGTCTACCCCATTTGCAGATGTTGGAGCGCAGTACAAAAAGGAAGGTTCTGTGGCAACGGCGTTGCTTGTTGCTGATGTGTATGATGGGTTGACATTACCTTTATATTTCAACCCAAGTTATAAGGGAACCACATATATTGATTGGGGCGATGGTAGCGAAGTATCGTCTGTCACCACAACAAACACCGCCCACAACACATCAACTTACTCTGCAACGCATACTTATTCTATGACGGGTATTGTCGTTATTGGAGTATGGTTTATTCCTACTGATAGAACCTGGGGCAGTCTTTATCTTGGCAAATACGGCACATCCGCTTCTTCCACAAGATTTGGAATATTTGGTGGATCATTAAACGGATACAATAGAATTCTTTTAGCTTTCACGGGTGCTTCTGCCTATCCTGGAAATGCGGCGCTTTATAAAGAGTACAGTTTGAGATATCTTTGCTGTGGTTCTTCATCTTATAGTTTTTATTCTCCGAATAGTTGTTATGCGTTGGAAACGGTAGCTTTTATGGATATTCAGCTTAAGGCTAATTGCTATAATAGTTGCTATTCAATAAAACGGTTATCTGTTGGAAATGGTGTCAATTCAGGTGTTTTACCAGGTCTTTATGGAGTACAAGAACTTTCGGTACATAGCGGTGGAATCTACAATTCTTCGCTTGCTGGAAAAAATTTGATTCTTCCCCTTAGTAGTGTTCAACCACTAGGAACAACACTTTATTTTGGAACGAATCTTGGAAGAGTCTATGTCCCTGATGATTTAGTGGATTCTTATAAGGCTGACTCCAAATGGAGTGCCTACGCAAGCTATATCTACCCATTAAGCGAATACCCAGATTATTAAAGGAGGAAAATAATATGCCTTTCAGCACAACTTATGCAGACAATATTTTCAATTGGGCCATGGGCAAACCTGTTTCCTTGAGTGGACGTTATTAAATAAAATATATTATTAACAAAAAATACCATCTTCCGGGATGAAGGAACAATAAAAATTTAAGCCATAATTATGGCATATTAAAAAACAAGAAAGGAGATAAATTGTCTTGATTACGGAAAACTTATCGACTTTAAAAATACACCAATTGACACAAAAACAGTATAATAGAGAACTAGAATCTGGAACAATGGATAAAAATGCTTTGTATTTAACACCAGAAGAAGCAATTGATTTAAGTGGTTATGTTACTCTTGAACAGTTAAATGAAAAAGCAGATGCTATTCATACACACGAGATTGTTCAACCGTATGACACTGTAAGTGGTGTAGAGACTGTTACGGTCGATCATGCATCTACGACCGAACATGATTTAACCGTGGTGTTAAGTAGTGAAACGTATGCAAACTTTTCTGATATAACTGTAATTTTAACTAGTGGTGATGAAGAGCAAGTTATAGTTGCAAACACCAATGGCAATGTTATCGGATTACGTTCTAGACCAGATTTTACTTTGACTCTACGTTGTGATGCAGACGATTTTGATGCTTCCGAGATTACTATTACATGTACTTATCAGATTGACTTAGAAAAGGTCTTACAAGATTATGTGTTAAATGTAGATCTTGACGGTGATTTTGGTGAAGATAGCGAATCCTCTAACGGTAGCTCCGTTATTATAGACCCTACATTATCTATTTCTCTGGCAGCTGCCGATGCTAAAGCGGTAGGCGTTGCAATTAGTGACTTGGACACCGAACTTAATAATAAAATTGCAGCTGAGAGAAGTAGAATTAACAGTTTTGTTTCATTGGCTAACGGAAGTACTACTGGAGACGCAGAGCTTACTGATATCAGAGTATCTTATGACGGCACTACTTATGATGCAGCAGGTGATGCTGTTCGTGCACTTGGCAATGAAATTACATATTTGCGTGGTAGTTTAAGAGACTATATTGATGCGAAAGCAATTGATGGTCTATTATATGAAAATAATAAGTTATATCTAACTTACAATGGTGAAATTGTATCTGACCCAGTTGAAATTGTTGGTGGCATCGGCGGTGGGGTTGGTGGCTCCAATAATAATGCTACCATTACTTTTACCAACACATCTGGTTGGATTTATAAAACTATTGCATCTGGTTCCTCTTGCCCTGTTGATTTTGAATGGAGCAGTTTAGAGGACTATATTGCTACTGGACCAGGCGTTATAAAGGTTATTGTTAATGGTATTCAAAAACATACTGCCGCTATTCAGCAAGGTAGTCACACATTAGATGTTTCTCCATGGCTAAGTTCTGGCGACAATACAGTTAAAATTAACATATCTGACATCTATGGCAATAGCCGTACAATTTCAGTAAGTGTTACATCTGTATTATTAACTATAGCATCTACATTTGATGCAAGTATTGCGTATACTGGAGATATTAGTTTTACATATACTCCTACTGGATCTGCAGAAAAAACTGTACACTTTGTTGTTGATGGAAAAGAAATTGGTATTGCAAAAATGACAGCCTCTGGCCGTCAACAACCATATACCATTCCTGCACAGACTCATGGAAGTCATATTTTAGAAGTGTATTTTGACGCAGTTATTGCCGGTGAAACTGTTGAAAGTAATAAACTACGTTATGATCTAATATGTTTGGAGGATGGTAAAACCACGCCAATAATTACAAGTAGTTTTAATGCTGATACTGTTGAGCAATTTGATAGTGTTGTTATTGATTACTATGTATATACTCCAAATGCTTTAACTTCACCAATTACATTAAAAGCAAATGGCGCAGAAGTGAAGCCTTTGACAGTTGATAGAACTAAACAAACATGGACTTATCGTGCGGATAATTCTGGTGAACTTAAGCTTACTATTACATGTGGTGATGCTGTTAAGACTTTTGAACTAACAGTAAGTGAAAGTAGCATTAATGTTGAAGCAGAAACTAGTAGTTTAGCACTACACCTATCTAGTTATGGTAGATCTAATAACGAAGATAATCCTGCTGTATGGCAGAGCGGTGATATTGCTGCAACCTTTACAGGATTTAATTTTAATTCTGATGGTTGGTTGAAAGATGGCGATGGTATTGCAGTACTTAGAGTAACTGGCGACGCAAGACTAACTATTCCTATGCAAATTTTTGCTACTGACTTCCGTACTACTGGTAAGACGATTGAGTTAGAATTCGCAACTAGAGATGTCCTAAATTACGACTCTGTTATTTTCTCATGTTTCTCTGGAAACCGTGGTCTGCAGATTACTGCTCAAAAAGCATTCTTGAAATCTGAGCAGTCTGAAATTAGCACTCAGTATAAAGAAGATGAACACGTTCGTTTGGCATTTGTTGTGCAGAAGCGTGCGGAGCATCGTCTATTAATGGTTTATATTAATGGTATTTTGTCTGGTGTTATGCAATATCCTGATGATGATGATTTCTCTCAGATGGAACCCGTTGATATTTCTATCGGTAGTAGCGATTGTACTATTGACCTATATAACATTCGTGTTTATAACAACAGCCTAACTCGTTTCCAGGTTCTTGAGAACTGGATTGCTGACACTCAGATTGCCTCCCAAAAGAAGGAAAGATGGCAACATAATAATGTATTTGACGAATATGGTCAAATTGTTATTTCTCAGCTACCAACAGATTTGCCCTATATGGTTATATCCGCTAAAACACTTCCTCAGTCCAAGGGCGATAAGAAAATTGTTAGCGGTTATTATGTTGATCCAGTAGATTCTAACAGAAGCTTTACTTTTGCTGGGGCAGAGGCGGATGTTCAAGGTACGTCTTCTGCTGGATATGCAAGAAAGAATTATAAAATTAAATTTAAGGGTGGCTTTGTACAAAATGGAACAAACACGGAAACTTACAAGTTACGTGATGATTCCGTCCCGACTTCTGTATTTACATTCAAGGCAGACGTTGCATCTTCTGAAGGTGCAAATAACGTTGAACTAGTTAGATTGTACAATGATGCTTGCCCATATAAGACTCCACCACAGAAAGAAGATGGATATGTTCGTCAAGGAATCGATGGATATCCTATGATTATTTTCCAAGATGATGGTACTGAAACTATATTTATCGGTAAATGAATCTGCCGATGTAAAACTCTCTCTAATATACGGCGAAAACCGTGCGGACGGCAACGCCTTGGAAGGATAAACAACAATACAAAATTAATTTTTAATAGGAGGTGACGATATGAAAGAACATATTAATCATTGGATTATTTATATGTATACTTTTCCAAATGGCAAAAGATATATTGGAAAAACTAAACGCACATTAAGTAGAAGACAAGGGTGTGATTTTACTGGATATGAAAATTGTACAGTTTTATGGAAAGCAATACAAAAATATGGTATCGAAAATATTCAGCAAGAAATCTTGTTTGAGAACGATATGACAGATGAGTATGCATCAAGACTTGAACAAATTTGTATTTTACTTTTTAAAGCAAATTGCAATAAATTTTCAAATCCTAAGTTTGGATATAACCTAACAGATGGCGGAGATGGTGTATTAGGGTGGCACCCAGACGAAGAGAGGCTTGAGGTTTTGCGCCTACAGATGTATGAGTTTGCAGAGAAACGAAGAGGAACACATCCTTCGGAAGAAACTAGAAAAAAGCAGAGTAAAGCCAAACAAGGTAAAAAACGAGGTCCAATGTCCGAGTCTACCAAACAGAAAATTAGTATTGCAAATAGTCGTGAAAACATGAGCGAGGAAACTCATGTTCGACGTAGTAATTCAAAGAAAAAGAAAGTTATCGCCACGCATAAAACAACTAAAGAAGAAATAATTTTTAACAGTTGTGAGGAAGTGGCAGAATATTTTCATGTTGGCTTCTCAACCGTTAGTAGATGGTGTAAGAAGTTGCGTAAACCGTCTGTTGATTATGATTTTGATTATTTATCCACCAACAACGACTGAACGAGAGAGCGTCATAATGTGACGATGTAACAGTCTGAACACGAGCAACACCGCTATAAAGAAGCTCGTGAGGAAAGCTCAGAGGTAATCAGACCACTTAAAGAAGAAGCTTTCCCGCCTATTTAAAATAGGTCATAAAAGTAACAGCTTGAAGTACAATTTTAATAATGATAAGTCCAGTCCAGAAGTCTTTGGCTTCGCAGCTGGTGACGAGTCTTGGGAAATCAGAAATAATACATCTAATCGTGTTCTATGGAAGTCTGCTGATTTCAATGGAACAGATTGGCTAAACGACTTTGAAGCTAGATACCCAGAAGATAACACTAATACTGAAAATCTATCTGCCCTAGCTACTTGGCTGGTGTCTACAGATCAGAGTGCAGCCACTAATGAGGCGCTAAATCCTGCCGTAACATATGGTGATGTCACCTACGACAAAGATACTGCAGAGTATCGTTTGGCTAAGTTTAAGAACGAGATTTCTAATTACTTAGAACTTGACAGCGCTTTATTCTATTATTTATTCACAGAACTTTTCTTGATGGTTGACTCTAGAGCAAAGAACGCCTTCCCCACTCTATACAGTGGTGGTAAATGGTGCTGGCTACCTTACGATATGGACACCGCTATTGGTACTAATAACGAAGGTGCCTTGACATTCTCCTATGAGTTAGAAGATATCGACCAGACTTCTACTGGAGCAGATGTCTATAACGGACAAGATAGCGTTATGTGGATTAACCTACGTGCAGCATTTATGGACGAACTTCGCACAATGTATCAAAAGTTACGTTCTGATGAAGCAATTTCTTATGCCGACACAGAAAGACGTTTTGAGGAACATCAGAATGTATGGCCAGAGGCTATTTTCAATGAAGATAGCTATTATAAGTATCTTGAGCCCCTATTTAATGACAATACAGCATCATATCTAGGAATGTTACAAGGCAGTAAGGCAGAACAGCGTAAGTGGTGGCTATATAATAGATTCCGTTATATTGACAGTAAGTATAACGCTGGTGATGCACAAAAGGACTTTATTACTCTTCGTGGCTATGCTAAGGATGATATCACAGTTACTCCTTATGCTGATATTTATGCAACCATTAAATACGGTTCTTATCTAGAGCAGGTTCGTGCTCTTCGTGGTGGTAATTATACTCTAGAATGTCCACTAGACAATGTTAATGATACAGAAATTTATATCTACTCAGCTTCTCAGTTGGCTGATATTGGTGATATATCTGGTCTGAAGGTTGGTTATGCCGACTTCTCTATGGGCACAAAGTTACAGAATCTAAAGGTCGGCGATGCATCTGCTGACTATAGTAATGAAAACTTAATCGAGCTATATCTTGGCAATAATACGTTGCTAAAAACACTAGATATACGCAATTGTCCAAACTTAACTCAGTCTGTTGATGTATCAGGTTGCTCTAATATTGAAAACATCTATTTTGATGGAACGGCTATTACTGGTTTGACTCTACCTAATGGTGGTATTCTAAAAGTTCTGCACTTACCAGAAACTATTACAAACCTAACTCTTAGAAATCAAACTGCATTAACTGAATTTGTAATTCCATCTTATGCCAATGTTACAACCTTAAGACTGGAAAACAATAGTGACATTATTAATCCTATGGATATTCTTGAGCAAGTTCCTGCAAATAGTCGTGTTAGAATCATTGGTTTTGATCTTGATGTTGAATCTGTTGACGAAATTGTAGCATTCTACGATAAGCTAGACACTATGAGAGGACTTGACGAACAAGGTAATAACATGGACAAGCCTCAAATGTCTGGCAAGATTCATATCGATCACATTTATGGTTCTGAATTAGAGCAAATGAACTCTAGATATCCAACTATCACTATTACTTATAATAAACTTACAAGCTATCTGAACTTCTACAACGAGGATGGTAGCGAGCTACTTTATACTGCTATAGTTGAAAACGGTGGAGATGGGATGTATGTTGGCTCTGAGGTAACTAAAGAAAGCACCGCACAATATGCATATGATTTTGCTGGATGGAGTAAGACTCCTGGTGGTTCTGCTGAGAATGATGCTATTGCTACTGTTATTTATGACAGAAATGTCTATGCTTGCTTTAATGCAACTGTAAGAAAGTATAATGTATATTATTATAACGGAGACATTTTGTTACAGACATATACGGATGTTCCTTATGGTAACAGTGTAAGCTACACTGGAGAGGATCCAGTATATAGTGGTAATTATGCCGAAGATTGGGAATTTGTTGGATTTAGTCCAGATGGCAGTTCTATCGTAGGTAAAACAAATTGCTATGCTCAGTATAATTATATTGGTGTTGTATCTAGAGCATTAATTAAACGTAGTTTAGGCGGCGAATATGAGAATGATAGAGTTACTGAAATTGGAAGCCATGCTTTTGATGGATGTTCCGAATTGACCGCTGTATATATTCCAAACGTAATAAGTATTGGGGATTCGGCATTCGCCAACTGCAACAAGTTAACTGATATTAATGTTCCTAAATTATTAGAGATTGGTCACTCTTCTTTTGTACAATGTTCGTCGTTGAAGAATATAAGTTTCTCACGTGTAACTAGTGTTGGTTGGTATGCATTCCAGTTATGTACAAACTTAGAGAAGGCAGAATTTTATAAAACATGTCATTTTAAACATGCGTTTATGCAGTGCGAGAAGCTAGATACGTTAATATTACATAGTACTGACGCTATATGTACAACAGAGTCCTCTACACTTGGTGGAACTAAAATTGCAAACGGTACAGGTTATATTTATGTTCCTAAGGCATTGATTGAACAATATAAGACCGCACAGTATTGGAAAAATTATGCCGACCAGTTCCGTGCAATTGAAGACTACCCTGATATTTGTGGAGGTGAAGAATAATGGCAAATTTTATAAATACTGTTGATGCACTTGGTGATAATGTAGTTGCTGATAGTATTATTAATCGTAGCATTGTTGAGTGTAAAGATAATATTGTTTCATTTATAGGCGATGATGCATTCTATGGTTGTTATGAATTGACAACCATAGATTTTCCTGCCGTTACTAATATAGGAAATAGTGCATTTAAGTATTGTGCATCATTAGTTACAACCATTTTAAGAAACGAGAGTATGGTGTCTTTAGCTCATAAGAGTGTGTTTGACAATTGTTATCATATTCAAGGTATCACAAACTCAACATATAATACAACTGGTGCAAAAAATGGTTATTTTTATGTGCCATCTGTTCTGTATGATTCTTACATAGCAGATAGTGTATGGTCTACTTTCGCAAGTCAGTTTCGTAAGTTAGAGGAGTGGACTGTGGATGGCACTACTACTGGAGAACTAGATCTCGTGAACAGACATATGGTTAGATTCTTTAACAGTGATGGTACTCTATTGGGCTATCAGATTGTTGCAACAGGAGAGGATGCAAGTTACGACGGTACACCTGTTTGTCCTGATAATTCTTCTGCTCCATTTGTTGGATTTAAACCTCAGCCAATTAGCGTGACTGCCGATGTGGATTGTTATGCACAATACATATCGTTTGCAACTGCAACATGGGCGGAGATTGCGGCATTGTCCGAAAGAGGTGAGGCGGCAAACATTTTTGCTATTGGTGATACAAAAACCGTAGAAATGCTTGATGGCGGCAGTATCACTTTTGAAATTGTCGGATTTGACCATGATGATTTGGCAGATGGAACTGGCAAAGCTGGTATCTCTATTTTGGCAAAAGATGTTCGAAGTTCTGACAGTCACTACGATAGTGCAAAGGCAATCTGGCCAAATGGAACGTTACGAACACAGGCACGTGGATATAGTGAGAAACTTCCAGCCGATTTAGTTTCTGTGATTAAGCCAGTTCTAAAGAAAACTTGCATAGGTACGCCAGACACACATACCACATCAACGTATACAGAAACAATTTGGCTGCCATCTGTGGGCGAGTATTGCATATCTAGTAATAATACTGATGGTCCTACTTATGAACGTTTCAAAGTCCAATTAGATAACGTTAGAACTTGCAGTGGTAGTGCCGTTAAAGCATTCGTTCGCAGCACCGACGGGTTTTGTAATGGTTACAGATATAACGCTATCGATACAGAAGGAAACGAGATAATTTACTCTGGAGGCTATTATACAGCATACATTACAATTGGTTTCTGCGTCTAAGTAACCAAAAGCACCATCCTCCGGGGTGGTGCTTACCTATAACAAATATATAGTGGGGTGATAAAAATGAATATTGTACAAGCACTGCAAAAAGTTAAAAATGACTTGTTAGTTTTTATTACTACCAATTTAAACAATAAGTCAGACGTAGGTCATACTCACGATGAATATGCAAGTTCATCTCACGATCATGTTTTGGCAACTACATCTGCGCCAGGATTTATGGATGTATCCGATAAAGTTATGTTAGAGAATTTATCTACACTAGTTGGAGATACTTCAGTTTCGGAGCAGATTAATAACGCAGTTGATCAAATAAACATTCCAACACTTGCCGAGCACTTGACGGAAGAAGAGATGATACTATCGTCACTACAGTATGGAAATGAATTCCCATCTGTAGGAATTCAAGGAAAAATCTTTTTTAAGAAGGCAGGAACTTCTTAATATAAATACTTAAAAAGGAGGCAAAGAGATGGCAGAAATTCTTGTAACTGCAATAAGAACAGAAAAAGGAGATCAGCGAATTGACTATAATGCCTTAGCTAATTTGCCTGAATTTGATGCCACGCTGTCTAGCTCAGGAAAGATTGCTGACGCTAAGGCAGTTGGTGATAAGATAAACGAAACGATAAAAAATATTAATACAAAAATTGAAGAGCATAAATATTCTGCGGAAGATGTTACTAGTGGTATTTTTAGCACTGATAGAATTCCAGTTATTCCTATGAGTAAAGGTGGTACTGAGGCAACATCTGGTAGTGATGGCTTGAAAAATTTACTAGCGGCTGGTCCAATGGTTTTATCTTCTAATCAATATGGTGTAGCAGATAAGTTACCTGCTTCGGCAATAATAGGACAAATATTTTTTGTGAAAGCTGAGGTGGGTAAATAATGGCGAGTACACATAGTTGGAGTAATAGCAGCAATACAACATCTTATATAAATGGAGAATCATACAGTAGAATAGGTGCTGGCATAGCAACTGGCGGTGAAAGAATAGTTCAAAAGCTTTGGTTTACAACTGGCGATACTGGCGGAACAAGTTTTAATTTTACATATTATCCTTATATGTATTGGCTGGAAGGCAGTGGTGTTTATTTTGAAGATGCTGGCACTTTAAGTTATAAAATAGTTCCTAAAAGCGAAGAAACAAAATATTATAATATTACAAGTGGCGGCACCGTAATGTCTAGAAGTAGTGGTAGTACTGTTCATACTGTAACAAATCAGTCTTATGTATTTCTTCCAAATACTGAATATTGTATATTTCTTTACGGCACCTCCAAAGGCTTCTATTTATATTCCTATGGTAGCTCTTTTGGTTCCGCAACCCTAACTATAAACGGCAATTCAGTATATAATCTTACTACAAATGCAACTAATTCAACTATTAAAGTTACTTGTACGGAATCTCCACTTGGAAAAACCGCAACAGATGGTACTGTTCTTAATAATAACACAACTATTTATCACGGTGATAAGTTAAAGATAACTTTTGAACCAGATACTGGGTATAATATTGACACTCATACAGTTAATGACTCATCTTTTACTTCTGGTAATACACATACTGTATCCAGCGACGTAACAGTTAAGTCTACTGCTTCTGTGAAATATTATAAGCTTACAGTAACTGAAGGAAAAGGCTCAGATATTACTATTACTTGCACAAGCTCACCTCTTGGTGGAGTAACAACACCAAAAGATTTGAGTAGTGGCGGTACTATTTATTACAACGATGTACTGACAATATCTTTTAAGCCAATTGAAGGGTATAATCTTGCTACCCATACAGTTAACGGTTCACCTTGGACTTCTGGAGTAGCATATACGGTTTCAGATAGTAATGCCAAAAATGTAACCGTTGCATCGACGGCAACTGTTAAATCTTATACACTTACGGTAAGTAAAGGAGAAGGTTCTTCTATTACTATAACTAGAACAAACTCTCCACTTAAGAGCGCTACGGAAACAAACCTAAGCGGCGGTGGAACTATTTATCATGGTGATGTGTTGCAAATAACCACTTCGGCAGACATAATACATGAAATATTGAATCAGACTATAACAACGTCGAGTGGAACCGCTTCTTTCACATCTGGCGATTCTCATGCCGTTAAAAGTGATGTTACCGTAGCTACAACTACAAGGATTTTAGGTATCGCTCATATTAGTAACGGCACAGAATTTGAAACATACTTAGTTTATATTTACGATGATGATGGATGGTCTCAATACATACCTTATATTTATGATGGTACAAATTGGGTTGTCTGTAATTAGGGGGTGAAAAGATGCCTCAAAACATATTCAAAATTTATGATGGACGTACAAACTTCTGGCAGTGGGACACCAAGCAAAAGTTAATTGTTTTGGATGATCGTATTACCGAGGTACGTTTTTCTAATAGGAACATGGAACATTCTAAGAGAAGACCTGTTTATACTGATAATAATGGTGTTAGAATTTGTAATGTTCCAGATTTATTATTGCAACTTCCAAAGAATTTAGTTGCTTATGCTTGTATGAAAAATGATGATGGTTCATGTAGTACTGTTAAAGCAGTTAAGTTTGCTGTCAATAGACAACCAATTCCTGCCGACTATATTTGTGAACAAGAGTCTGTTGTTGAAGATATCCTTATGAGACTCGAACTACTTGAGACTTTACTTAAGGATGTTGAAACTGGTGCCAAAGAAATGAAGAAATTTGAAAACATCGTTGATGCGGCAAAATGGGCCATGAAAGATGGCAAACCCGGTGATATTGTTGTTGTTAAGCTAGATATTGGTTGGGTTCCACATGTTGTTGAAGATAACAAGAGTCTAAAAGCCATTTGCAATTGTGACGGTGAAGAAGTTGTTCTTCATTTTGATGGTGAGGATGCTGATGGCATTGATGCCACCGAAGATGAAACTATTATTTACTTTAATGGTAATTATGTGGATGACAAAGATAGCGTTGTTCAGTATTTCGATGGCGGTTCAGCTTTTGGTATTTAACTGAGGTGGGCGTATGGCAGAAGTAAGTCAAGTTAAAAAAATTATTTTTCAATTAAGAAGAGCGACTACAGAAGAGTGGAAAGCAAATGAAAATGTGATTCCACATGAGGGTGAGCCTTGCTATGACTTGGATCTTTGTACTTTAAAGATTGGTGATGGCAAGACACCTTACAAAGACCTTAAGGGAATTGGTGCAACATCAATTTCAGATGATGGTCTTTTTTTAATTGTAGAAAACTTGCAATCAGATGTTGATGAACTTCAAGAACTAGTTGATGGCACTTCTATTGATGCAAAAATTGACGATGCACTTGATGACGTTATAGACGAATCTGAATTGCAAGATATTCTAAATTCAATATTAAATAATTAAATAGGAGGTGGCAAAATGGCGGTTGTTAAAACGATTAAGACGGTTTTTCAATTTCGTAGAGGAACTACTGCAGAATGGGAACTAAATAAAGGTATTATTCCCGCTGCTGGTGAACCTTGTTTCGACTTGGATTTAAACACGTTAAGAATCGGCAATGGCACTGATGCCTACGAAAACCTAGAACCTATTGGTGGCGTAAAATTTGAAATTGCTGCGGATGGCAAATCTATTGTCTTAGAGGACAATGTTCTAAAACTAGCTGGCTTTGATGCTGCAGAAGTTGGTGCGCAACCAAGAAAGAACGCAGATGGCAATATTGAGTGGATTGTTCCTTCTACTGAAACTGTTGATGAACTAAAGTCTACTGTTACAGAACTACAATCTAATGTTAGTGGTCTACAGACAGAGGTTTCTGGTCTAAAGGCGATTGTTGGTGCGGCTGATGAGGGCACTGGTACTTTGTTAGAAAGAATTGAGTCACTAGAAATCAAGATTGGTACTGGTGATGACACTATCGATGCAAAGATTGACGCCAAGATTAATGAATTTGCTTCAAGAGTGACTGCTGATGGCACTATTAACACCATTCAGGAATTAATTACTTATGTTGCAGACCATGGAAGTGTAGTAACATCAATAGTTGACGACATTACTGCACTAAAGGGTCTTGTTGGTGATACTAAAGTTTCTGATCAAATCAACAATGCTGTTGCAAGTAAAGTTAATGTAGAAACTGGCAAGTCTTTAATTGCCGACACTCTAATTGCAAAATTAGAAGCAATTGAGGAAGGTGCCCAGGTCAATAAGATTGAAGTTATTAATCTTGGAAACACCACACTAGAGATTGTCGACAAGACGGTTACTATTCCGATTGGGGCAGGTCTAAAGTTCTCTGATGAAATCTCTGTGTCCGAAGATGGCACCGTTGGTATTGGAACTATTAGCTTTAGCAAGATTGCACAAGACGAAACTGAAATTATTGTTATGGACGGCGGTTCCGCTGTTTAATATGCAGTACAAAATTAATATTAAAAACTTTTATATTTAAAGGAGAAATTAATTATGGCTATTGAAAATGCAAAGACTCTAAATGTAAGAATTCGTAATAAGTATGACTCTTATGAAAATTGGGCTGCGTCTAGTTTAGTTCTAGAGGCAGGCGAAATTGCTATCGCATACACCACTGTTGATGTTAAGGTTGACAATGGTACAGCTCAGCATCCTGCCCTACTAATGAAGGTCGGTGATGGCGAGAAAACTTTTGCAAACTTACCCTGGCTAAGCGCAAAGGCTGCAGATGTTGTTGCTGCATGTAAGTCTGAGGCTGCTCTAACTGCTTTCGTCAATGCAGTTATTGCTGACGCTGGTATTGCTTCTGATGATGCTATGGAAGCACTAGCAGGTAGAGTTACTTCCGTTGAGAACGACCTAAATACTGCAACTACTGGCCTAAAGGCAAGAGTCACTACTGCTGAGGCTGCTATTGCTACTCTAAACGGTCTAGTTGGCGACACTAAGGTTGCTGATCAGATTACTAATGCCATTAATGCTCTAAACCTAGCCGACACCTATGCTGCTAAGGTTCACAAGCACGAGATTGCTGATGTTAACGGTCTAAGCGATAGCATTGCTGCAGCTAAGAAAGCTGGCGATGATGCTGCTTCTGCTCTAGCTACTTACAAGACAACTAATGACGCCGCTGTTAAGGTTAACTCTGATGCAATCACTGCAATTAAGGACGGCGCTACTATCGACAGCTTTGCTGATGTTGAAGCTGCTCTAGCTGGTAAGCAGGGTACTGGCGATTACTCTGTGAATGGTCACAAGCACGAGATTGCTGACGTAAATGGCCTATCTGACGCCATCGCTGATGCAAAGAAGGCTGGCACCGATGCTGCTGCTGCTGCTGGACAGGCTCTAATTGACGCCAAGGCTTATGCTGATGGACTAGTAGGCGATAAGACTGTTGGTGTTCAGATTACTGAGGCACTAGCTAATTATACCACTACTGATAGCATGAACTCTGCTATCGCTACCGCTAAGGGTGAGGCTATTTCTCATGCTGATGGTCTAAATACCGCTATGGATGCTCGTGTTAAGGTCGTTGAGGGCAAGGCACACACTCACACCTTCGTTGAGTCTGAGCTAAACCTAATTAAGACTGGCGACGTTGCTAAGTGGAATGCTGCTGAGCAGAACGCTAAGGATTATGCTGATGATCTAGATGAGGCTATGGATGTACGTATGCAGGCTGTTGAGGCTAAGCTTGGTGCTGGTGAAGGCGGTGTTGATGCTCAGATCAATGCTGCCGTTGCTGCCGAGGCTAAGCTACGTGACGATGCTGACAAGGCTCTACAGGCTCTAATTGAGGCTAATGATGCTGAGATTCTAGCTCTACAGGGTCTAGTTGGTGATGAGAATGTTGCTACTGCTATTGAGAATGCTGTTAAGGCTGAGAAAGAAAGAGCTATGGGTGTCGAAGGCGGTCTAGAGACTAGACTAGCTGCTGTTGAGGCAAACTATGCAACTGATGCAGATGTTGAGGGTTTACAGACTCAGATCAACACTATTATGAACAATCCTGATGCTGAGGGCGCTATTAACTCTATCAATGAGTTCACTCAGTATGTTAAGGACCATGGTACTATTGCCGATGGTATGAGAACCGACATCAACAAGAATAAGGAAGATGTTGCTGGTCTAATCACTCGTATGGGCGCTGCCGAGACTGCTATTGGCACTAAGGCTGAACAGGCTGATCTAACTGCTCTAGCTGGTCGTGTTACTACTGTTGAAGGCGACCTAAACATTGAGACCACTGGTCTAAAGGCTAGAATGACTGCTGCTGAGGCTGACATTGATGCTCTAGAAACCAAGGTTGGTGACAAGACTGTTGCTGCTCAGATTGAAGCCGCCATTGAGGCTCTAAAGATTGGCGATTATGCCAAGGCTGCTGATCTAACTGCTGCTATCAATCAGCACAATACTGACAAGGCTGCTCTAGAAGCTGATATTGCTAAGAAGGCTAATGATGCTGATCTAGCTGCAATTGCTAAGTCTGGTTCTACTGACGATCTAGTTCAGGGTGCTATGACCCTAGTCTTTGACTGTGGCGGTGCATCCGTCTAATTATTAAATAGAAAACGAGTGGGGCTGAAATGATGCCCCACTCTTTCTCTAAAATCTGAAATGATGATTTGAAGGAGAAATAAATATGTCTGAAAAAAGAATTAATGGACGAATTGTGTTAAAACATGATGTTGAGTCCAATTGGAAACTTGCCATAGGATTTACTCCTATGACTGGCGAAATTATTATTTATGACGTAGATGAAAATTATTCATACGAGCGCCTAAAGATTGGCGATGGCGTTCATAATGTGAATGATTTACCGTTTGTTGATGATATTGTGGCACTTACAGGAACAGCAGAGAATCCTGTAATTTTAGCCGATCTAGAATATGGTATGTATTCTTTGGACGGTAGATTCAAGCATTTTGAATCCGATGAAAATCTTGGAACGTACAAGAAGGCAATGATATTTGTTCAGGAAGTCATTGTCAATATGAAAAATATTTTTGTTTTTACTGGTAGTGGGTTAGTTAATTTTACATTAAACATTAAGACCAATGCAGTGATTCAAAGAAATTTTTTAAATGACGAATCAATTAATACCCTAAATATTGCTTCATTGACAACAGAAAACAAAACTATAACCGGAGCAATTAATGAATTAAAGACTAATATGGGCACACAGTTCGAGCATGTGAATGGTCTTATAGGTGACAAATCTGTCTCTGAGCAAATTGCCGCTGCTAACATGATCCATGTTGGTCCAGATATGCCAACAGATCCTAATATTAAAGTGTGGATTAATACTGCCGAAGAAGGTACTGGAATTGTCCCTGTGCTTCCTAGAGTGTCTACTATTAGTTTGGATGCAAGCGCTTGGGTTGGCAGTTCTGCGCCATATTCTCAGGTTGTAACTATCAATACCGTAACTTCTGCTACAAAAGTTGAGTTGAATCCAACTGTTGCTCAGATTGTGAGTTTACAGAGTGAGGATATTGCATTGACTGCAGAAAACAATAATGGCGTTATTACTGTGTATTCATTTGGAGGAAAACCTTCTACTGATATGACAATACAAGTAACACTGATGGAGGTGTCTTACGTATGAGTATCTCTGGAAATTTAGTTGGTTCTTATAGCTCTTTGGGTAAGACTTTTATTCTTGTGGATGAAAAAGGCAATGAGATTACTGGTGTCTGCGTGGACAATCCTGTAGTGTTTACTGCGGGAGATAATGACGTTAGAGAAGGCATGGTTTATGCTGGTGATGGCGGTGTAAGAACCGGAACAAAGGATATTCCGATTTATAGAACTCATGCAGGAATATATATGATTATGCCAGGAGAAGATTTTTCTATTAAACTTCCCAATTATGAACAGTACGATTATACAGTATTTCAGTGTATGATTACTTTAATGGACTCTACCAATGTATATAATAGTGTTAATACAAGTATGGTTGTATTAAATGACGGTGTTTATGAAGTGAGTTCTACGAATAAATTAGCAGATATCTCAAAAAATATTGCAACGCAATGTATTGATTTTAATATAAGAAATGATAGTAATGATTGTTATATAGTTCATTACTTTACATATCGTGAGGAGGAATAATTATGGCAACAAATTATGCGTATTATTACGCTCGACTTGATTTAAACACTGGCATGTGTCGTGGTTTAGATGACACTTCTAATTATATTTTAGATCCTGGGTATGTTCCAATTGAAACTTATGACTGGAACTATTTAATGAAATATTATTATCCAATTCCTGAAACGGTAGAATCTTTCGATGATTTCCAAGGACAATGGTACAGCGATGCTGCCCACACAATTCCTTGGAGCCCCGCTTAAACAATGCAAAATTAAAACAAAAAACAAAAGATAAAAGGAGGTTGCTTACATGGCAACAACATATGTACGCAACGCTAATGGTGAATTTGAACTAGTTGGTCCAGGTGGAGCAACCACCGACCCTACCCTATCACTAGCTGGAAAGCCTGCGGATGCTGCAGCGGTTGGCAGTGCGCTATCTAATTATGCAACAACAGCATCTGTTAACACTCAGTTTGGCGCTTGTAGAGAAGACCTAGATGAGTTAATGTCTCGTTCACATAATATTTTTAGTAGTCTAACGGAAATTGGAATTACAACGTTTCCAACAACCATGAAAATTGTTTCTGAAAAGATGTCTGAAAATAGCATGGTAGTTATTGATACCCGTAAGGTAAATGGGTCTGGCACCGATTATGGTACCGAGACTATTTCTGACTGGGGAAGTTCAGCAAACGGCATGGCATTAATCATGAAGGGTGTTACAACTGCTCGTGTTACTATGCTAATTTTATATGGTTCTAGTGAGTCAGATCATGGTGATTTTACTGTTGGCAATTATGCCGTAAACAATAATACTGTTAGCTGGACTTCATCAAGCGATTTTCTTGGTAAAAAAGTTGATAAGATTTCTAAGAAAGCTGCAGTTGACCTAAATACATTAACCGAATCTGGTTTATATTATGTCTCTGACGAAACTGCAGATTTACACTGCCCAATTGGATCAAATGGCCATATATTGGTTATGTCTGACGGTACCCGTGTGCGCCAGGTATTCTTTAGAGTTGGCACAATAGACTCTAATAATTTCCAGTGGTATTCACGCAGTCTTGGTTCAGACCTTACAGTTGGTGATAATGGCTGGAGTAAATGGTGGCTGTTGTCTGGAAGCGAAATTGCATGGCAAGGAACCGCAAAGCTAAATGCAGAAATCAACCTTGGTAGCCGCTATGGGTGCCAAGCATGGATAATTGCGGGTCAGCCAACTAAGACCGATACTTTCTCTACGATATATATCCCTCGTCACTTTTTGACAACTGATCAGACCAAGTGGAAACTACAAATTGCAGATGAAACTGGCTATGTAAGTTTTTATTTTTATTACAAGACAAGTGATGATAATGTATATGCAAAAATTGTTTGGGTGTCCGACACAACTAATAGCGCATTAAGATATGCTTATCGTGTTAGCTAAGGAGGGATAATATGCAGGTTATTTTAAATGAGCAAGGTTTTGTTGACGCTTATGCACTAATTGGAAGCTTCGGTTACGATGCAGCGACTGTTAATGAGCCTGAAAATATTGATGATTTTGAGAATAATTATCGCAGCTATTATCTTTCTGATGGCAATATTCTTGTGAAGAGTGACGATAAACAGAAAGAAATAGAAAATGAATGTGAAAATGCTATTTTGCGCTCTCAGCGTGAGAAGGATTGTTTCTCATATATTAATCGTGGTTATTTATGGTATAGCAAATTGACTAAGAAGCAGAAGGAAGAGTTAAGCTCTTGGTATCAAGCATGGCTTGACGTTACTGAAATCAAGGTTATTCCTGAGAAGCCTGAATGGTTAGTTTAATTTAATGTGGGTGCCCAGTTACCAGGGCACCTTTTATAAATTTATATAAAAGAGGTGCTTAAATGGATATTTTACAAGCGCTTAAGAAGACAGTTGAGTCCATTAAGGCATGGACAGATGAAAATAAAGTTTCAAAGGTCTCTGGCAAGGGGCTTTCTACAAATGATTACACCACTGCTGATAAAAATAAGGTCGCAAATATGGCAAATGACCTTGTTGTTATTGATAAGAAATTATATTTGGCACAAGACGGTGTGCCTTTAGAGGCAACTGCTGTAACTCTTCCAAGTGGAGGATCAGGTGGAGGTAGTGGTGATGCGAGTGCAATTACACTCAAGAACTTATTAGACTCTAATACATTAACTGTGGCTGTTGGTGGTGAGGCAAATCTTGAATTTAGTTTTGCTTCTAGTGAAGACGATGGCAATGGTACTGCCTACATCTATGTTGGTGACGTTTTAAAGAGCACTGCAACTATAGTTACTGGCGACAATAAACTTGATATTTCAAGATATATTGGCGAGGGTGCTAATGCAGTAAAGTTGGTATGTATGGATATATATAGTAATAGTAAGTCATTATCCTATACTATCAATGCTATTAACTTGAAAATTACATCAACTTTTGATGATTCACAAATATATCGTGGCGACATTAGTTTACGCTACATTCCTTATGGCGCAGTAGAAAAGACTATTCACTTTGTAATTGATGATGTTGATACTACAGATATTGTTAGCGAAACTGGTAAGCAGCAAACACATGTGATTCCTGCATTATATCATGGAACACACTTGTTAAAAATTTATGCCACAGCAGTTATTAATGGAATAGAGATTAAAAGTAATGAATTGTTATTTGATCTTTTGTGCATCGAAGAAGGTGCAACTACACCAATGATTGCATCTGCATATAGCAAAACATCTGTAACTCAAGGTGAGTTAGTTGAAATTCCATTTATTGTTTATGACCCATCAAATATGAATGCAGAAATTACTTTGACAATATCACAAGGTGATGAAGTTTATCATACTGTTCCAAGAACAGTTGATAGAACTCGTCAAACATGGAGTACAAGAAATTATCCAGTTGGTCAGGCTACTTTTACAATTACATATGGAAATATCAATAAACATCATGAAATTACTGTTATTAAAAGTGATATTGACGTTTCTGTAAAAAAAACAGATTTGGAATTCCAGCTTAAAGCAGCTGGTAAGTCTAACAGTGATAATGACCGTGATACTTGGACTAGTGGTGATGTAACTACTACATTTGAGTATATTAACTGGGAGTCTACTGGTTGGGTCAATGATGAAAATGGTGATACGGCATTGAGATTATCTGGTGATGCAAAAGCCACAATTAATTTTATGCCATTTAAATCTGACGCAAGAACGACTGGCAGAACAATTGAAATGGAATTTGCCATTAGAGATGTTAATAATAGAGATGCCGTTGCAATTTCTTGTTTGAGTGGTGGCATTGGTTTTACTGTTACTGCTGATACTGCGACATTGACAAGTGAACAGACAAAAATTAGTTGTAACTATACCGATGAAGAAAAGATTAGAGTTGCATTTGTTATTGAACCAAAATCTGAATATAGAATGATGAGTGTGTATTTAAATGGTGTTCTTTCTGGTGTAAAACAATATCCTGATACTGATAATATGCAGCAGAATCCTACTGTTAATATTACTGTAGGATCTCCATATTGTTCTGTTGACTTGTATACTATTAGATCTTATAATGCGGCGCTTATTACATCTGAAGTTAGAGATAATTATATTGCTGATGTTGCAGATATTAGTGAAAAGTTAGCTCTATACGAGGATAATAACATTTATGACGACTTTGGCAGCTTAAGCTTCTCTGCATTAAAGGATAAAATCCCCGTGTTAGTTATCACGGGCACTTTGCCAACTTACAAGGGAGACAAGAGAAAAGTTACTGTATCTTATACTGATCCATTAAATCCAAGTTTAAATTTTGAAGATTCTGCAAATATTGATGTTCAAGGTACTAGTTCAGCAGGTTATGTACGAAAGAACTGGAAGATTAAAACATCGGAACCACATATCCTTGACTTAAATCAAGTTGAAACTAAAGTTCTATGTTGGAAAGTTGATTATGCAGAGGCGACTGGTACACATAATACTGGTAATGCAAACTATGCTCATATTTTCTATGGAGATGTAAAGACACCGCCTCAAGAAGATGATGATAGAGTTAGAACCACAATTTATGGTAGGCCATGTGTTATTTTCCACAAGGCTGATAGTGGTTCTGAACCTGTATTTTATGGAAAGTCAAACTCTAACGTGGATAAGGGTGGCGAAGAGGTCTTTGGTTTTACTGAAGATTATCCAGATGCACAATGTGTTGAATTCTGTAATAACGATGCTGCCGCATGTAAGTTCCAAGGGCCAATTCCTGACGATTGGGGAGACGAATTTGAGTTCAGATATCCTGACGGACATAAAGATATTTCTTCTTTCAAAATAATGCATGATTGGGTTGTTAGCACTTGGCAAGATGGTGCTACTGGTGATGTATTGGCAGATGTTTATATTGGATCAGACGGCAAAAGCTATACTAATGACACAGCAGAGTATAGACTTGCAAAGTTTAAAAAAGAGTTTGCCGAATATTTTGATTTTGACTTTATGTTGATTTATTACCTATACACTTTTGTAATTCTCATGGTTGACCAGAGAGCTAAAAATATGTTCCTAACTACTTGGGACAAAAAGCACTGGCAAGCATGGCTTTACGACAACGATACATGTTTAGGTATCAATAACGTTGGTGAGCTTGTTTTTGACTATTATCATGAAGATCATGACACCGATGGAGATAAATATGTTTATAACGGTGCGGAAAGTGCATTGTGGGTAAACTTTAGAGAATCTTTTGCAGATGAAATTAAAGAATTATATGCAGAATGGCGTAAGCACGAAGGCAAGCCAGAAGATCTTGTATCTTATGATACGGTTAAAAGTCTGATGTCTTATGATAATATTATTGAATATTTTATTACTCGTCAGTCCGACAGATGGTCTATATCTGTATACAACGAAGACGCAGACTTTAAGTATATTAGTATGTTGCGCTCAGATAACAACTCAAGATATCTTTTCCAGGTTAGAGGTACTGGCGAAGAACACTTAAAATATTTTGCAAAGAACCGCTTAATGTATTGTGACTCAAAATGGAATGCTGGTTATTATCCTGACGATAGAATTATACTGCGTCTTTATACGCCAGACGGCGATTTAGCAGTTACGCCAAATCACAATATAACTGTAACTCCATATTCTAATATTTATGCAGGCGTAAAATATAATGCTAATGGTACATTGCAACAGCAGAGAGCAGAAAGAAATGAAGAGGTCACATTTAGACCATCTGCAGACTCTGAATTTGGTGATACTGATACATATATTTATGGCGCATCAGAGATGTCATCAATTGGAGATTTGTCTCCCATGTACTGTGGTTATGTAGATGTGTCAAAAGCTACTAAATTAACCGAACTTATTGTCGGATCTAATGTGGAAGGCTATACAAATACAAACCTTAAAACAGTTTCTGTAGGTACTAATAAATTACTGAAAAAAATTAATGTATGTAATTGTCCTAGTTTGATTGACCCACTAGCACTTACAAACTGCCCAAATATTCAGGAAATCTATGCAACTGGTTCTGGCATTACTGGTATTGAATTACCTCCTTCTGGTTATTTAAAGAAGGTGTATCTACCTGGAACTTTAACAAACTTAACAGTTACTAATCAGCAATATATTGAAGAGTTTGAATTAGAGGGTTATGATAATCTAACCACCCTTCGTATTGAAGATACTGTTAATGTGCCTGTCGAAGATATTATGCTTAATGCCCCGAATTTAAATCGTATTCGTCTAATTGATGTGCAATGGGAAGCAGAATCTGAGGATGCACTTGTACAAACAATTGAAAAATTTAAGTCATGTCTTGGTTTGGATGCAAATGGCAATAACACTGATAAAGCTATTGTTACTGGTAGAGTTCATGTTGCAGAGAAAGTTTCTGACGCAGTATTTGGCGACATCTATAATAGTTTCCCCGACCTCGTTGTTGATGATGGCAGTGAAGAAATTTATATTGTAAACTACAAAGATCGTGATGGTAGAATACTGTATTCTACTAGAGTAGCTGAGGGTGCTTCCGCAATTGATCCAATTGAAGAGGGTTATATTGAAAAGCCAGAACCAATTGAAACAGACACGTATAAATATGAATTTATAGGCTGGAGTACATTACCTACTAACATCACAAGACACTATATTATTATTGCTCAATATCATACAAAATTTGCAATTAAGTTCTTTTCAAATGAGAATGATAAAGAGCCATATTATAAGCAATGGTCTGTGCAGGGTGATGCTGCGGAAGATCCTGTTGCTGCCGGTGTAATTTCTGCGCCGACCAAAACTGGAACTAATGATATTAGTTATAAGTTCTCAAAGTGGGACAATCTACCAACAAACGTTCAAAAGTCTATTAGTGTCTATGCACAATATGATACTTACTGGGCTGCAAGATTCTGGAATGATAAAACACTTTATCTAACAGAGTGGGTTATTGATGGTGGTGCAGTTATTGAGCCAAAGAATTATTTTGAAGACTATATTAACCCAACACGTGCAAGCACAGCTCAATATGACTATCACTTCTCTAAATGGGATGGAGACTTTGAAACAACTATGACTGGTACTCGTGAATTCTATGCTACGTATTATAATACAATTCGTAAATACAATGTTTATTTTTATAATGAAGCAAGATTGCTATACACAGTAGAGAGTGTGCCTTATGGTAGCAGTGCGTCTTATAGTGGTCCAACTCCAACAAAGTATGGTGTTGAAGATCCAAGTGAATATGTATTTAAGGGGTGGTCTCCTCTACCAACGGAGATTACTGGAGAAACTAAATGTTATGCTTTATTTAAGTTTACAGGATATCTATTTGGCAAGCTTGGAAAGACAGATGGGGAAGATTATGGATATGGTACAGTTGATAATCCAAATTGGAGTACTATTAATGCTTATTGGGATGTAATTTCTGCTGATGTTGTTTCTTATAAGAATGGCATATTACATGATGATGATTTTATGGCAAAATATCCTATTGGTGGTCGTATGATTATCCCTGTTACACTATCAGACGGTACTGTAACAGCAGATGTTGAAGTTGTTGGGTATAATCATGATGACCTGTCTGATAATTCTGGAAAAGCTCCACTTACATTCTTCTGTGCAGATTTGCCACAAATTTTATACCGAATGAATCAAGAAAGTACTAATGATGGTGGATGGGAAGCTAGTGCAATGCGTGAGTTTGTTAATGGAGATGTGTATAATGCGCTCCCAGACAATCTTAAAATGATTATTAAGCCAGTTTATAAGTTTTCTGATGGTGGAAGGTCTAATTATACATTAGTCACGACAATTGATTGTTTGTGGTTAGCTTCTTGTGAGGAAGTTAATGCGGCACATCTTACTGGAGGGAACTTAGTAATTGGACAAGGAGAAGCATATGATTCTGTATTCTCAACAGTTAATTCTAGTCGTATAAAATATATTACAGATAAAGGTGTAGAGGGACGTTGGTGGCTACGTAGTTCTTATTGTGGTGACTATGGAGATAGCACATTGTTCTGGCGTCTTAGAAGCGATGGAGGCGGTATTCAAGTTGATCTCGCCTTTAATCTTAATTACGTCGCCTTTGGTTTTTGTATTTAATATGGGTTCGCCTCTACCTTAAAAGAGGATAACAAAGCTGGGTGAGTTAATCTTGCCCAGCTATTATATTTTAGGGGGTGAGTCCAATGACAATCCAAGAAATAAAAGAACTATTATTTGGTAATGGTACTTTTTGGGCCTGTGTAATTTTTATAACGTTGTCTATGATTGAGGTTTCAAAAATTAAAATTAATCCATGGACAAGACTCGCAAGTTTTTTTGGTAATATCATTAACAGTGAAGTTATTAAGAAAATCGATAATCTACAGAGCGAGGTAAATGGCGTCAAAAACGAGATCAATAATGTCACAAAAGAAGTGCAAGGTGTTAAACAAGACATGACTACATTTAGAGAAGAAGAGGATGAACGTAATGCAACTTCTTGCAGAACTCGCATCCTAAGATTTGGCGACGAGATTTTGCATGGAACTCCACATAGTAAAGAGCATTATGATCAAATGCTTTTGGATATTTCTACGTATGAAAATTATTGTACAGATCATCCAAAATATATGAATAATGTTGCAGTTGCCACAATTGCTCATATAGAAAGAAAATATCAAGAACACTTAGCAAATGATAGTTTCTTGTAATAAACAATACAAAATTAATATTTGTTAAAATAAAGGAGGGCTTTAAATGGCTTTAATTGGAAATTCAAATGAACAAAAAATGTGGAACTATTTAAAATCAAAAGGTTTAAATGATTGTGGTGCGGCAGGTCTACTTGGAAATATACAGGCTGAATCTGCGCTAAAACAGAATAACCTTGAAAACATTGGAAACACAAGACTTGGTATGACTGATGAGCAATATGTTTCTGCTGTAGATAATGGTGGATATACAAACTTTGTCAACGATGCTTTTGGTTTCGGAATTTGCCAATGGACATACCATACTAGAAAGAGAGCTCTCTATGAATATGCGAAATCTAAAAACAAATCTATTGGTGACTTAGAGATGCAACTTGACTTCTTGTATAAAGAATTAAGTGAAAGTTATCCATCTGTATTAAAAACATTAAAAAATGCAACATCTGTCAAAGAAGCATCTAATGCAGTTTTGCTGCAATTTGAACGTCCAGCAGATCAAAGTGTTGCTGTGCAAAATAAACGTGCATCTTATGGACAAACTTATTACGACAAATATGCAGGTCAAGTTTCAGATGTGAGTCCAGCTACCTATTCTATTTTTAATATGAGAACGACAAAACCAGAGGCTGGTAATAAGTATTATATAACCAAAGCAAACGGTGGATGGTCTGACGCTATTAAAGGAAGTCCAACAGATGCAAATTGTGATGTGTTGCCAAACTGTGTTGGTTATGCTTATGGTCGCTTTAATGAAATTGGTGGATATGGATATTGTAAGCATCTTCGTCCTGTAAATGCGGAAAATTTTATGCAATATAAAGGCTCTCTAGAAGTGGGACAAACTCCCAAGGTGGGTGCCTGTATGGTCTGGCAAAAGGGTAATACTCTTTCCAATTCTGACGGCGCTGGTCATGTTGCTATTGTGGAAAAGGTGGTCAGCTCTACGCAAATTATAACTTCTGAAAGTGCTTATGGTGGTCCAGCATTCTATACACAAACACGTAATAAGGGCACTGGAAATTGGGGTATGGGAAGCGCTTATGCATTTCTTGGCTTTATCTACAACCCCGCAGTAAACGGCTCTACAACTGTTAGCAGTAATGTTACTACCAATTCTTCTGGAGAAGAAGTCTATATTGTTAAAATCCATGACACTTTGTCCGCTATTGCTGCAAAGTATGGGACTACATATCAGGCACTTGCTAAATATAACAACATCTCTAATCCAAATAGAATTAGTGTTGGTCAGCAGATTAAGATTCCTGGCAAAAATGTTAGCACCAATACAAACGCTAATGTAAGCAATAAATCTTGGACTCCAAAAGTTGGAGACGTTGTTATGTATAACGGCAATAAACATTATGTCAATGCAAATGCAGCTGTTGGCTCTGCTTGTAAAAGCGGAAAAGCAAAAATTACAAGCACCTATCAAGTTGGTAAGTCAAAGCATCCATACCATTTAGTTGGTGTTTCTGGAGGATCTACTGTTTATGGTTGGGTTGATGAAGGGAGTTTTACTAAGATATGATAGAAGCTATTAGACTTTTAATACATGAAAATAAACTCAAAAAAATTAAAAAGCAAGGCGAGAGATATAAAAAGGAAAAGGCTATTAAAGATGCTTATGCTGAATATTGGCCTGAGGGTAAAAAGCGCAAGGTTTCTAATATTATGCTAGTTGTTTCTGTGATTGCTATCGTTGGATATGTGATTGCTAATTATGTATTACAGTATAAAACTGGAATAGAGCTTAGTCCAACAATTACACCATATTGGTTTTTATTTTGGACAAGTGAAGTGTTTTTATTAGCAGGAATTAAAACAAGTAAGGTTATCAAGGGACATGATGATTCAATGAATACATTTTAATAAAATGAGCAAACAAGTGACAATGATTTTATGAGGTATAAATATATGAGCAAAAAGAATATATGCGATTTAAAAGAAAAAAGTGATTTTATATGCTTTATGGAAGATGCAATAGACGGTTTGCTACGTATGGTCTCTTGGATATTATTAATATCTATCGTTATCATCGGTATGTATGAGACTCCAAATATATCTACATGGGATGATATTACTGATAATTATACATGTGTAATAAATAATTTTTATATCAATGAAGACTCTAGTGTTGATGATGCGAAGATGCTAAATGAATTTGTTGAAAGTCTACCATCAGTTTTTATAAGGGAATTCAGAAAAAACTGGAGGGTAATTATCGAAGACTATATTCCTACTCCCATTAATTATCCTAATAATGTCATAATTGGTGGGTATACCGATTGGAACTCTAGAATCATTCTTGTTAGAAAACAAACAAGTTCTACTGATACACTCGATACTTTTATTCATGAACTCGGTCATTGTTTTGATTTCGAATATGGTTCAGTAAGTTATAGCGAATTATTTGGCAACATATATGATTTATATAAAGATGATTTTAGTGAACAATATACAAACTCACCTGTTGGATATTCTACATCATCTACGGCAGAATTTTTTGCTACATGTTTTAAAGAATACATATTATGTCCAGAGCATTTAAAAACAGTTGCTCCAAAAGCATATAATTTCGTTGATTATTTCTATAAAGATATACAAAAAATAAAGTATATATACATATACGATTTAGGAGCCGTTGCTAATATAATGTCAAGATTTGCTGAATAAACATAGATTGCATTTGGTATACGTATATTAGCCGAACTCTAAAACAAAGGATTGATATTTCAATATGTTAATCCAACAGTACAAAATTAATATAATAATGTTCATGAAAATATTTATGAATAAGAGAGGTACAAATTATGGAATGGTATGAAATTTTAGCTAAAATTTTAACAGGTCTTGCTATTATGATTCCACTAGTTGTTGAACTAGTAAAGTATGTAAAGAAAGCTGGACAGTCACAGAATTGGACAGACCTTATGACACTTGTGATTAATTTAATGAAACAGGCTGAAGGTATGTTCGCTGAGGGTGCAGATAGAAAGATGTGGGTAATGTCCATGGTTTCTGCAAGCGCAAAGACGATCAACTATCCTGTTGATATGGATCAGGTTAGCGCCTGGATTGATGCACTTTGTGACATGAGCAAAATTGTTAATGCACCAAAAATTGAGGAATAACACTCCTATAATACATTGAAGTAGTTTTTTGTTTATAGGGGATGGTCCAAACGGGCTGTCCCCTATTTTTTACATTTTCAATTAAAGGATGTGAGGAATATGTCTAAAGTAATTTCGTTTGATCAGAGTACACGTATTAGCGGTTGGAGTTTATTTGAGGATGGTGAATACGTTTGTTCTGGTGTTGTTGATATGAGCAAAAGCCAATTAGAAACAGCAGAGCGATCATTTTTGATGGCAAAAAGACTTTGGAAAATCTTACAAGAGTACAAGCCTGATTATTTGATTATTGAAGATACACAAGAACAAGGAAATGTAAAAACTGTGATAGTGTTGGCAAGATTGCAAGGGATGATAATTGGTTATGCAGAGGCTCATGGAATCAAAACGCATATTCTTTTACCATCTCAATGGAGAAAAGTTCTTGGGTATGCCCAGGGGCCAAAGGTTAAAAGAGCTGAGTTAAAACAACAAAGTGCAGATTATGTTAAAAACAAATATGGATTTGTTAAATCCGAAGATGAAAATGAAGCTATTGCGCTTAATGATGCAGCTCGTCAAAAGTTTTGTATAGATGATCTTTGGGGCAATTAGGTTTGAAAATTATATCGCATGTGTGATTTTAGATATAGAAAATATATAAAGGAGTGGTCTTATGTCAACGGAGTCAGTTATATGGTCATTAATTCAAATGGAAGATAGTAAAATTATCTCTATTATCAGGGCTGCAACAAGGGCATACGGAAAAATTTTGCACGCAATAATTAATGACATTTATGAAAGTTGTATTGAAGATTATTATGCTGGTTATACTCCAACAGTATATAAAAGACATGGCAATCTAGAGGGCTTTAACTTATATAGTGCGCCAACAGTTTCATTTAATAATGGCAGGTTAATTTTTGACGAAGACCCTAGTAAATTGTTACCTTATAGCGGTAAAACAGATTCAAGAGGAGAGGTCTTACACAATGTATTAAATGGATTAAGAGGTACTGGCATGAGAGAAAGTCAGACAGAGTGGCCAATGGGGTGGTATACTAGCTACCCAAATGCTTATTCTAGATATGGAATTTGGCAAAGTTCTGGTCATACGATAGAGGAGATAACGCAAGACTTTGCAAATAATGTTTTAGATGACACAGAAGATTTATTTTGGGAATGTGTCGGACAATTTATATAATAGTGTGGTGAAATATAATGGCTAAAGAAGTAAATATTGATAGTCTTGCCGACAAGATTGCTGACAGATTGCTGGCCGCAAAACAGCAAGCTCGTGAGGCAGGTGAAGATGTTGGAGAGGAATTTGCTAAAGGTGTTGTGCAAGGTATTCAAAAACATTCAAAAGATTTTAAAACAGAGACTACAAAACAGTTTGAAGAATTGCAAAAAATAACAAAAAGGTTCAAATCAAAACAATCAGTTTCTACGGCAGATTGGAATAAAGCTTTTGAGCTTTCTAAAGAGTTAATGAAAAGCGAAAGGTATGCTAAGAATGTTGAGGAGATTCTTGGTGATGTTAGGGCAACATTTAGTGGTATCGGTGAAGTATCTGGAATTAAAAACATTGTTAAAGAATTGGATAAAGCCAGTGATAGATTAGAGTCAGTGTCTTGGAGCCAGGCTGGTATGTATTTTAAAAGCAGGAAGAAGCCAGCTGTTGAACAACCAAAAACAGAAACTCCTGTAGTACAAGCAGATCCTGCACCTGTTGTGAAGGTGGAAGAAAAGAAACAAAAAGCTATTCAAGAAACTACTGCAGACTTACATGATCAAAAAAATGCGGTTGAAGATGCATCTAAGGCACAAGAAAAATATAACCAAAGAATGTCTGAAATTAAAGACAAATATAGCGCAGATATACAAGAACAGAAGCAACGTATTTCAAATCAAGAGGCTTGGCTTAAATATCTAAATGGTTCTTTGGATGAATCAAAATTTAAAACAACTGGTAAAAAAGCGGCGACAGATCAATTGCGTTCACTTACAAACTATATGGTCAATGGTCGTCGTAATAATTATGCAAATGACCCTGGACAATATCCAAAAGAAATGGCCGAAGTTGCCTGGATGCGTGGATATCAAGAGGCAGAAAGACAGGGTGTTGCAGACAGTGTTCTAAGAAGATTTGATACAGATGCAAGATATGATTTTGATGCAAATTTAAAAAAATTACAAGACGAATATGATATGCGCAAAAAGATTATGGATGCTGCATATGAAGAACTTAAACGTTTATATTTGGAAAGAGATAAAGAAGCTTTTGCCGCATTTACAGATAATCTAATGCCAGATGGTCCTCAGTCTGATGAGGAAAACAGAATTCTATCCGAGATTACAGAGCAAGTTGCTAAAAAAACATTAAGTTATACTGAGGCAAAAGCAAGCCTTGAGAAGTCTATTATAACTTTGCGTAATATGGCATCTTCTGAGGCAAAAGTTAATCTTCAAAATTTAGTTAATGATTTAAAGAAGACATATGATGCTGAAACTTTTGATAAAGTTTTTGGTGCAGATTTAAATATGTTCGATTGTTTTGATAAAATTGACGATGCTGGTGCAAAAGAATTGTATGATATGCTCATTGAAAGCAATAAAACATATCAAGCAAGTCTTGTTAAAACTATAGATGTCCAAAAAGAGTTCAATAAACAAATGCAAGATGGAAATATACTTTATCATGCAGGCGACTTAAGCAATCCATCTAAAACTCAAAAAACATATCCTCTTGGTCATGTTCGTCCAAGTAAGAGTAGTGGTATATTTAATGGATTTACTGGTCTATATACCACCGAAGATGTGGATGGGTTCTGGGGCAATGAATGGTCTGGTGCACCTATTAGTACGATTGACGCATCTCAATATAAGCTATTTAATGCAAGAACAGACGAGCTTGCAACAAAAGCAAAAGAATTCTTTGATAGTTTAAACGGAACAATTTATGGATATATTGAAGATTTTTCTACTGGAGAAATCAAAAAAGCAACTGATGTTAAAAGTATTGATGAATTGTGGACAGATTTCCAAGAAGTGTTTAAGAATACTAATATGACGTTCGAGAAGTTCTCAGAGTTTATCAAAAAAGCACAAAGTCTTGTGTTTGGCAAGAATTTCGACTTCGTAGAGGGACTTCCAGATTTAGATGAGGGAGTTGTAAAAACTGGAGAGAAATCTGCACTACAAGGAGTGTCAAAAGAAGTCTTTAATTTAGATAGTTTCCAAACTCAACTATTAAAGATGCTTGGTTTTGAAGGTATTGATCTTCGTGGAACTAAGCATAATGGTACTTATACTGGCGGTACAGTTATATTTGATGTTAAGCCAGAAAGTATAAAGACCACAAATGAAAAATGGTCTGATGTTATGGCTAGTCATGGATATGAGATTGATGAAGATGATTTAGCTCGTGAAGAAAAGCGTAGACAATTGGCATTTGATACCGCAAATGCGTATAGTCAGCAAGCAGATTCTGCAAAAGAAGTTGCGGCTGCACAAAAATCTGACTACTATGAAATGTCTCATAAAGAAGCAACTGATTATATTTTTGCCAATTACGATAAAGATTTGTGGGATAGATGGTTCTTGCGTGGCGAAGATGACGCACGATCTGAGATTGCTAAAAAACTAGAAAACGATGCAAAGTTAAAAAATGCCGCACTTAATCAGATGTGGCATAATTATAAAGCACAAACAGAATCTGATATATCATATGACGACTTTTTAAATTCTAAGATTCCTGTATATAGAGGCGAGCGTGCAATTGATCTTTTTGGCAATATTGGAGAGTCAATTACTAAAGATGCAGCGTCTTTTTCTCTAGATAAGAGAATTGCGAAAGATTTTGCTGGCGCTTTGGATAGTAGAATAGGTGCAGTATTAGAAACATATATCTCACCAAAAGATACTCTCGGAATGCCTCGTCCTAAGTATGAAACAGAAAGTAATGCAGAGACAGAAGTTCTGGTTCCAATGAATCGAATTGCTGATTCTCCAGAGTACTTAAAATTTAAGCAAAAACTAAAAGAAAAACAAGATATACATTCATCTGGAGAAACTTCTGAAGATGTAGAAAAAACAATTACTTCTTATGAAGAACTATGTGGAGTTGTTGCTAGATACAACGAGTTAGTTAAAAAAGATATTCATAGAACAACTGATGAAGATTTTGAATTTAATGACCTATTAAATAGAATATCTTCCTCAACTGAAAACGTTCCTCTTTTAAAATTAAGAGAGGCCCTTAATAAAGATGGCGGATATGATGTAGATAAACTTGCAGGATTGATTGATTTTGATAAAATTGCAGCACAACAGAAACAAAAAGATGCAGGTAAGCAACTTCAGGAATTTATTAAGTTGTCTAAAGATATATTGCCTGAAGAAATGTCTATAGATCAACAAAATGCTTATGCTAATATGTTGCAAAAGATTCAAACTGAAGGTTTATCTGCCGCAGATGCTATACAAGAGCTTTCAAGTGCATTAAAAGCATTGAACGGACATCAGGATATACTAGAAGAATTAAATGATGTTGGTCCAAATAATAAATTCAGAGAATATGACGACACAGTTGCAGTTGGATACGATAGAATACAAAAACTACAAAAAATACGTGATGGCGGAACCACTGGAACATATTCAACTTCTAGTTTATTACGTGCAAATCGTGATGTGTGGGATATAGTAAAAGACAACAAATTCTTTAGTGACATTCCTGAAGAAGGGGCTCAAAGACTGGATAAGATTGATGAGATTGTTCAAAGTGTTGCAACTAAAATGTTGCAAAAAGTAAATTTGACTGAAAGCGATCTTGTCTCACAATTATTAAATATTAGAAATGCAACAGGTGGTAATTTTAGACCTAATGGCAAAGACATTGCATGGAGCCATTTTGCAACCTATGACGACGATGGAAATAAGCATGAAGTACAAAAAGAAAATGGAATAACTTATAAAGTATATGCTGCATTTGAAAATATTGAAGATCTGAATGCGGATATTGTTTCGTCAATTATGTCTGAATTGACCAAAGCAGGCTTTGAGGGTAGATTGAAAACTACAACTGGCTCATCTCATCTTGGTGACAGAACTGGATGGATTGCAAGTACTGACCAGCTTGTTGTTCATGGATCATCAAAGAAAGATCAAGAGATTGCATATAATGTCTTAAGAAATATGAAGACCCCATTGTCTTATCTTGGTGGCGGCATTGACACTCCTGATGGATCTTTTACTCAAACGTTGGCATCAGATAGTATTGAAAAATATGTCCGTATGCAGTCAGATGCAAGAAAACAAAGCGAAAAATCTTTACAGGATGTTCTAGATCTTATTGACAAAATGGCAAAGGAATCTGGTGATTCTGATGCTTTTAATAAGCGCCACAAAGCTTTAATTAACAAAGCAAATGACTTAACATCTGGCGCAGACTATAACCAGTTATATAATCAGCTCATTGAGAATGAGGACAAATATCAACAAAAGCTTCAAGAATCTGAAAGACTGAGAGCTGAAAGAACAAAGCAAATTGAAGAATATGATATTGGCGCAATGCCTATATTAGATGATGAATCAATCCCGTTTGAAGATAGAGAGAGAATATTTACAGATTTTGCAAACAAAATAATGCAAGATGAAATTACTGCATCTGAAGCTCTTGAAAGACTATCTCAGGCTATGGATGAATTGCGTGCAAAGAGCAAAGACATGCCTGATGATATTATTGAAAGCTTTGGCGCAGAAAATGAGCATGTAGCAGAAATTGTATCTCAACTTAAAAAATTATCTTCTATTGATCTTACAAGAATTTTTGATAGTGTTGATTTAAGAAGCTTCTTACAAGCTTTTAATATTGATTCGTCCAATTTTGCAGCATTTAGAAAACTGTTCGAAGAGTTAATGCAGATCACTAATGCAATGTACAATGGCGTTGATGTTGGTAATGCGTTTAACTTAAAAATGGAAGAAATAACAAATACTATCATGCGACTTGGTGGAAATATGGTAGACCTTGATGATGGTGGTTATGCTACCATGATGCAAGAATTCTATAAACATATGAGTAACACTAAAGTTCAGTTCAATGATCAAATTAAAGCAGATTATACAAAGGATCAATGGAGATCTCTATATGGTACTTATAAAAATCGTTTAACTTCTGATTTAACTAAAGGTATTCCTGCTGACAGTCTATACCATGAGTTAAGTGGTCTTTTCCCAAGCTTATTCCCAGAAGGCGTGTTAAGTCAGCAAGATCAATTTAAACTTATTTTTGAGAAGTTAGACGAGGCACGCCAGTTGCAGGCAGATAATTGGAAGGTTTTACAAGGATTTACATCAAGTGACAGAAATGATATACAACTTGGCGTAGATAATATGTTCAATCAAATGTCTGATGCTTTGCTTGCAGATTCTTCAGCTACACAATTAAATGCAGAGGCTGACGCTTTAAAAGAAGTTGAACAGAATGCAACCAAGGCGGCTAATGCAAAAGGTAAGTTTGCACAGGCAAATAAAAAACTTGGTGATAGTGCCGCAAGTTCATCTGAAGATTTAGATGACGAAGCAGACAGTCTAGAAGATGTGAATAGAGCTGCAGCTAATATGCCAGACGTGTCTGCTTATGACTCTACACAAGTTCGTGTAGACGCTAATGGTAGACCATATAGTGTTAGTGGCACGGCCACAACAGAAATGATTGACGGTTCTCATGTACGCACTACTGACACATATCAATTTGACGACGATAATAATCGTTGGGAATATCTTGGGTCTGTGCAATCAACTGAACGCACAAGAGAAATGGTGCAAGCACTTGAAGAATATTATCAGATTCTTAATAGAATTCAAAAATTAAGACTTGATACATCTGGTGCGATTCATACAGAAGAAATCAATAAATTAGAGACTGATGATTTAGCAAGAGCATATCAAAGAGTGTGTGATCTTGGAATACGTGTTAATGATATTGAAGGACAAATTAATTTGTCAGTTAATCAACGTCAAGCATTACTTGATGTTGAGCTTCGTGCTCGTCAAGAGATGTATGATGTTATTGCCAAAATGGAAGACAAGCAAGCAACCGCCGCTGAAAAACCATATCAGAAAACAGTTCGTGACGAGTTGAAGAAGTCTGCCGACATTGACACGAATGTTAGATTGCTTGGCGAAGACGGCGCTAGTGATAGATTGCAAGCCCAAATTGCCGACTATAGAAGATTGGTTGATGAGCTTGTTGAAATGAGATTGCAGCTTGCAAGAAATTCTGATCTTACTAACGACGTAGATTTTTCTAATAGGTTTGCTGATACAGCAGAGAGAGCCGAGAGGGCACGGGCTGCAATTGAGGGAATTTTTAAGGAGTCTCAAAAACTTTCAAAGCTTGGTGAACCTGTTGCTGTTAGTACAGATAAAGTTTCTGATTTAACAAACTTAAAATCTGCAATGATTGAGTTTGCAAACAGCACTTTAGATGGAGAGGTTAAGATTAATGGTTTCAACAAAGAAGGAAACCAGATGTATGTTACTCTCAATAATGGCACTGGCGCAGTTAAGAATATTACTGTTGCACTTGATGGCGCAACTGATAAACTTATGGCATTTAGCACTGGCACAAGTAAGGCAACGAATGAGTGGGAAGACTTTAAGACACAAGCCGTTCAAGGCGCAAAGAATATAATTGGAATGTATGTTGGATTCCAAGAAGGCGTACAGGCCTTTAGAACTGGTGTTAATTATGTAAAAGAAATTGACTTGGCTATGACTGAGTTAAAGAAAGTTACTGATGAGACTGACGCCAGTTATAAGCAGTTCTTAGATGATGCTGGTAGTACTTCTGCGATTATTGGCAGTACTATTAGAGATTTTACTGAGGCAAGTGCAACTTTTGCTAGACTTGGCTATTCTCTTGAGGAAAGCTCAAGCATGGCAGAGACTGCAATTATTTATAAAAATGTCGCAGATGGATTGGATACTGTTGAGGAGTCTTCTGAGAGTATCATTTCTACCATGATGGCTTTTGGTATTGAAGCTAATGATACCATGAGTATTATTGACAGATTTAACGCTGTTGGCAATAATTTTGCTATTACTTCAGCTGGTATTGGCGATGCATTGCAAAGATCTGCATCGGCATTGTTTGCTGCTGGTAATACACTAGATGAATCTGTAGCTTTAGTTACAGCCGCCAACTCAGTTATTCAAAATCCAGAACAAGTTGGTACAGCATTAAAAACATTAGCACTAAGATTAAGAGGTGCCAAAACAGAACTAGAAGAAGCAGGCGAAGACGTTGATGGAATGGCCGAAAGCACTTCACAATTACAAGCAAAACTAAAAGCATTGACGCATGGTAAAGTTGATATCATGCTTGATCCAGATACATTTAAGAGCACTACCCAGATTTTACGTGAAATGTCTGCAGCATGGGAGGATATGACTGACATTGAACGTGCAGCTGCTCTAGAGCTTATGGGCGGTAAGCGTCAGGCCAATATTCTATCTTCTGTTATAACAAACTTCGAAACAGTCGAAGATGTAATTACCACCTCCATGAACAGTGCAGGCTCCGCCATGGCCGAAAACGAGAAATGGCTTGACTCAATTGAAGGTAAAACATATCAATTTACAAATGCTCTACAAACAATGTGGAGTAATATGCTCGATTCTGAGGTCATCAAAGGCTTCTTAGACTTTGGAACAGATGCAGTTCAGTTCCTTGATACAGGTGCAGGAAAAGTAATTGCTTTTGTAGCTGCTTTAAAACTAGCAGCTAAATTCAAAGGCTTTAGTATTAAAGGTGTGGTTCAAGGGCTAGGAGACACAATAAATAAAATTACAACGGCACAACAAACTTTGCAAACACTAGGAAAGACTACGCCCATTGGACAGGGATTTGATTTAACAAATGTTAACGCATACGCTCAGGCGGTTGCAAACTTAACCGCAAAACAGCAAGCAAACCTATTAGCATCTCATGGTCTAAATCAAGAGCAAATTAGATATGCATTGACATTAAATCAAGTTGACGATGCAGCTATGAGAGAAGCTATGGCCCATGTTCATGCAGCATCTGCAAAGCAGCAAGAAAATGCTGTTACAGCACAATCTATACAGCAAAAGGCAAAAGAGTTGGCAATGTCTTTGAGAACTCAAGCTGCTACGGCAGATGAGACTCGTCAAAAAGAATTAAATGTTGTGGCAGATATTCTTGAGAATGCTACATCCGAAGAAGCAATTAAAAACAACTTACAAGAAGTAGTCACGTCTGGAAGTGTTTCTGCGGCACTGAAGGCTGAGACCACTAGTACATTGGGATTAGATACTGCAAAGAAAGGTTTATTAGCAACAACGAAAGCATTAATGATAGCCAATCCAGTTGGTTTCTGGCTAACTGTTGGAACAACCATATTAAGTTTAATTCCAATTGTTTCTGGCCTTGTTGATACTTTCACGAAATCTGCTGATGAGATTAAACAAGAAGCAACTGAAATTTCTCAAGCATATTCTGACACAGTTAATGAAATCAATAGTAATTTAGAATCACTAGGTATTACCTTTGATGCGAAATCCATAACAACTCTAGAAAATGAATTTACAACATTATCAGCAGGAGTAGATCGTTATGGCAATAACATATCTCTTACTTCTGATGAATATGAACGTTATAGAGAAATTTGTGAAAAAATTGTTGGTATTAACCCACTAATAGCGTCTGGGTATGATAGTGCAACAGAAGCAATTGGAAATAATGCAAGTGTGCTTTCTCAATTAATAGGTTTACAAAGAGAGCAAGCAAGGCTGGCTGCAGAAGAATATGTCAATGATGAAAATCTTGAAACTCTCACTGATGATTCAGTAAATGATTATAAAGATGCTGCAGCAGATTTAGCATCTACACGCTCAAGTGCTATTGCAGGAATAAGGTCTGCAATAAATGAAAGCTATTCAGAATTTGTTGATAATAAACCAGATTATGTAGACAGTTCCTTAGATACTGCCACTAATCAAGCAAAATGGATATTGGAACAGATAGGATATAGTTCAGAACAAGCTTTAATTCAAGCTCAAAAGTATTTTAATACCGATGGAATGTCTGGAACTTTTGATTCTACAAGCTTTTTTAATCAATATTATCAAGAAATTAAGTCAAATATTGATATGTTTGGCGCAAAATATGCAAATGACATATCTAAAGCTTTCATTGAAGCAGAATCAGAGTTAGCAGCAGCAGAATCAAGAGTTGATAAAGCGAGAAATGGTCTTATTGACACATTACTAGAAGTTCCAGTGTCAAGTAAAAATTATAGTAAACTTACGAGTTCTGGAAAAAATTTCTTAGTTGATTGGATTAAAAGCAGTGAAATATTTAAGGTGGACGGAAATGTTGATGAAGAGCAAACAAAAGCAATGCGTGAAACCATCTTAAACATGATGGATATCATTGTTGATGATGCCAAAAATATAGAATATGGTGGCGAAAAGTTAACTGCACAAGAGCTTCTTGGAAAAGTCTATAATTTAGATCCATCTTCTGTTGACTATGAAGATTATAAAAATCAAATTGATTCTATGCTAACGGCATTTTGGAACACTCTTAGCGACGAACAAAAAAAAGAATATGGATATGAGAATTTAGAGGATTTTAAAATTTCTTTAGGATTTGATTTTGTAGTCGAAGATGACGAAGAGTCAGCAATGATTAAGCGATATGCCGAAATTAAGGGAATAACAGAAGATGAAGCAAGAGAGTATTTTAATTCATTGCCAGCAGTAGTTGTAAAAAGATTATTAAATGTTGATTGGGATACAGTAGATGAAAATAATGTTGACGACACAATTAGCAACGCAAAAGTCAACCAGTCAAATACTATATCTCCTAAAACTTATTCTGTTTTGGTTGAATCTGTAGAATCCTACAATGACATTCTTACTCAAACATCCGAAATAGCCGCAGACAATACTGAGGTTACTCAAGAATATAAAGATTCTTTGGACAATCTCGGTATAAGTCAAGAGGAGATTAACAAGTGTTTCGACGATCAACATCCTCTTATTGTTAAAAATGCAAAGGCCCTTAATCAGCTTGTGAAAGCCGCTAACAAAAATGTTGCAGCAAATGTTAAGATTGCCAAATCTAATGCTCGTCTAGATTATTACCAGCTTGTTAAACAACTAGGCGCAACATTAAATGGAACTACAACATTAGATGATGCCACTAGAGAATATATTGATTCAACTCTTAAGCAAATTGATGTAGTTGAAAAGGCCATATATCAATATCAACTTTTAGAAGACACATTGCTTGGTACTAGCAATGCTTTTGATAAGTTTGCGAAGGCACAAGAAATTGACGAGCTTAATACATATGGTGACAGCTATGTTGAAATGGCTCAAGCTATGTACGACGCATTGTACAAAACTGGTCAGGTTGGAACGGAATCATTTTGGGCATCAGTTGAGGCGCTTGTACCCACTGAGGTTTATCAAGGCTTAACAGAAGATGCTGATAGAATGAAGGCAATTTATGATTATTATAATAAAAATATATTACCTTCATTAAGACTTAAAGATGATGAGCTTACTTTTGATCAAGATAGTGCTGAAAATTTCGTTAAAAAGGGATTGAAAAAAGGTGTTTTTGAAGGAAACACTAAGAATTTTGATTTAGTCGAAGGCATGAATCTTGAAAAAGCGGCTGAGTTAATGGAAATGACAGAGACTCAAGCATATGCATTCTTTGCAGAGCTTGATAAGTATAATGTTGCTGGAAATGAAAACTCTTTCTTGTCTCAGCTTGATGACAGCCTTGAGGGAAGAATTGCAAACATTACTAATGATGTTGAAGATTTGAATAGACAAAAACTTGCTCTTCTTGAAGACGGCGGCTATGAAAAGAATAAAGAAGCCATTGACGAGATTAATGCAAAACTTGTTCAAAGCGAAACTGAATTAAATAAACTTGGTAAAGAAGCTTATACAACATGGCAACAGTATACACAAAATGATGCTGTAATTGCAGCATTGAGTGAAGTGGAAGATAAAACCGCACTGTTAACAGAAGAAGGGGCAAAAAGTCTTGGTCTTGAGTGGGATGAAGTAAAAGGACAAACTGTACAGCAAGCCCTAGACAATTTACTTGCAAAACAGTTAAAACTTGGAGAGCCAACTGTTTTAACTGCCCAACTTGCTATTGATAATATTGACAGTCAAATCGAAGATCTTAAATCTATATTGTCAGACTCAGAATCCTTAGAGATGTATGCAAAATTTAATGACCTATCTGTTAATAAAGCAAAAGAGCAAATTGAAACACAAATTCAAAAGCTTGAAGAAGATATGGTTGTAATTTCTACAACATTTGGAATTGAGCTTAGCGAAGAACAAAAGGCGACTGTGCAAGAAGAGCTTGATGCAGTAGAAACATTTAAAATTAACGATAAAGAGTTCAAGGTTATAGTTAATGGAACGTCTGATACGATAAAATCTTTACAAGATGTTATAGATACTCAGAAGAAAATAAAAGACCAGACTATTACTTTAACTACTTATGATACAACATACAAGCAAACCAAGAAATGGAATCCAAAAACAAAAACATGGGATGAATCTTATGCAAACGGCACAGTTAATATTAACGGTAATGCTTTTGCTAATGGTTCTTTGGGTGCTCCAAAAACTGAGACTGCTCTTGTTGGAGAACTTGGCCCAGAAATGCTTGTTCGCAATGGTCGTTGGACAACTGTTGGAGATAATGGTGCAGAATTTACTCAAGTCAAAAAGGGCGACATAATTTTCAACCATAAGCAAACGGAGCAATTACTAAAAAATGGCCATGTAACAGGCCGTGGAAAAGCATATGTTTCTGGTACTGCTTACTCTGGCTTGTGGAACCCGGTTAGTCCAAATACTCAACAAAGTAATAAGCCAGGTCGTGATTTTTCAGCTAAAGGTGATGCGCTATATGGTGCAGCAGACTCTCTTTCAGCAGCAGCTGATGCTATTTCTAAATCTTCAAAAGATGCTTCAGACGAATTCCGTGAAGTATTCGATTGGATTGAAGTTCGCTTAGAAGAAATAAACGACGACTTGAATTTGAAAAATGCTCAACTAGAAAATAAAGTTGGTTATAAAGCACAAAATAAGACTGTTGATCAAATTATTGATATTAGTCAGGATCTATATGACAACTTAATTGCAGGTGCGGACAAATACTATGAGTTTGCAAATAAGTTGCTTGCAAAAGTACCAGTAGAATATCGCAAAGCAGCGCAAGATGGTTCTATTGCTATTGAGGCATTTGTAGGAGAGGTGGACGAGAAAACTCTTGAGGCTATCCAAGAGTATCGTGAATGGGTGCAAAAAGGTGACGATCTTACAGTCCAAGCAGAAGAAACTCTTACTGAGATTTCTAATCTAGCCAAGCAAGCAATTGACAATATCTCACAGGACTTTGAGAATAAAACTTCTTTAAATGATGCTCAAATTTCCCAGCTAGAGGCTTATAACGCATTACTAGAAACAGACAAAGGTTTTGAATCTGAGAAAATTTATCAGGCAATAATTAATGCAAACAATAAGAATATCAGCGATCTAAAAGCGAAACGTGATGCAATGCAATCAGAACTGAATGCGAGTGTTGAATCTGGTGAAATAAAGAAATATTCTCAAGATTGGTATGATGCAGTTAATGCGATTGCTGAAGTTGATACTCAGATTATTGAGCGGAAAACAGACACTGAAGATTATCAAGATTCAATTAATGAGCTTCATTGGGATAAGTTTGATACATTAATGAGTCAATACGAAATGACGGCTGATGAAATAGATAACCTCATTGACATTATTGGCTCTAAAGATTTGGTCAACAAAGATACTGCCGAATGGACAGACGAGGGAATAACCTCTCTTGGCTTGTACGCTCAGAAAATGGAAGTTGCAGAGATTCAAGCGAAAAAGTACGAAGAAGAAATTGAATATCTAAACAAGAACTGGAAGAAGCTTGGTTATACTGAAACGGAGTATGTTGAAAAGCTTGATGAGCTTAAGGACGGCCAATATGATGCAATTAAGCTATATAATGACACCAAGGATGCCATTGTTGATCTTAATAAAGAGCGAGTAGATGCAATTAAAGAAGGCATTGAAAAAGAAATTGAAGCATATGAAGAGCTAATCAATAAGAAAAAAGAAGAGCTAGATGCTGAAAAAGATCTACATGATTTCCAAAAAGGAGTCGCAGACCAACAAAAAGAAATTGCAGATATTGAAAGAAAATTAGCAGCCCTTTCTGCTGACAATTCTGCATCAGCAAGAGCTAAGCGTGCACAGCTTGAAGCAGAACTCGCAAAGGCTCAAGCAGAATTACAAGAAACTTACTATGATCGTTCTATTAGTGATCAACAGGATGCACTAGACAAAGAGTTAGAAAACTTCCAAGAAGCAAAAGATAAAGAAATGGAAGGCTGGGATGAGTACTTAGAAAACACCAATAAAGTCGTAGCCGACAGTCTAGCAACGGTACAAACAAATACAGAAAAAGTTTATGGCACTCTTCTAACAATGGGAGAAGAATATAGTTTATCAATAACTGAATCTCTAACATCTCCATGGCAAGATGGTGAAAATGCAATTCAATCTTTCTCTGAAAAGTTTGGACTCTCTATGAGTGCCACTGTTGACGAGCTAACAAAACTTGAGCAAGAGTTTAAAGAGACTATGCTTGAGATTGAACAAGCTGGTGTTAATTCCGCCAATTCAGTAAAAGAAAATATGCAAAAATACACCGAAGCTAAAAACCCAGAAAAAGATAATGGTGGAAACTCTGGAGGTGGCAATGGCGGAGGCAGTAATTCTGGTGGAAGCTCTTCTGCGGCAGGTCTAGTTTCTAGTTTGTCTGGTAATATTCAATATGGACAAAATGGTTCCAATGTCAAGAAGTTACAACAGGCATTAAATGAATTAGGATACGGCAATTCAGGCACTTCAAGTGTGGATGGAATTTTTGGTGCAAAAACCCTAGAAGCAGTTAAAAGGTTCCAAAAAGACATGGGAATTAAGTCTGATGGCGTTGTTGGCCCAGACACCAAAAAGAAATTCAAATTAAAAGGATATGCAAAAGGCGCTAAGAGCGTAAATAAAGATCAGTGGTCAATTATTGAAGAGCTTGGTGAAGAGCTTCGACTTATTCCTGATGGCAATGGTCGTTTGGCATATATGAAGAAGGGTACTGGTGTCGTTCCTGCAGATTTAACAGCAAATCTAATGGAGTGGGGTAAGCTTGACCCAACTAATATGTTGGAGCAAAATAAACCACAAATTGGAGTAAGCCCAAGTGTTGTTAATAACACTACTGAAATTCATATTGATGCATCTGTTGGCGAATTGTTGCATGTTGAGCACCTAGAAGGCAATAATCCTGCAGAAATTAGCAAGATTGTTGATAAGGCATGGGATAAGCGCATGAAAGAACTTAATGGATATATCCGTAGATACACCAATAGATAAACTTATAATAGAGAGGGTCGAAAGATCCTCTCTAATTGTATTTAAAATTAATATAGAAAGGATGTGAGACCATGGCATCATATCATACAAGTTTTAATTATTTAGGAGAAAATTCTGCAAAGTTAGGATACATAATTGCAGCATTTGAACCCGACAATGGTTTTAAGGATACTTTTTTAGGCATGGATCAAATATCCGAAGACTATTATGATGGAACGAAAAAGTTTTTATATGGTACTAGATACAACTCTTCAGCCACAATTAATGTAGCACTGGTTAAAATGGATGGCACTGATTGGTCAATTAATGACAATAGAAAGGCTCTTAAGTGGTTGACTGGCGCACGTACAGCATCATGGTTAGATTTATGTCAAGGCGACAAGGTAAAATACAGTTTTCTAGGAACGGTAACTTCACCGCAGCAATATAAACTTGATGGTCGTGTAGTTGGTATATCTTTTGAATTTGCAAGTATTACCCCATGGGCATATTCAGAAGAACAAGTTTTTGACCGATCAATTAATCAAGCGCTATTGATTGATGATGACGGAGTGCTAATCAAAGATCCAGTAAATGAAATGTGTGTTAGCGAAGATGGCGTTTTATGTAATGGTGCATCTCCTGGTCCAGGAGCTTGTTTTTGCGTTACAGACGATGGTGTTTTATATGTTAAAGATTTAATTGTTGCACGAATAGATAATGAAACAGACGATCTGTATAGTTATATTTATTTAGATATTGAGTATTTAAATGATACGTGCGAATACCTTGAAATAAGAAATGAAACATTAAACGAGACAACTAGAGTTTATGGTTTAGAAAATAAAGACATAATTTATATTACCAATAAGCAATTTATTACAGCATACACAAAGGATCAAATTACAGGCGCACTTGTAAATCAAAATAGAATATTCGGTGATAACTTCAATTTTGTTTGGCCAAGATTGGCTCCTGGCGTTAATAATTTTGTTATTGAGGGAAATGGAAATGGCACAGTAAAGTTTGCTTATAGATACCCAATGAAAGTGGGCGATTGTGCAATGGATATTAGTACATATGGAAATGATGCTATTTGTGATTGTTATGAAAATATTCCATCTTACGATACAGTTAGATGGCAAGACATTACAGATACGCCAACGTCTATTGCTGGCTATGGAATTACAGACGCTTATACAGAAGAAGAGATTGATAAGAAATTGAAAAATATTAATATAAGTGGAGGTTCTGGTACTGGCGGATCTGTTGTTATTGACGAAGAAGAATTAAACGAGATGCTTGAAGACATCTTGTCTTAATTAAATATATAAAAAATGAATGGAGGTGGCGTGGTGAGACTACCCTTTGATATTCTTTCTCAGAATTATGTTCGTCCAAAACTATTTCTTTGCGAAACCGATAAGAAACGTATCTGTGAACTAGAAACAACTAATTTAAGTGGCTCTTTTAAATTTAATGCGTATAGCGAACTAAATTTTACTGTTGGTAGAACGCATACAAATATGACAACCGGCAAAACACAGATAAATCCATTTTATAATCATATAGAAGCGTTGCGATTAGTTTACCTAGAGGGCTTTGGTTACTTTGAAATTCAAGACCCAGAAATTGTTTCGGACGGAATTAAGGAAGTAAAAAACGTCACTGCGTACGGGCTAGAATATAGATTGTCTCAAAAATATTTAGAAGACTTTAATATTAATACTGGTGAGGCAGATTCGCTAGAGGTTATTGAGGCTGCGGGAAGTAGGGTAATTCCAATTACGCTTGTCAACTCAATTAACAAAAATTTAAGTTTGACAGATTTGGCACTAGAAAAAGTGTACGACTGGACATGGGGCAATATTGACGACTCTCTTAGAACAATGAGTCGTCAATTTGAAATTTCAAGAGCGTCGGTTTATGATTTTATCGTTAAAGACATTTGTGAAAAATTCAACTGCTATGCTGTATTTGATACAATTGATAATAAAATTAATTTATACGCAGAGGCATTGGTTACTAAATATATAGGAGATGGAGAAAATAATATTTTTATAGTATCTCCTGCATATGAAGATGTTGACACAGTAACTATTGATGGCTACAAAACAACTCAATACTCATATTACACAGAAACTGATAAAGATACTGATAAAAAAATTGGATATGTTACTTTTCATATACCACCAAAAAACGGAGCGAGAATTGAGATTACAGATGGATCTCAAAAAAAATGGCAAACTGACGTATATGTAACGTTTGACAATCTAGCTCAAGAAGTTAATGTTAGTTATAGTGCTGAAGATATTAAGACAGTTTTGACTATAAAAGGACAGGATGATTTAGATATTCGTGAAGTCAATATGGGCATTCCATATATTGTTGACCTTTCATATTATTATACTGTTGATTGGATGGGACAAGATTTATATGATGCTTATACAAAATACTTGCAAACAAGTAGCGTATCACAATCAAAATACATAGAAAATGCAAAAAAGATGTTGGAAATAACTGGACGTATTACATATGAAACGCAAAGACTATCTTTGCAATACTCAATAGCTGATAATGTAACTAGCACTACTGTTGGTACTTATTATGTCAGAGGTGGTACGTCACCTGATTATTATTATAGAGAAGTTAAATTGCCAGATGAATATAATGCAAATATCGAGCATTATTATATGTTATCTGGCAGTGATTTAGATGAAGAAAAATTTTCCAAATTATATGCTGCGATACAAACATATTTTGCTTCTGAGGATGATAAAGATATATCAGAAATTGAAAAACTTAAAGACAGCTTTGTTTTTGTAGAAACATATACGATAGAGAATTTAATAGGTGATCTATCTAACGCAACAGATTTAGCTCAAAAAGATGCGGCGATTTTAAGTTTCTTTAATGAAATGTGGGATCAACTTGGACGTACTCCACTAGAATCATTATACCTGCAACCATATAAAAAAATAGAAACTACAAATACTGAGGCAGGATGGAGCGACATTGCTAATATGAACTACTGGAGCTATTATCCTGTTACATTAGTTATTAAATCTCTTGAGGATGAAATTGAAAATCGCAAAGGTATTATTGAAAGTTTCCAGAAGCAGTATGGCGAATTACAATCAGAAAATAATGAAATTTCAAAAAATACATCAATATATAATAATTTTACTCACGAGCAGCTAGTAAGATTAAGCCCATTCTTGCGTGAAGACGAATATACAGATGACAACTTTGTAGAAACAGATTCTGATACGATTGATATTCTTATGCAGACTAAACAAGAATTATTAGAATGTGGTAAGATTGAATTGGCGAAATTATGCGAACCAAAGCTTTCATTCTCTATGGATATGGCTAATATTTACGCCCTTAAAGAATTTGAACCAATTATACATCAATTCCAATTAGGTAATTTAATTAATGTTGCTATTAGAGATGACTACATCAAGAAAGCAAGACTACTTGCGGTTGATATTAACTTTGATGATTTTTCTGATTTTTCATGCGAATTTGGTGAATTAACTAGCTTAAAAACCCAGTCTAGTATTCATGCTGATTTATTGGCGAATGCAATAAGTGCAGGTAACTCAGTTGCATCCAGTCAATCATACTGGGAAAAGGGAGCAGATCTTGCGACATCTACTGATTTAAAAATTCAAAATGGATTATTGGGCGCAATTGACGGTATTTACAATGATGATAAGAGTGTATTAATAGACAACCATGGCATTTTATTAAGGAAGCTTGAAGACAATGGTGAATATTCACCATATCAGATTTGGCTAACAAACAACAATATTTTAGTGAGTACTGACTCATTTGATAGCGCACAAACTGGTATTGGTGTATTTGAAGTTGATGGCAGGGAATTATATGGCGTGCTTGCAAAGGCAGTTCTTGCTGGATATATTGAGTCAAGTGATATAGTTGGCGGAACAATAAATATCAACGATACTTTTATGGTTGATCAGTTTGGTAATGTTACGATGAAGGCGAGTTCTATTGATGGATATGTTACATCGGAAGAGTTGTCTTCTGTGGAGAATGGCTTATCGTCTAGAATTACTGTAACAGAAAATGGAATATCAACTAAAGTATCAAAAGATTCTATCATATCTACAATTAACCAAAGCGCAGAAAGTGTTGCAATTGATGCCAATAAAATTTCTTTGGCTGGAAAAACAATTGATTTAACAAGTGATAATATTACTATTGATTCTACATATTTTAGTGTAACAAAAGATGGTAGAATTACTGCTACGAGTGGCGAAATTGCAGGATGGACTATTTATGATAGCGTATTAAGAAAAGAAACTGTTGTAAATGATGTTACGTATCAAATGTATATGCAGGCGTCTGATGGCATTAGTACTACAAACGCTTTTGCTGTGAGAAAGAAAAACCCTGATGCTTCTTCGTGGGATGTGCAATTTGCAGTTAATTATGCAGGCAAAATGACCGCTAAAAATGCAGACATCACAGGAACAATTACAGCAAAAGATGGCTCTATAGCTGGATATAATATTGGTCCAGGTGGCAGTTACGACAATGCAATTTATAAGCGTGTTGCGGGTGATGGTAGCGGCGTAGATTATGAAGTTGGTCTAAAGGCAACAAGCGGAGACACAGATCTAGCATTTTATGTAAAGCAGTCTGCGGATGATTGGGCCAGCAATTCTAATGTATTCTACGTTAGAAATAATGGTCAACTATATGCGCAAAAAGCAGACATTACAGGTAAAATAAATGCTTCTAGTGGTAAAATAGGAAGCTGGAATGTCGGCGACATGGACAATTATACGGATAGTATATACTCAACTTACTGCGCTGCTTCAGCACCTTCGAGCAGCAATCCAGAATATGCAGTATTTATGAGGGGTAAGGGCAGTTCGGAAAAAACTATAGCTATAGGTGTGAAGAAGAGAACATCGTCTAGCACTTCTTGGGGAGATGCAGATGAAACTTTTTATGTTAGAAAAGATGGCTATGTAAGCATGACTAGTGGTGCCATTAACGGCAACTTAGAGATTGGCGGCTCGTTAACCCACACCAGAGGGAGTTACACCGTAACAATGAGAGGTGTTCAATCAGACGCCGGCAAGGGTGTTTTTTATATCACTGATAATAGTTCAGGCTCAGCTGAGTATCCAGTTAGAATTAATGGCGATGGATCAGCAAAGTTCACTAACGTAACAATTACAGGCAGTAGTACAATAGCTTCTGCTTGTATTCCCAATTTAAATGCCGACAAAATAACTGCAGGAACACTTGACGTTGGTAGAATACCTAATATATCTGCAGACAAGATAACTAGTGGTACAATATCTGCATCACGACTCAGCTCTTCTGTTATTACTACAGGAAACTTTTCTTCAAAATCATTAACTACTGGTAGTCTTACTGTAACAGGAGGAGGAAAAATAGGATCGTGGTCTGTAACTAGTTCTGGATCTCTTACCGCTGTGAGTGGAGATGTCGGTGTTGGACTATCTGCATATGGACTATCTGCTGGAAGCGGTGGTTCTACACCGTGGGTAAATGTTCTTAAAGCTGGTCAAAACGCATCTGACCAAAGATTGAAAAAAAACATATTAGAATTTGATAATAAGTTTGATAACATATTTGATAGTTTAAGGCCAGTTCATTTTGAATACTCTAAAGATTATTTAGGCCAAGGAATACACTTCGGATATGTTGCACAGGACGTTATTAAATCTTTTGAAGATAATGGTGAAAAAGCAGAAGATTATGCTTTTATTTATGAAAGTGCCATGGAAGAGGATTCAGTTGAAAAATATTATCAATTCAATCAAACAGAATTTATGGCACTTAATACGTGGCAAATTCAAAAACTTAAATCAAGAGTGGAAGAGTTAGAAAATAAGCTGGAAGCATTAGAAAGGAACGATACAAAATGAATGAAACATTAACAAAACCAATGTCTGTAATTAGACAAGAATTCACTGAACAGCTAGTTGGAGATATTAACAATTGCAAACTACCATTATTCGTAATTGAATATATTTTAGAAGATATTTTGGGAACAGTAAAAACTGCAGCAAAGCAGCAATGTGAAATGGAAAAAATTCAATACGAAGAGTTGTTAAAGAGAAATCAAGAAAATTCAAAGAAAGAATAATTTTTTAGGGAAGTACTTAATTGTACTTCCCTATTTTTTTACGCCATCCAAATGCTGCTTTATTATATGTGTTATCCAAGAATTAATGGTGCGATTGTCCTCTACCGCAGCCTTATCTATTTGAAATTTTAGCTCTGGAGATACCCGAATTGTGATCACTTTCCGTTCATCTTTCACCATATTCACCTCTCCCATATATAATATCATAAATTAAAAATGATAGCAAGATTTGATCAATTGATAGCAGCAAAGAAACATTGTCGATAGGGGAGTATATTGTAATTCAAATGTGTATATAATATAAATACCATTTTCATTAATCATGTTCTACTTCCACATAATTTAAGGGACTACCATTACGGTAGTCCCTTATTTTTTTATTTTTCTTCAGGATATGTTTTTTCATAAAGTTCAACCGCCTCACTAAATGACATACGGTTTTTTATCACAACATCTTCAACTGCTTTAAACTTTGGGTCATCTACTAAATGATTGTTTGCATTAAATTCATCAAGTAATTTGAATAATTCATTTCTCACCTTTGTATACTCTGCTTTCTTTCTTGCTTCGTTGGACATAACATCATCTCCTTATATTATTTTATATGCTTAATCCATTTACATATTTTTAATAACCCCATAAATGTTACATTGAAGACACATCGATATCCCTGAATGTACCCTTCAGTGTACAAATTAAATAACATATATGCGTCATCTTTTGTGCCAACCACATAGTTTTTATCACGTGCTCTTGGTGTGCGTACTATAATGCCTGCGCTCTCAAGTTTATTTATGATTGGCATGAATACACTGTAGTATCCTTCCTTGTAGCCTTTTGCGGCAACTTTCTTGTGCAAGTCTCCAAAATGAAACTCTTGCATTTCAAATATTGTATCTATTATTGCTTTCTTGTATATATCTATTGAACCTAGACTAATATCTATGTGACCACTCATTACTTCATTTAAATTGCCATTCATATAAATGTCTATGCCGCCATTATAATTGACAACAATTTTTTCTACAAGCAGTTTTAATTGTTTTACTGTTAAGTTGTCACTTGTAATAATTTCATCAAATAGTAACAACGCCTTGTTTAAACCACTTCTAACCTCTTTGCTAGATTGAGAAACACTTTGTTGCTCATCAATTTGGATTCTCAAAGATTGAATATAATTTGATTTGTCGTTAATAGCTTGTTGATAAGTCTCTTCAAGTATATCTTTCATTGTAGGATTTTTGATAATATCTTTGACCTTTTGTTCCATGAGCACTTTTAGTTCATTTGTTGTTTTATCTAGTTCTTTTTGTAATGCATCTATTGAATTAATAGCATTTACATCACATACTTGTTTTAACTCCTTTTGAATAATGTTGTCTAGGTTTTCAATTGCGCCCTTTAAACTGTGCCTACACTGTCTTAGGTACACTTTAACAAACTCAATCAATTCATCTTCGTATACTCTATTATGATTGCAATAATTTGCACCATATGAATTATATGTTGAGCACACGTAATATCTTCTTTTATTAACTCCGCTTCTTGGAGTTAATGGTCTACCGCAGTCGCCGCAGAATATTAACCCAGTGAAGATATTAACATGCTTTCTTACGCCCTTGTGATGCTTTGTAGCCCTTTCTTCTTTAACTTTTTGTGCCAAATAAAATGTTTCTTTATCTATGATTGCTTCATGGTGATCTGGAAATATAAGATTTTCACTTTTGTCCCTTTTTACATTTTTCCCATGTATGCCTAACACTTGCATTTTTCGTTGTACTAATGTTCCTATGTAAAACTCATTACTGATAATTCGTTTTATGTGGGTGGAAGACCACAGTGCTGATGTTGTTCTTTTGCTAGGCTCTAGACCATTTTCCTCTCTAATTCTTGCCAATGCTTGAGTTGGAGTTGGTATTCCTTCGTCATTTAGCATTTTTGCAATGTTCATTCCTCCGTATCCATTAACATATAAGTCAAATATTTTTTTAACATATATGCTTGTTATTGGGTCTATTTCGAAGGTGTGCTTTTTACCATATATTCTTTTATAACCATATGGCACGTTGCTACTAACCCACTTGCCTTCTTTTTGTTTTGAATGTATAA